AAGTATCCTCTTTTTACAAAGCTGACAGGGGAATTTTATATGATCTGTCTGCGCAATGGGGACGGCAGGGAAATAATTGCAAAATTAAATGAGCTTATAAAATTATATAATGGAGCAGATAAAGAAAAAAAAAGAAAAGCCCAGGAAATATTAGAAAGCTGTGCAGTAAATTTTCCACACTTGGTACATATTGAACACATGAAGGATACTGCCTGTGCCGGACGCCTGATATTTACCTGTGGTGCAGTCAGATGGCACGAATGCCCGTTGAATGTCGTATGGCTAAACTATTTGTCAGGGCAACAAAAAGAGTTCATCACTGCAATGAAAAATATATCGGACAAGCGTAACCAGATCTGCTTGATAAATTGGCGACAGCAAATGTATATACTCAAAACTTTTTGTGAGAAAAATAATTTTGACGCCCAAACAGAGATTATGGGGTTTCTTGATTCTCCATTAATAAAATCAACTTGCAAAAACAAACCGAAAGAATTGGACGCTATAAAAAAATACATGCTTTCCATTTTTGAAAAACAAAAAGTCTGCAAATAACTTTTGTATTTTTGATATTGTTGTAAAATACAAGCTGTAGCTCCTTGAACAATAAAACATAAAAACATGGCATGCTGTTTGAAAAGTTTATAGCTTTAATCTACATTAGTTTATCCACCAGGAGAGGAAGAATATATCTAATCAATGTCATGTAGACCAACATGAGAAAGATTGTTTTGCAAAATTCTATAAAATTGAAATAATAACAACGAAGAGGTTTGAAATGAAAAAGTTCAATAAAACACTATTTTGGGGAGTATGCGCAATCGGTATTTTAATGCTTACTGGTTGTGGGGACAAACAAAAAGACTTACAGCAAGCTGTTGACAATAAAGATGTCGCAAAAATAAAAGAATTAATCAAAAACGGCGCTGATGTAAATTATAAGGGCAAAAGCGGCAACAGTAGTACACTGTTACATATTGCTCTGCAAAAAGATTTAAAAACTTTAAAAGCATTGGTTGATGCCGGAATTAAAGTTGACCAATCTGACAAATGGCAGCGAGGTTTTATGGCTAGATGCATCTCTGGCAGTAATGAAAAACGTAACATTGAAAAAATCAAGTTGTTGAAGTTAGCCGGAGCAGGAATCAATGACCAAGGTGGAATGGATGATAAAACTGTCTTGATGCAAGCCGCATCTGTTGGACATCTCAAGACAGTTATGTTTTTGTTAGCCAACGGCGCTGACCCTAACTTAAAAAACAACAAAGGCAAGACTGCCTATGACCTTGCTTTTAAAAAACATTCAAAAGATAAAGTACAGAAAGTATTGGTTTACTTTGAATCCAAAGGAATCATTTCTCCTGATAAAGCCACCATGGAACTGCGCAAAAAGGATTTAGAGAAAATTGCAGCGAAAAGGCGTATTGCGGAAGCAAAACGAAAAGCGCCAAGATCAATAATCGCCTATAAATTTATCAAATATGATCCTGTAAAAAAAGCAGCTTTAATTGAAGTTGAGAATAAAACCAACAAAACAATAATGACTTATAGCGGGGTAATCTTTATTAGGCGTTCCGGAAAGATCATCTATTGCTGCGGAGCTACTGATGCCCAGCCTAATGCTATAGCATTTAAACCACATGACAAAAAACAGTGGTATCTGTCTAGTTCTGCTATGGGCTTTTCTAAAAATGCCAATGTCGATTTTAGTAAAGAAGGAAATCAGCTGGTATATGAATTTGTAATGAACAAAGTTGCCTTTAAAGACGGAACCAAAAAGGTTTTTAAATAATATTCATAATACGTTGATAGTATAAGCAGAAAAAAACATACCAATGGAACCGATAAATATCCAGCTGTTTTCATCGCATACGGATTAAGGGGGGGTATAGAAAATAAAGTATCCAGTTTGAAAAGTTTATAACTCCAATCTACATTAAACTGTCCATTTGAAGGGGCAGGAATTTAATGGAAACTGAAGCGTCGCAAGAACAAATTGAAGCTTGGCTGGCAACAGCTCAACTTGATTCGATAAGCAAAAAAATTGCTTGGAAGATATTTTTTAGAACTTATTTTAAGTTTCTTTTTCTTATGTTTGCCGCTTTGCTGCCAATTATAATTGTTGTTCTTACTGGTTCATTCTGGTTTTTGTTGCTGATTTTGCCTTTGCTGTTGCTTGGGAATAAGTATGGTCATTTAAAAGTTACATTTACTCCCAGCCCAAAATGTCCAATCTGTCAACACGCATTAGTGATACAGGAACGCAACGAAGATGAAACATGGAATTATTATTTGAAATGTGATGAATGTTCCAAGGAGCCCTGGCATACTCGATTCCTCTAAATTACAGTATAGACTAAAAAATAATTTATCGGGAAAAAGAATTAATGAAAAAGCTTCAAGTACCAATTCTTATCTTAGGAGTGTCGTGCCTCGCAGGGATGATATGGGCTGGTACTCAGGCGAATAGTTTTGATGATATCAGGCAAGAACACTATATACGCCTATTGGGTACTTTGGGGCTTTTCTCCCTTGCCCTGTTTTTAATTGCTTATTTATACGTAAAAATTAAAAACAAACGCCAAATGTATATAGTGATTTCAGTTATTGCATTCATGTCTTTTATATTAATATTTCCATTCGCAATAACTCCAGATAGAATCCCTTTTAGATATACATATGAAAGTTCTGACGGAGGATTTTCCATGTATGAACATAAAGGCGGCAAAACCGCAATGGATATGCCTATAGGATTTTCAGATATTAAAAGAAAATTTGCCGAATATGTGAAGAAGACTGGGAAAAAAGATGTTGTTTTATGCCGAACATTCAAAAAAGATGACAGGATTCGCTGGCATCATTTTTATGCATGGCTGAGCTACAACACACAAGAACGTTGGCAATGTCCATATAAAGCACCAGAAGACTTAAAAGCAGAGGAATCGGAGTAAATGGGAAAAGATACAGTAAACAAGCTTCTCTACGCTGGATCAGCAGTAGTTGCTCTTATATCGGCAATATTTTTATCATTACTGTTTTTGGGCAAAAGTAGTTATTCACTTAGTATTCCTCCGATATGCCTAGTTCTATTGTTTAGCCCATTAGGAAAAAAGTTACACTATATACGTGTATTTACTGTTGCAACTCTTTCGATTATAGCGTCAATGTTAGTCGGGCTTGCAATTCCATTGAATATAGGAAGATATTTCGATAACCGAGGAGCTCTCGACCCCGACTGGCTTCACCCATTTTACATATTTTGTTTAGTTGCAAGTATAATTTTGGGGCTAGTTCTAGCATATATAATTTTCAAAAAGTATTACAAGAAACAGCAAAATGAAGAAAAAATTTGATGAAAAGGAAATATCCTAATGGAACCCAAAATAATTTTAATATCGGCGATTGCGGCAAGCACAAATATCATACCAGGTATTCTTCTGGTTATTTATCATGGAGCCATTGAAAGGTTCTTCGGAAGACTTGACGAAATCCCCGTTATTTCCAGCTTTGGCTATAAAGGTAAATTTTTCGGAATGACCCGCCAAACATTTATAAAATACCTTGGAATCTGGTTTATTGCCTGGGGTGTGATATTCGGCTTTATTTTCGGGGGAATCCTCAGCAGTTCAAGAGGTAATACAGAAATACAAACATCACAGCAAAATCAGTAAAGATTTTTTAGAATCGTATAAAATAAAAAAGAGAATGCGTCTCAATGAAAAGGCAAGACAAAATAAAGAACATTATTGGCATAGCAATTCTTTTGGCTTTGATATTACCCGATGTGTTTGTCAGAATAATGCCTTCTAAAGCAAGGCGTAGCCTGCCGGATACAGCTACAGAAATCCGAGAAGAATTTGAAGGTCTTATCTGCTGCGACCATCTACGTCTGCTGAAAGCCAGGATGCCACAAGAAGGCTTTCGTGAGTTTATTAAGAACTATGGCTTAAAAGTAAAATATGATCCCACAACGCATGATAATAAAATTACAACAATTCTGAATGTCAAATATAGCGGCTCGCCAGATTGGTGGAATGGAGCAAATGAAAAACTTGATGATTGTTATTTTGTCTATGAGCCATACAGAGGCTATTGCTTACGGCAAAATATCAAAACGGCTGTCTATATTTTTCTGAAGCCAAATGGTAAATGCTTTTATGAAAGTTAGAAAATATCATAAATTTGGAAATCGTTATATGTTCCAGAATTTAATTTTATTTATTCCTGGAGTATATATTTTCTGGCAGTTATGGAAACTTGCAGAAGCTAGATATCCCGCAGTTATTTTTTATGGAGCTCTTTTCTTGTTTCTGGTTGTTGGATGGATAATTTGGGACAAAATAAGATTTAAAAGTTTTCATTGTCCTCAATGTGGCACAAAGATAGCCGAACCAACCATAAAGCACAGAAAAGAAGATGACCCAATAAATTACTATTGTCCGACTTGTGATATTGAATGGGAAACTGGATTACATGAATCTCCTGGGGATTGAGGGAAAATATGAATTACATGATTTTAAAGAAATTTGGTCCACACAATAAGACTTGTGATGAAGCGTCCAAAGGAGAAATATGTAAAAACTGGGAGGACTTTGCCAAGTGGTCAGGGATTGAACACTGCAAAGAATATTATTCTCTTGACGGGCTTACAAGGACAAGAATGTTTAATCCTGAAACCGAGGAAGATTGGCAAAATTGCATTAATGATGACTTCAAAATAGACATAATAACAAACCTTGAATACGCCCTGAAAGTTATTCACAAATATCCTGCTTCTGAGATTGTCGGAGTTATTGAAGAACCCGTCTCAAAGTTTTTTGATGCGCCTGCCGGTCATATTCTTGTTGGATATGATATTCTTGACGGCTATAATGATGTGTCGCTGTTGACTAACTGGAGAAGCAACGATTGCATGGCGAAAATCAAATTAAATGACTTGGCTTTACTTGATAGTCTGGAAGAGGCATATACGTTGGCAGAAAGATTACGTAAAGATTTTGCAACAGACCCTCATGCTTGTAACTGTCAAGTGTGGGCTGTATATAAAGTACTCCAAATGTAAGGAATCAAGGCAAAAAGAATGGTCGACCATGTTTTAGCTTATCGAACTCATTCTCTGGTTTGATATGCATTTTTTCGATACTCAAACCAACTCCTCGAACTTTTCTCTGTTTTTTCGTTGCGAATCAATAAGTTTGCAAACCGATAATTTTTGATTCTCGCAGCCTACTGCAATTGCTTTCTCTTCAGTGAATAGAAGGTATTCGAAAAGAAATCATTGTTGTTGTCTATGATTTTTTGAGGACATAAATCAACGAATTGCTGATAATCTTTTCTCTCTCCTATTTGATCAATAATAGCAAGCATCATTTTCGCGACATCAAAATCTATCTCAGGCAATGTCCAGAGCCATTCAAAAAGGCTTTCAAGAATATTTCTGTCAGAAACACCCAACCGCACAAGAACTTCTATATAACCATAGTAAATCGATATAGGGTGCTTTTCCTTTGCTTTTATATTTTGGAGGCAATTATTATAATGTTGGAATCGGCGAGACTTACAAATAGCAATGCCATATAATAGTTTTCCCTTGTCTAACAATAATCGATCAATATGGTCTTCCCTGTATTTGAACCAACCATACTTATTGCATACTTCATAAATATTGCCTAAATCGTGCTCAGATAAATATTTAATATAAGGTGACAAAGCCATCAATTGGTGAAATCTTGTTATTCCTGGATGATTTACTGTTTTCAATCCCCAGGCGCTTCCAAAAGATTCAAAAACCTCTGTTGGGGTTGCATGCTGCGAAACCACATTCTCAACTAAGCTACATAATTTGTCCGTTGCAACATACAAGGCTCCGAGAATATAATCTCCGTTACACTTAAGATGTTCCCAATGCTTTACGAAAAGAGCTTCAGCCTCATAATGAGGAAGTTTAATAATAATTTGTGGCATACAAAAATCAACCTCAAGAAATGATTTCCCCCAGACTTTGGAAACTTTATTTTTGCGAATTTCCAAATATGCATCTATTAAATCAATAAAAATCTTTGGATTGATATCCCTTGCAAATTGCCAATAGTAACTACTTTCTAAATTGTTATTAATGATTTCATGGTACAGCCCCAGTGCAGTAGTGTCACCTTTTTTTATTCTCTGCACAATCAATTGATTGTATAATTTATCTTCACCATTGCTATGCCTTGTCATCATTTCAATATTGTCGTCATTTCCCGTCGTAGCCCAAAGTTGCAATGCTTTGCCTCTAGCCCAAATTTCTGTTTGAGGGTTAGCCCAAACTCTATAAAGCCAATTTTGCGAATTAAGCGATAAAACTATTCCGTTATTTGTTTTATTTTGTTCCCAGTGTTGAGTAAAACGTAGTGCGAAAATCATGTCATGTTTACTACAGAAGTCCAATACGTATTCAAAAGCAATCCAGCAATCTACTCCATGTAGCAAATATGCAGTTGTATTCTCAAAAAACTTATTCCCACTATTTATTGCTAAGCTAATTAAAAATTTGACAATTTTTGCTGTGGGGGGCACTTTAGTTAGGATATTCTTCAAAATTTGAATGTCACAATAATTTCGTGTATTATCTTCATTCTCCTTGTTCCACACCTTAGAAATCAACTCCGAGGTTAATATGTACCCAAGCAATTTTTCGGGGTTATCTCCAGAGCAATATAAACCAGCAAAAAAATAATCATTCAGCAAGGCTGTTTTAGTCTCATCAGTTTCTTGTGCCCAAGCACATCTGACACTTTCTTGCAGGATTGGATTTTGCAGATACCCAGCAAGCCTGAGCATGCCTGAGCGTTGTTCAGATGTAGCGTTTTTAAGTTGTATTTGTAATTCAGAAGCAAATTGACCGTTATATTTTTCAATTGCCTTATTAAAATCTGAATTAAAATTAGCATAACAACGGCCTATATCCATGTGGGCGCAAACATCTATGCCGCCAGTAATATCTCCATTCCTAAAAGACGCAAAAGAAAGAAACCAATCGTTTCCGGGGAAGATACTCAAAATATCTCTAACATGGGAAGAATCTGTTTGCGCCAAGCAAAACGAACATTCGTATATCAAGTTTTTATTTGATGGAGATAAAGCGCTAACGCTAGTAAGCCACTCTTTTATACAATCTACGATGAATATTTGCTCTTTTGTTTTGGCTTCTCCAAATTCTTTTAATGCAAAGAAAAGCGCAAGAGGGTTAAGCAACTTTATTTTCCCTATTACACTTTCAGTAATGCTAGAGTCGCATATTGCATGTCCCATTGCTTCTGCAAAAAAAGGTTCTGCCAAGCAATCATCCGATATATCGCCCGTTTGCATACTTTGGGATATCGCATTAGCCGCAAGCCAATCTCGGACTCGATCATGCCGGAAAACTATTGAAGTATTTCCTGCGCAGTCTTCCATATTGAAGATTTCTCTTTGGTTTCCGATTACCCGCAAAGCATCTATAGTCTCCGGCCTATCAAAATTATGATTTCCAACATCCCTCCAGGATATTGCCAGCTGCCTGTTCTCATACATCATTATCATCATTGCGCTTAGGGCATCCATATAATCAGCAGAAACAAAGCGTGAAGAATTATTTGACAGCAACTCTAGTTTTTGTGTTATCAATTGCCCTATCGCTTGATTGGCGTCAATATCTTTATTGTCGTTAATGTCATGCAGCGCAATGAGCAAAGGGTCATAGCCCAATTTCTTTGCAATTTCATCGGCAGTATAGTCGGTGACGGGGGAGACTGCTTGGCGATATTTGGCTTTTACTGCTTCTCGCCCTTCAAGCCTAGAGAAAACATCAAAGCTATGTGTTAATCTATCTGCAAGTTCCCTTAGTTGCGAGTCCAACCCCAAGATATTCCTTGGTTGAATGGGGCATATTATTAAAATGGGTTGGCTAAATTCGCCATCATTACATGATGCTTGATGCCAGCTTAATAATTTTTCTAGAAGTCGCTGTGGATTTGTTGATTTGTTGACATCTTCAACGATAATCACAAATGGATTCCGTGGTTTTGCAAGACTCAAAGCATCTGATACTGAGCTCTCGTGCAAATGAGGATGAAGATTTTTTAAGGTAAGAGCAATAGCCGCAAATAGAGAATCGCTTTGAGATAATATACTATCCGTTAAAACTATACCATATCCCCCTTTATTTATATGCTCGTTGAGGAATTTATGGCAAACGACGCTTTTTCCATATCCTGACTTTGCTGATAATATCAAAAGCCCTATATGGTTAGAATCTCTGAGGCGCACATCAATTGAACGCGTAATCCAGAATGCAGGAGAGCTGGGAATATGCAATTCTCTCAAGCTCGCTGAGGATAGTTCATTCAATAATTCAGGCGATAATAATTCTTGTGGAATACCCAGGAATTTATAGCGTATGTACTGCCCTGTTGTATCATAATCAAGAAAGTGAGCAATGCTACTAAGTCCCCAAGCGTCAATCTGGATATTGTAATTTTGTGCAAATTCACATATTTTGCTGGCGGTGTCATTTGAAGGCTCTGTGTTGAAAGCGAGTATGAGCCTACATTGTAATTTTGGGTTCTTTTTCTTTTCTTGATTGTATATTTCCGATGTTTTTATAATATCGCCGGGGGCTTTTTTTGATTTGCTAAATAATTTATTATCAAGAGACTTGGAGGCTGTGATCGTACACTGCACTGCAATCATTGTGTTGTTACTGAAGTAAATCCCATCTAATGGAGCTTTTTGGGTTTTGCCTTTTGGCGTTATGCCTGTATGGAACAATGCTCCATATTCCTCGGGATTTTCTTCCCGCAAAACAGCAATAAACAAACGTTCAAACACCCCAGGGTCTGTTATCGCAGCTAAACTTTCGGTTGTTTGTGTATTGCCCCCAACCATTATTGACTCCTTTGGTTTACCGCTCTGCCAACCTGAACATCTTGGAAGTAATGATTGCTGTCAATATAGGAAACAATTTTCCCATTATCATAAATAGCGTGCGCGCAATAGAGGTTGCGGTTGCTGTGATTCATTACATTTGGCAGGATATAACGCTGGTGCAGTGGCATCGTTCCATAGTCAATGGATTCTTCGTTAATCCATACTGGGGCTCCTTCAGGGGTATCGCTTAAAATCTCGCCAGAGTAGCCAAATGCTTTTGCAATGTACATTATGCCGCTTTTGTCTTCATTGTCAACCCAACTAAATGTCCCCCATAAGAACGGCTCTAACAGCATTGCGCCTGTTTCCTCGTGGAACTCCCTTGTTGCCGATTCAAGCACCGATTCGCCGGGTTCAATTTTCCCTCCCGGAGGGATAAGTTTGCCTGCATTCATCCTAGAGCCGGGCGGCTTTTGCAAAACCAATAATTTGCCATCGCAAAAGAGGTATGTCAGCGTGAAAGGCAAAAACCTTGTATTTTCATGATATTTTGATTCCATTACGACTGCACTCCTGGAGCTTGCCTGCCGTAGTATGCCTTCACGGCAACCCCATTTAACCAAGGATGTTCAGTCACGGTTATTGGGTTAGCAGGGCTTTCTATTTGAGCTCGGCTATTCCATAAATTAAATGAAGAAGGAGTAGCGAGCGCGACAACCTCTATAACATTTCTTTGCCCTGACACTAATCCCATTGCAGGAGAAAAAGGATTCGTGATAGTCCACATTGGGCGGACACGGAGGGTTGTCTTGAATACGCCTTGGGCAGATTGGATTCTAGCAATCTCCTTGGAGTTTAAGTAATCATAATCCGTATCGGCAAATGCTTGCTGCACGCCGGCGCTTGCCGTGCCAAACATGTTTTGCGAGTCTGCTGCATCAAGCAATGCCCCTTCGATAAACGCCACTTTGCAGATAAACGAGCCGTCCATTAACGCAAAACAATAAAACAGGGGGGCAGACTCCCTTGCTTCTTGCTGTAAAACGTCTGCTACCGCACGTGTTGCCGTTTCGATATTGATTTCCCTTTTTACAGGGGAACTGTTCAGTTGTATTTCTCCAGATATAGAGCTAGTTTTTTTTACCTCGACGGCACAACCATTGGCGAGGATAAAGTCAGGAGGGTTATTTGCCGACCCTAAATGGCTCATGAAAGCCCCTGGATGAGTATATTGTTGGCTTGCCAGGCAATTGCAATAACCCATTTGGATTGCGTTTTCAACGTCAGCCCCTGATTGGCTAACGCGGTTCCCATAAGCATTAGGCTGTGCAAATAAAGAACTATCGAGTGCTCCGTATTGTGAAAAATAAGAAGCAAAATCGAAGAATGCAACTCCTGTATCAGTAAGCGGGTTATTCATGGCATGCCTCCTCTATCTCATCGCAGATGCTGGCGAGCTTTTTCTTAATGTCTGGTTCCCAATAGTGGAATACTCGCCATCCTAGTCCAACCAAAGCTTCGTTTGCTTGCTGGTCGCGTTCTATATTACGCTCAATTTTGGGAATCCAATATTCACGGTTTGATTTAATTTTTGTCCTTTTTACTTCCCAATTCCTGCCATGCCAAAATTCTGAATCGCAAAAAATTGCGATTTTCCGGGACGTGATGGCGATATCTGGCCGCCCCGGCAAATTACCATAGTCTACGCGGTAACGTATGCCACGGCGGTAAAGTTCTTTGCGCAAAAGCAACTCAACCTTGGTGTCTTTCCGCTTGATCGCCTTCATGATCTTTGAGCGCTCTGGCGAAGTATTAGAAAAATCGTAACTCATATAACTCCAATCTACTCGATTATTTATGCATAAATAATGTACTGCATTTTTATGTTTTTTCTATGTCGAAAGTAATAAGAGAGCTATTATTTTTGGCAAACTGTTATATATTACCACAAGGTGATGTTTTGTTTTAGGAAAACTTATGAGATTGAACATTTTAGCTATAATTATATTTTGCCTGGCTTTAGGCAACTAAAGGGGATAAAAAGATGCCACGCGCGAATATTTCTGACCAACACGGACGGGCTTTTGAGTATGCAATTGCTGCAACTTTAGGAGAATGCCCGAACTCATCCCTCTCTTCACGGGCAACACGAGACCAAGAACGAGATAAAGTCAAATACGGCAATTTGCCAGACCGCATGAAGCAACGTTTTGCCCGTGCGGCAAAAGCCTTGGTGTTGTCTCTGTCGCAAACAGGGCACAGAATGTCTGGCTTTTCCATTGACCGGCTACCTGATGACGCCGCAAAAAAGGGGGACGTTACCGACATCCGGCTTGAGTGGAGTGACGGCAAAACGTTAAACTTGTCTATAAAAAACAACCATCACGCATTGAAACACCAGCGCCCGCCATCGTTGATGCAGCAGCTTGGCTATCCCAAAAAACATCCCATGGATATTAAATACCGATCCGATTTGAGTGAAGTTTTTGCAGCGTTTTACCGCTCGGCAAATGAGGTTGCGCCAAGCGCCGTAAACTTCCGCGATGTAAATGCAATCCAGCTGGGATTTGTTGACAACTACCTTTATAGCCCTGTTTGCGGTTTAGCCGCGCGGTATTTGGCTGCCGAGTTAAAGAAACCGCAGCAATGTAAAACTTTTTTTGCCTTTTTGGTGGGTAGGATTGACTATGTTAAAGTTATACTCAAGGGCGACGCTTTGGAAATAACAGACTTTTCCGCTATTGAGCTACCTACGGAATGCAAAGTAAGCCAAGAGGATGGCAGGGCAAGCTATATCTACCTGAATTTCAATAACGGCTGGGCATTGTCCTTAAGGCTTCACACCGCATCGTCAAAAATGGGCAAACTGGGCGGCACTCCGAGCACAAAATTTGACACGCAACCAGTAAAAATGCCGTTAAAAATGTATCGAGTAGGGATATGAGTGGTTTTTCAGCAACAGAACAACAACTTCTGGCATTATTTGCCCAAGGAGCGCAATTTGAGTGCGGCAACAATAGTTTTACTGTCCGTTTTGCAGGAAAGCCAACATGTTCATTTGGAGAACCTAAAACAGATGTTTACGCAGTAGTTTTCAACCATGCTACTGAACAAGATGAAGAAATAAAAATTTCGTACAAACAAAGCAATGCTGATTTTTTGGAAAACAAAATTAGCGCAGAACGCGCGGATGGCATATTTGGGTCTAATTGGAGCGCTGTTATACAACAAGCAACCTATTCAATACAGAACGATTTTTTATCCAGGCAACTGATTTTCCCAGAGCAATACCGAAGAACACAGGCGGGGTCAATTACGCTTGGATGGAAGTTTGAATTGGTAAACAAGCCCGGTGGAGAATTATCAGGAGTTATACCGCTAACTTTTGAACAAAAAATAGATATATATTCGGGGATTAACCTTTCACCTGAAAAACGCGATGCTTGGGTTTGCGGGAAGCAAATAATAGGCTCTGGCATTGCCAATTGTATTTTGGCAACAGACAATTTATCGACTCTGCAATGCGCCATAAACAATCTTATGCCTATATACAAATTTGTCCAACAGCGACCTGAGATATATTTTGCCTGCAAAGCATTGAATTGCCGGACGTTCCACCCACAACGCAAATGGGATGGGAATCGCCCACTTGCCGTACAAGTTTTATGGTCTGCAGAAAATGGCATACTGACGCCATATATTAAATTTGACTCGCCTTTAATGCTTAACGGTAATGATGCAGGCTACACGTTGCTAAATGCCTTAAGGCAAATTGGCGTACATGACGTGAATGGCTTAAATGCATCCAATTGTAGTTGTTTCGCTAGGTAAACCTACCTGCTAAAATACTTCTCTACCGCCTTGCCTAGATGATAAGCGAACCTGACCGGAACAGCGTTTCCAATCATTTTGTAACCGTAGTTAACGCTTTTGTAGACAAACTCAAAGTCATCAGGGAAAGTCTGCACCCGTGCGCATTCCCTAACCGATAAACGGCGGTATACTTCGAAAGGCGCAGTGAATTTCCAACTGTCCTCGCTAACTTTTTCCATTGGCGGGCAATCTGGATGTAATGGGGCCTGCCTGCTGCTGGCTTGGATAGTGAATGAAGGTTCATCCCAACTGCGGCGCCGGTTCCGAGACATGTATATTGGGGAAAAATCGCCAATTGCATATTCGTGGTTAAGTATTTCAAGGCTTTCATTGCAATGGTTTTTTTCAAGTGCGGGAGTTGATTTCGGCAAATCGCCAATTGCTTCGCGCAAGGTTACAATAGGCTTGGACTCCATCTGGAACAAGCACGGCTCATCGTCTTCGTAGTCTGTGACAATATCTGGGAAAGCAAAAGTTTTCGTGGCGCAGTCTTTATTTATCCCGACGATGATAACTCGTTTGCGGTCTTGAGGCACTTCATAATTGACTGCGTTGAATAACTGGGCATATATTTCATAGCCAATTTCAGAAAATTTAGCCTTTATGCCTTCAAAAGCTTCTATATGCTTTTGCGATATTATCCCGGCAACGTTTTCCGCTAAGAAAAATTTGGGCTTTATGGCTGCTACCAGCCTGATGTAGTCATAGAACAATTGCCCGCGCGGATCGTCAATCCCGCGCATGGAACCGCCCAAGCTCCAACTTTGGCAAGGCGGTCCGCCAATCATCCCATCGATTCCAGAGCCTATGTCCTCTGGTTTTATTTCTGTGATGGAACGTTGCTCAAGGTGGGTATTCGGGTGATTGCGCTTATAGGTCGCCCATATCCCTTTGTCGTATTCGTTTGCCCAAGCAACATCAAAGCCTGCTTGCTCGAAACCTAAGTCTAAGCCACCCGCTCCTGAAAAGAATGCCGCTATGCGTAACTTTTTATTTCCCATTAATCAATTGCTCTTTTAATGCGATGGCAAGCGCTTCTGCAAAGTTAACAGCAACGGCATTGCCTATCATTTTATATCCACCCAAGAGTGAATCGTATTTAAACACGAAATCATCAGGGAATGTTTGGATTCTCGCGCACTCCCTAACACTTAACCTCCGGTAAAGGTGTTCTTGCCCTTTTTCAAAAATACGTTTGTCTTTGCCCACTTTAGGCATGACTGGCGCTTGCGGGTGTATTGGGGCATGCCTACCCCCTGCTTGGATAGTGAATGACTGTTGATCCCATTCCCTCACGCGGTTCCTCGACATATAAATAGTGGAGAACCCGCCAGTTAAATATTCATGGTTTGCAATTTTGCATTTATCTCCATTCGTCTTGTTTTTTTCTGCGGCAGGGATTGCAGAATCCGCCAAATCGCCGATTGCATCACGCAGTGGCACTTTGCTTTTCAATGGGGCAGGAAAATTGAACGAGAAACCTAAATCTGAACGGATTCCAACGAATATAACCCTCTTTCTATCTTGTGGGACGCCAAAGTTAGAGGCGTTCAATAATTCAACAGATAAAGTATACCCAGCATCTTTAAACATAGCTTTTATGTTTTTCACTGCTCCTTCATGCCTCTTGGATAACATGCCTGACACGTTTTCAGCTAGGAAGAATAATGGTTTTTTATCTTTGAGCAAGCGGATAAATTCGAAGAACAACTGCCCACGCGGGTCATCAATGCCGCGCAGAGCCCCTGCTTCACTCCAGCTTTGGCAAGGCGGGCCGCCAATAATACCATCGCAATCAGGGATATCATCCGAAGGGATATCCCTGATGTCTCGCCTGTCGAGTCGGGTATGCTTGTGGTTTAACTCAAAAGTTTCCCATATATCGCTGTCGTATTCATTTGCCCACGGGATTGAAAACCCCGCTTTTTGAAAACCTAAATCAAGTCCTCCGCAACCTGAAAACAGCGAGATGACTGTTGGGCTGTTATTTTTGCTCGTCATTTACTATTCCTTTTCTATTTTGTAAATATTTATCAATCGCATCGCGGACAACCCATGCCACAGAAACTTTATTTTCTTGAGCTATATTCTCAAGTTGTTCATAATGCTCTTGAGGAATAGAAGTCGATGTTCTAATGCTTTTTCTCTTGCTTGTTCGCATAATAGTCTCCGTTACCTGCATCAATGTACACCACAGTGGTGCAAAATCAAGTTAATTGCGGAAACTATAATGCTTATTTTTCACTTTGAAGCCAACCATTGCTTTTCTTGTTCGCTCCATAGCTCAGGCATTTTTTTGCGGAGCTTTTCAACTCCCAACCCATTCAGGTTCTCCCCGGTAATAATTGCATGGATAATTTTCGGGGAAAGATACCTCAAGCGAATTGTCCTAGTTAAAAACGAAACATCCATGCCAAGAGCTTGCGCGAGTTCTTTGGTATTTTTTAATACTCCATCATCAATGAGTTTTTGCCAATAAAAAGCGCGAGCGATATTTAACGCCAGTGGCGTTTCGTTTTGGTTTTCTCCACTCGTTGCCACCAGTTCTTGGTGGTAGCGGTTCCGCCTCACTTTTATCGGGATAGTTATATGGATATTGCCGTTATCCAGTCTCGTTATTTTTTGCATTTTTCTTTAGCTCCTCAAATATGTTTTCAAGTCCAGAGACTTTTAATTCCAGTTCCAGGCGGTCGTCAAATATTACTGCTGAGCCCAACAATAAGTTTGCCAGCCTGTGACGTTCTCCGTGGTTCATTTCCTCCCACACCTCCGTGATAGGGGTAAACAAGTCCAATACTGCCTCGGCTTCGACCTCTAAAACCTCGCTAACTTGCGAATAAAAAGACTTTGATTTTAGCACAAGCGCTATTTGCTCAAGCGCTAAGCCTTCAATTTCACCTGCTGCCATACGGTTCACGGGACAAGTCTTAATCGCTCTTTTTGCGTCCTTGTCGCACACATAGTAAAAATACTTTTTGTGCTTTTTCTTGGTATAAGTTGGAATCATCGCGCATCCGCAATGCCCACACCGCAAGATGCCTTTGAGCGGAGCAAGCGTCTCCATGCGCCCACGGTCTGAGTTTTTCATGGGTGCATTGGCTTTCAAGATTTCCTGGACACGGTTCCATATGTCCATTTCGATAATACCTTCCTGCTCGCCCTCGCAGATATGACCTTTGTAATTGACCTGCCCGATATAGGTATAATTATTCAAAATGCGGTAAATCTGGGGTTTTATCCAATCTTTGCCTTGCCGGGTTTTTATGCCTTCAGAATTCAATTCGTGAGCTATCTGCTTTGGTGATTGGACTTCGATGAAGCGTTGGAATATACGGCGTATAATCTCGGCGCCATCCGGTACGATTACCAGTTTTTTGTTGATAACTTCATAGCCCATTGGAACGGAACCGCCAACCCATTTGCCTTTCTTGCGACTGGCTGCCATCTTATCGCGGACACGCTCGGCGATGACTTCACGCTCGTACTGGGCGAAGGTCATCAGGATGTTGAGCATCATGCGCCCAGAGCTGGTGGAAGTGTTGATTTCCTGTGTTACCGCAACGAACGATACTCCCCACTTGTCCAGTTTTTTGCTGAGTTCGCCGAAGTCTAAAATTGAGCGTGAAAGACGGTCGATTTTATAGACTACAATTACGTCAATTAAGCCAGCTTCGGCATCAGCGAGAAGTCTTTGTAGTGCAGGACGTTTCATATTGCCACCGGAGAAGCCGTCGTCATCATAGCGTTCAGGCAGACAGACCCAGCCGTTTGATTTTTGACTGGTTATGTATGCTTCGCCAGCTTCACGTTGAGCATCGAGGGTGCTGAATTCCTTCTTTACGTCGTCCTCCACACTCTTGCGAGTGTATATCGCGCATCGTTTTTTTGTTTGTCTGACCATTTATTTTACTCCGAAAAATACTTTGCCGTTCCAGCGTGTGTTGGTGATAGCTCGTGCGACCGCCGACAGTGAACCGTAGGTGTTGCCTTCGCATTCGAACTTGCCGTCAGGCTGAACCGTGACCTCAAAAGTTTTACCTTTCCATTCGCGTGAGAATCTTGTGCCGGGAATGATTTTCTTTTTACTTTTGCCAGCTTTGCGGATGGTTGCCAAGTGGTCTTTTTCGGCGATTTGAAGCAGGAATTTTTCATCTTCTTGCGACAGACCGCCGTAGTACACTTCCTGAACCCGGTAAATCAGCCGTTTGCGTAAGCCTGTTACGCTGCGCGATTGTGTTTCAAAGCCGTAAAGCTCCATAAATTTGGCTTTCAGCTCCGCCAGGTTCATCTGTCTGACTTGTTTTATTTGTAGTTTTATTAACTTATCGTTGTTCATGTCGCAACTCCTTTAACTTGTGTTATATACAAGCGTCTATGAGGTGCTTTATCCAATCGCTTTGACATTATTCTGCGTAATACTGCCGATATTAAATCAACTGCCTGCCGGATGTTCTCCGGTAGCTGTTTATTTGTACTCATTTACTCCTCCGTAAGTCTGATAATTTCATTTTTCCGCTTGATTTAGCGGTGGCTGTATTTTGGCTTTGTCCGCTTCTTCTTGCTGAAAGTTTTATCGGCGGCTTGCGCATCCTCAAGGCTCCGCCGATGTGTTCGGGCAAAGTTGCGCCGAGCATAGAACCGCAGACCGCACAGCCAGCCAAACAATCGAGCCAGTGGTTGTCAGCTCGCTGTGGACGGATTTTCCATTCGTCCACGGTTCTGCCACGCCCGGCAGTTTTGACGCGGTACTCAGCGGTTAAGTGTTCCGCCATGAGCTGATGATGCAACGGAGTTCTGCCGTAAAATGCCAGGCAACCTTTATCGCCAATGGCTACACCAAGCCGGGCATGGACAAATGATTTCCAAAAGTTGGTATCATATATCACATGCCGGATAGCACGTTTGCCCATGACATTGGGAATCATCCAGTTCAAGCCGAGTCGGTCGCCGGGTTTCTTGCGGTACTCGGTCATGGGTTTTGACGACGCTCCCACGAACCGCCCATGCGACGGCAGCAGAATACTTGAGTATGTGCTTTGACGGCAGAACTGATAGACAATATCGGTTGATTGTCCCCAGTTGGCGTCTATCATCGCTCTTTCTATTTTGAGCATTGCGCCATCTTCACGTTGCCATTCTTTGCTGAAATAATCTTCGGTGAGTTCTTGCATCGCGGCATACAAGCCTCCCTCGAAGCCAGCCGTAGGGTAAACGCTTTGAATAGTCGGGTTTGCATCTGACAGCGAAAACTGCCGCCGTTGCTGGTCGGGAAATGTGCCGTAATCAATCACCGCTCCAGTGAAGTCATCGCTCCATGCTGCAACCACATAAAACAACAGAGCTTTCTGCACGTCAATGAACATTGTCAGTTTGTCGCAGGCAATTGGGATTTTACCCTTTGCCATGCCGTTGACTTTGCTGGCAATCTCATCGACCGTGAGCATTGTTTCATCTGAATTATCATCGGGTAGCGGATCGTTTTGATATTCCGATTGGAATGCAACCTCATCTTGAAACTTCAGATTCATGGCGTGTTGCAAAGCTGAAATCTCATCATGATTGAATCGGGCATCCCAAGATACTTCTGCTCCAGCATCCATTGCTTCGCGGTTATCCTTATAGAACTTTGTCGCGGCATCGAAGTTTCCGTCAGTCCGCAATGATTCAGCCCGAAGCTCCGCATATTTATCCCACAGCTTCATGTTGGCAGGAAGCTTGTAGAGCATCTTGGTTTTTTCGCCGTTCCAGTCAGGATGCTTGTTTTTATCCAAGATGATGTCAGCCATGTCGCCGGGACGGATAATTGTGCATGGCATCACGCCTGAAATCTTTTGTCCTGGACCAGCTAAACCGAGGATATCGCCAGCGAGTACCCGAATGCGTTTTCGAGTTTGCTCCAGTGAGCCAGCAGATTCAGAGGTTTGCGGATCGTCGATAATCACCAGCGATGGACGAACACTTCTGCCGTCACTTCGTTTGTACTTCATGCCACGAATACGCCCGGTAATCCCGGCAACTCTGACAATCACGCCAGCAGACTTGCTGTTTTTTACAGTGGCCAGAACGATTTCATTGCTCGTCCAGGTAATGCGGGTACGTTCGCCCATACATATTTGCCCGGCGCAGCGGTTGGCGATTCCCTCAAGCTGTTCAATCGGAAAGCAAACCTCTGGGAAATCCTCCGCTAGTTTTTCATTAACTTCAAGTTCGGTTTTGATTGAATCCAAAATTTCCAAGGCGGCAGATTCGGTTGAACCAATTAAGGTGATAAACTCACGATGTCCGTAAAGCATCGACCATAGAGCCGCCGTTTCTGACAAGCTTGACTTGCCTGCGCCACGTGGCATTGCCATTGCGAACAAACCGCCTGATAACACTGCCGACTCAATCTTCTCAATAACCTTGAGGTGGTCAGGCGACCATTCCAAGGCAAAGGTTTCAGAAAAATAGCTCTCGCAGAATAGTTGAAAATTCTTCTCACAGTCAGCTTTTCGCTGAGGATTGGCGACATCTGGCAACGCTCCGATGTCACGACCTGCAAGGGATTGTTCTGCCTGGCGACGGCGTTCGGCGTCGCGGCGGTCATCGTAAGAACGGCTGGGGTTGTTTGTCGGTGGAGTGTGTTTCTTGTCGCAGAGCCAAGCTATATACTTTATCAGATTGATGTTCCTGGAGTTATCCGCTGCGGCAATTCTGAATCCTACCCGATTGAAGTCACGATATATTCTTGCCTGCGGCAGAACAAAGCCCTGATCCGTTGAGTTCAGTAGCCGTGCCGCCTCGACCGGACGCATAGAGGTTGGGTTAATTTGTGGCATCGTCAGTCTCCTTTGCCAGCCATGCGGCATAGGCGATTAGATTGAAAGTGCCGTCGGGATTTTGCGGTGCGCCAGCTTCAACGTCGGCGGCAAGGGTATCTTCGGAGATAGTCCTTGCTCCAGCCTGTTTGAGCAGACGCACCAGCATTTCTGGCGTTAAAGCCGTCAATGTTAATGAATTATCCATATATTTGCCTTATTTGAAATTTATTGAGTGGATATGCGCTTTTATCCACGCTTCTATGTCCGCGTGAGCGGAAATGCCACTCAAAAGTCCTTACCACGGACGGGGTTAGTGCTTCGCTTCGCTCAGAATTTTTAACAACGGAGGTTCAGAATGAACGCCAACGCAATCACCGCCGGGACAATCGCAATCGTGAAAGTCGGTCGCAATGAAGTAGAAGTCGAGGTGCTTGAAGCCATCGATGACTCGTACAAAGTCAAAAGCATCAGTACCAACCGGGAGTTCAAAGTTCGAAAAATCCTGCGCATCGTCAGCCAGCCGGAAGCAAAACAAAAGAAAACGTCATTGCTCGAAGCCGCCGCGCAGGTTCTCAAGGGAAGCGGACAACCACTCAACAGTAAAGAAATGGTAGCCAAAGCCATTGAGCTTGCGCTGTGGATTCCGACTGCCGCAAAGACTCCAGAGCAGAGTCTTTACAGCGCAATCTTCCGCGAGATGAAGTCAAAAGAGAACCCGCGCTTCCGCAAAAGCACAGAACGCAAGGGCGCGTTTGAATACGTCGGTTAAATCAGTGAGCAAACAGCAAACCGGGTAAGTCAGGCTGACTGCCGTCAAGAATAGAGGCGGCAGGTCTGCCTTTACCGCTGGTAAAATAGCCACGGACATATTTCCATTTCTCTTTGCCGGTGATTGATGAAACATCGCCGGGCAGGCTTCGCGGTTCAAAATGGCTCAAGACGCGGTTCTGTTCTTCGAGCATTCCTATTCTTGTCGCTGTTGCGACTTTGTCCGCAACCAATTTTTCAATAAGGTTGTCGCGTTGCTCATGGCTGATATTCGGTGCGACATAGCCTCCGGTTTTACGAATTGACGGCAGGACTTCCGCGGTAATCCATTTAACAAATTTCTTTGCCTCGCGCTTCCGGCTACGCATAATGAGCTTATATAAGCCGGATTCGTTAATTATTACTCGCATTGGGTTTCCCGGAGTACCGTCGGAAATACCGACGGTATTCTTCTCATCATTATCCAAGCTGGCAATGGCGTCCCGGTTATTTTTAATTCCGAGTACGTCACAAATATCCTTGGCGACAAACCACGGATTGCCATCCTGATGCATGATACGAACCATCTTATCGTTAAAGACTCTTACGATTTTTTTCATTTTACTGTTTCTCTTATTGAGGTTAATCTTGATTTATTGCAGGGGTGAGTTCCTGCCAGTTACAGCCTTCGCCGTGGACAAACTCAGCCCATCGGCGACGGATTACGTCGGCGTACTTCGGATCGAACTCCATCATGCGGCATTTGCGGTTGGTCTGTTCGCAGCCAATCAGCGTTGAGCCTGAACCGCCGAATAAGTCCAGTATGGTTTCACCGGGCTTGGAGGAATTGAACAGAGCTTTTTGCGCCAACGTGGTTGGTTTCTGCGTCGGATGAACGTAATCACCGGAATGGTCGCGCTTGATGTCCCACACCGTGGTTTGGCAACGGTCGCCAAGCCATTGGCAGTTTTCATCTTCGCGGCAACCGTAAAAGACAGGTTCATGCGCCCAGTGGTAATCTGAATGTCCAAGGATCATGCCCTTGTTCCATATGATTTCCTGCTTGGGTTTCAGTCCGGCTTCACGAAGTGCAGTTTCAAACTGAATATGGTTTGAAGTGGCGAACCAAACATAAAATGCGCCTTTTTCTTTGAGATGCGCCTCAAGGTTTCTAAACGCCTCCAGCAGAAAATCGGACAGCTTGTCGCCGCGCAAGTCGTCGTTTTCGATGATTTCCCATTCCCTGCCGTTGGGATTATTCGTGCCTTTGTAGCTCACGCCATACGGAGGGTCAGTGAACACCATATCAGCGTGTTTGCCGTCCATGAGCTTGGCAACGTCATCGGGATTGGTGGAGTCGCCACACATCATAACATGCTCGCCAAGCTGGTAAATCTCGCCGGACCTGCTGACGGATTCTTCCGGGACTTCCGGTATCGCATCCGGATCGGTTTCGCCGTCGGCTACGGTGTTTTCGCCATTGAGTAATGAATCCAGCTCCGCAGCATTGAAGCCAAGCAGCGACAGATCGAAATCAGCCATCTGCAGATCGGCTAGTTCCAGCGGCAATAGGTCATAATCCCACTCGGCAATCTCGCCGGTCTTGTTGTCGGCGATACGATAGGCTTGGATTTGCTCCGGCGTTAATCCAGTGGCGACATGTACAGGCACTGTGTCCAGCCCAAGCCTTTCGGCGGCTTTCAGCCGAGTGTGGCCACACACTATGACGTTATTCTCGTCTACCACGATTGGGGCTTGCCAGCCAAATTCCTTGATGGATTCGGCGACAGCTTCGACCGCGCCGTCATTGATGCGCGGGTTGCGTTCGTAAGGCTTTACGTCCGCGATTTTCATTTGTACGATTTCCATAGAATCAATCTCCTTGTTGAGGGTTAGTTAAGGTTAAAATCAGTTGAACCACAGGGCGCGAAACAGTGTGTTTTGTGGGCTTTTTCTTTTTATAGCAAGGTTGAAAAACAGCCGACAAAGCCCATGAAATTGCCGTTTACAGGCGTGCTGAAATATTTTTTTATCAGGTGCAAGCAAGTCTGCTTACTAGCCAGAGTCCTTCGCGCGCCCTCTAGAGCCTCAGCCATTGGGGGGAACCATTCGAGGGTAGCCTCCCTCGGCCTATGCCCGCCCTCATGTCCTCCGTGTGCGTTTGCACGCGCGCCACCGTTCACCGTGGCGATTTATAGCACATTCACACTCAAAGGCGCAAGACGCGGTGAGCGCCCATTTCTGCGCGTTTTGGGGCGTTCGAGCAATCGGCAAAGATTTGCCTACCGCTGAGGATGCGCCGGGCGATGGCGATGATTATCTTATTTCTTTCATTTGCCGCCTATTATATACGCGTATGCGTTTTTCGTGTGTGCGTGACACCCTCGTGGAAAAAAGGAAAGAAGTAAGTAATAATAAATATAAATATATATATTTGTACTTAGTTTATACTACTTACAGCTTCTGGATTCTTTCCGGACTTTTGTCTTTCTTTCGCGTGATTCCTGAAAAAACACCTTTTTAGTTTTGCCATGATTTTTCGGGAAGGATGCAAAAGTGCGAAACAAGATTGGGAAAAATCATTCCAGCAGTCGGTAATACACCGCCGGTCTACCCTTGCCGGTTTCCGTATAGCTATCCAGCGTACCGTTAGCCTGGAGGGTTTCGATTATACGTTTGAACATATCAAGCGGCTCTCTCATGCGCTTTAGCAACTTGCTATGCTGGATTGTACCTCCAGCCTGACGCAGATAGCGAACAATCTTCTGACATTTCTCATCGAACGCATTCTCGGCGACGTGGTTGTCGGCCATGAACAACGCTCGCTTGGTGAGATGCTCAACGAACAGCAATGCCCATTTGACGGATTTCTCCGTGATGACTGGCTCATAGATGTTTGAGCTGATGCCGTGCAGGAGCGCCAGCTTGCACACCTTTTCATGGGCGCGAGCCCACAGAGCCATTGCTCCAGCCTCGTTCTGCTTCTCAAAGATGTGATATTGTTCATCGCAGTATGCCTGCACCTCCTTGATTTTCTTGGTTGCATCCGTGGTTTCAGTGATGATGAGCGGCTTGGGGTTCTCGTGTGAGAGGTTGCCAGCACCGAGGTCGAGATTGACCAGATACTTTACTGCCCGCATCAGCGAATCCGACGGGCTGATGGGCAGAGCCATCTTGCCAGTTCCGCGGCTTCCAGCTTCAATGATGATGCAACGTGCGGCCAGTCCATTTTCGAGGAGGCGTTTTGTCAGCGATTCGTAAAAGTAATCCGGTATCGCCGTACCCATGATGACAAGATTCGGGTTGACGATGTGATTCACCTCAATCTGACTACCGTCGTTCTTGAGCTTGGCCAGCGCCTTTTTCCTGATTGGGTACAACGAGTTTGACGCACCGTAGAACTTGAGCAGCTTCTCGTTGATGGATTCCGCCTGGCCATCCTTGCTGTATTTCATTGTGTTGAAGATGCAGTCGAACTCGTCAGCCTGGAATAGCATTGATGGATGCATGAACAAGGCGTCCTCCAGCCCGGCTCCAGAGGCGAAAGCATCGCCCACGCAGTTTGCCACACCAGCCTGATGAGCAAGGTTGAAATTAACCTTGCGTGGATGGTCTTTGCCTGTGCCGGATTTCGCCAACGCGATGAGGTAGAGGTTGCTGCGGTTATCGCGTTTGTCCTGGACTTTGCGTCCGACCAGGAATGCCAGGAACGCCAAAGCTCCAGTGAAAGCCAGTACACGGTTGGGGTATGGGGCAGTTTCCATGCACAGGTTTACAATCTCATTGACAAAGCCAGGCATTTTGAGTAGCTTTTTCGGCAGTTGCCCAGGATCGGGAAACATAATCTCACGCTTCTCCGGTCTAGCGACCTTATTCTGATTGAGAATGCCGTCAATATTTACTTCGGGAAATTCCTGCGGCACGTCATAGCAACCCGGCTCTTTGAGTTCACGTAGCTTGAACCAGTTGTTGCCGGAACATGAGTTATGATGGCAGGTAAAGGCAATTGCGCCTGAGCCTTGCTCTATTAAAACTGCGGATTTGTTGCTGTGTGCCGGGTCAAATGGACATTTGTCGAATACCCATCGCCTGCCGTCTTTCCAAGGCTGTGGCTGGCCGAGTTCTGGACAATATTGCGTAATCCATTCGTCGATATTGAATGCGGATTGTGTGTTTCTGTCCGGGATATGGTCTGCATGGTGTGAGTCTGCGTGAGCTGGTGTGAGAAGACCACGAAGTTTATCCTCGGGAACAATCTCCAGCTTTTCAGGCACAGAAACGATGTTCGCCATGCGATGCGGACGTGATTCAATGCTGTCGCCTTTGCAGTTCATTGTGCCGGGGATGCGCCAAATACGAGCAGGATTATGCACAGTAACATCAATATCCACCTGCTCATCAGAAGCTCCGGCGATGGTTTGAAGAACGTTTTGCACAAGATTATCATCGTTTGACGGCAAATCGATCTTATACATGAGCTGAGCGCCATTGCCACTGTCGAGCATGAGCGGCTCTGGCCAGCCATAGCCTGACAATGCCTCCTGTATTTCCATTGCTTTGAGCTGAGCATCGTCATGTTCTTTGTCGGTACTGGACACGCCACTCGGACGCTTTGCATCGAAATCCAACAGCAACCAGCGACGGCAAAGCACATCCGCATCGGCTGTGGTTGGTTCACGCCCAGCTGCACGCAAGCGATTGTTTGCCCGAGCAAGCAAAGCTGGATTGACCGGGTTCACAGTCGCGTAAACCCCACGATAACCGCGCAGTTTGCCAATGGCTTCGGCAGCATCTTCGATATGCTCAAAATCAAAGTAGCCAGATTCAACATGTGGACGCATATAGTCCGCTGTCGTCGCATCCAGGACTCTGACTTCGAACACATCGCCAGGCTGAAACCATAGCTCCAAGGCTTTGATTATTTGTTGTTTATCTATTTCCATAAAGTTGCTTCATTTATTGAGGTGGTTCGTTTTCCGCTTCCATGTTTTTCAAGAAGCGAATTGCTGTTGCTGCTGTGTGAACGGCTTCAGTTATCATGTATTGGGTTGAGCCTTTGTGTTCGTTATGGTTTAACGCCGCCTGTATGAGCTCTCCGGCTTCCTCGGCGCAGATGGCTGATGCGTGAATATGATTTTTCGGCCATACTGGATGGAGCTTTTCGGCTCGGTCGATTTCGGATAGAATCATTGCCAATGCGGTTTGAGTTTTCATGTTAACAGTCCCTCCGGAGCGACTGGAAGCTCCAGCGTGAGTTGTGCTTGGGCTTCTGCTTTTGCTTGGTTAATGCGTTCGATGTATTTATCGCAGGCTTGGATAAATTTTTCGAAGCATTCATGATAGCTCTCTCCATGGGCGCAGGGCGACAATAGCAAGCTGTGGTTGGACAGGAACAGCACCGGCGGTTCATCATTACGTTGCTGGACGCTAATGCTCCATGTACCGTCTTTTGACTTCATCTCCTGCTCGATTTGCTTACTGGAAGTTTGCCAATTTATCTTCTTGGTCATAGGGATAATCTCCTTAAAATGTTACGGTTGCAGTCAACGTTGCCGCCGCAAGCCAGTAGATGGTATGTTTGACGTCGCCGTGATAGCCGTAGACTATTGCCGCAGCGACGTCTAGTGTGATTAAAATTACCGGAAATATTTTTGTTATGGGCATGGCTTAACTCACAAGTAAAATGGTAAAATTCATTGTGAATACAGCAAGAATCAGGAAGAATATTGCTGTTTTGGAATCACCTTTTTCCAAAGAAATGAAAGCCACGGTTAAGTGCATCATTACCAAACAAAATTGCATAAATGCGAAAAGAAACATAATTAAATTCTCCTTAAAAAGGTATTTCATCGTCGTCAAAATCATCATCGGGATAGTTTGGCGGTTGCCAATCATCTTCCGACACATCGTTCCAGCCCGGCTCTGGGGTATATTCCGGGATATTGCCAAGTTCATAATCGGCTATGCGGTCGAATTTTTCTCCGGCAACCGATTTAACTATGATTTTGCTTGCGGTTGCCAAAGCTCCATCATTTGCCATTGCTGCCGCATCCTGTGCCGAGTTCGGGAATGGAGCGTTTGAACGGAGTTTCCACCATTTCTCAAACTTGCGCCGGGCATAACCGGTATGTTCGGGGCAAACCCACTCGCTCTTGAACTCGTTGAAGCCAATTTGATAGTCAACGCGCATGGTTTTTGGGGTATCAAAATCAGCTCCACGTTTTTCATGAACGGCATACCATGTATCCTGAACATCATAAGGCGTAAAATCAACCTGACCTGAAATTACTCCGGCTGTGCTTGCCGTGTTTTGAACATTATTCCGCTCAGGTGGAGGGAATTGATATTCACACTCTGGGCAGGTTTGATATGCTGCATGAATCAACGCCAAACACTCTGGACACTTCTTTGCCGGAGCTTCACCTTTGCCCGGCGTTTTGTCCTGAACAGTTATCATATCGACTGGACCATGACGCAGAATGTTTTCACCGTAGTCCAAAACTAAGCAGTCGTCCTTGCCGTCACACAACCTCGTGCCTCTGCCAATCATCTGCACCAGCAGTCCAGGGCTGTTAGTTGGTCGTAATAGCACAACGCAATCGGTGTTTGGAGCGTCAAATCCGGTTGTCAGCACATTGACGTTTGCTAAAAATTTCAACGGCGGTTTGTCAGTGAAAAAATCCGCTTTGACTGGTTCGCCTTTGAAGCGCGAGATAATCTCTGCTCGTTCAACCGCCGGAGTTGAACCAGTGACGATAGCGCATTCCTGATGACTCCATTGCTCTATCTTCGCCGCGACATGTTCACAATGCTCCACGCTTGAAGTAAAAATCAAGACGCTTTGCCGATCCTTTGCCAGTTCAACAATCTCACGGCAAGCGGAATTTACTAAATCATCATTGTCCATTGCCTCGGCAATTTCATTGTTGATAAACTCACCACCACGGATATGCAGGTTGTCCAACTTTGCCTGAACTCTGCCAGCTCTTGAAGTCAACGGCGACAAATATTCTTGCTGAATCATTTCCTTAAGCCCGGCTTCGTAGCAAACCTCATTGAGCAGGTTCTCAGGCTTGCAAATAAGCCCACCTTTCAAACGAAACGGTGTCGCGGTCAAGCCAATCAACCGGACATTCGGGTTGATGATTTTCATGTCATTGAGGAAAGTTCGGTACATCCCATCGCCGTCAGGCTGGATAAGATGTGCTTCGTCAATAACAATCAGATCGAATGCGCCAAGGTCGCAAGCCTTGTTGTAGACCGACTGGATGCCTGCGACAATTACATCGTGATGAGTGTCGCGCGACTTCAATCCAGCCGAATAAACACCTACATCCAGCTTCGAGCAGAGGGTACGAATCTTGTCGGCGTTCTGCTCCAAAAGCTCTTTGACGTGAGCCAAAATCAATACTCTGCCTGACCAAAGACTTACTGCGTCAGTAGCGATTTGAGCAAGCACGATACTTTTCCCGGTTCCGGTTGGGAGCACCACGCATGGGTTGTCGGAGCGGCTTCGCAAATGTTCATAAACGGCATTGACAGCTTCTTGCTGATAAGGCCGTAGAATCATGCTGTGCCTCGGATTTCCAAACCAGCGCCAAAGAGTACGCTTTTGATTTCATCTACGAACATTTCAAAGAGCATTTTGGGCATCGCTAAGTGCTCTCTGACTTCCTCAAGGCTCCAGCCTTTGAGCAATAATGAGCCGATTTTTCGTGCGTCGCGATCCTCAAGTTTCCTTAAGGCTTTGCGCACGATTCTGATTTTTTGATATCTGCATTGCATAGTTTATTTACCTTTACATAAGCCATCCCATTGGGAGGCAATGGTTCTCGTTTGACGACGGTCAGTTTGTGGATTAAACTGTCGTCTTCATATAATCCTCCGTGCGTGAAAGCATCCAGTAAACACTTGAGCGAATTATCCACATCGCGCCTCCGCCTGTCAGGCGGATACAGCTCAATGAGCAGTTCCACAGGTTCGGAAATGGTCTGAATATTTTCACTTCGCATCCGCGCCTGGATATTTTCCCGGTAACGTCGGCCGGGGCGGCTGATAAGCACACGCGAGCCGACGTGCCGGTAATAGTGATTTACGCTTGGAGGCCAAGGGAGTTCGAACTCCCTTATCATTTTTTAGCCCAGGGCGGATTCGAATTGCCGGTCTCCTGTGGAGGTGGAGTGGTCTTTGTAGCAACCAATGCCTTGGCTTCATAGCCTTTCACATCGTTGGTAATCTCATCGGTCTGCGGATTTTTTCGGCAGCGGACAGTGATGACTAGCGGCAGATTATGCAGTTCAACCGAATCGCGCGGTTGAATTACATTGACTGCTCGGCAAATCGCCGACAAATCAGCACGGGCAATCTGCACGGCGGTCGCGTTTGGGTTGTCAAGGTTCAGACGGCTCCAGGCTTTACGCCCTTTGTGTTCGCCGTCAATGACCTCAAACGTCAGTTCAAGATACTGACCATTACCGTTCTTGGTCGGTTTCATCTCCGAGTCAGTGATAACCACGTTATACTTGCCAGCCGGAAGCGGATCGATGCCTTTTGAAGGTTCGACTTCGTTTGCGTTGAAATTGAGAGTTGCCATAGTTAAAATCTCCTTTTTGAGTTGTTGATTGTGTGTTTACGCCGGGGCGCAGGCATTACTTAATGCCGGGAATATCGGGACGAATGTGGGAACACATGCTCCCTCGGGCGGACAGCGCAGATGCTCGAAATACACATGATTGGTTGCCGCGTCCGTGACCACTTTGCACTTTTCTCCAGCGGACATCGCCACACCGCAGAGGTCGCAAATGACCTTATGTTCCAGTTTTATTATCTTTGTTTCCATGATTGCCTTTCAGTTTAAATGTTTTGCGTTCCTTAAATTCCTCTTTTTTTTCCGCGATTCCAGTTGCTGATTGGACGAAAATATCCTGTGACGCGACTGTATATCTCGGTGATTTTGCCACACTTAGCCATCGTTGATTGCCTCCTGTTTGCGCTTTTGCTGAACAGCTTTTGCCTGTCGGCAGTTTTCAAGAATCTCCTCAACGCCGCCACCTCCAGGGGCAAACGCCTTTTCCAATGCCGAGCCACCAATGGCGTTTTTCGCCAGATCCATGTCAGCCGGGTCATCTATCTTGAAACTCGCCACTGGCTCTGGCATCGGCGGAGGTTTTGGGCTGGGGCAGTACAAACACCCACGCCCGTAACAGTACCGACACGTCATGATTCACCGCCTTGGTCTGCGACTTGGTAGGCTTCAATAAAAGCCTGCCATGACAGCGGCAGTTCGGACGGCAGATTGAAGCGGTTTTTTGCGATACATGCCGGGCTACCAATCGTCCGCAGGATGCGTTCGCCGCCGTCAGCGCCGATAGGAGAAGCCACTCCGCGTTCAACATTGAAACCGCTGGCTTCTTTCTGAACTCTGAATTTCTTGCTGGCGAACAAAATTGCATCAACCCATTCGGACAGCAGAGCGTTGGCGTGTTTGTGCAGACGCGGGGTGTAGCGGTCATAGGCCGAAGTTTCCGGGTCTTCAAACTTTTCGACCTTGGAATGGGCAATCAGAATTACGATCATGCCGCGCATATCGCGGAGCTGCTCCAGCAGTCCGATGATTTTGCGCCAATGCGTGAGAGCATGGGTGTAGCCTCGGGCATAGCCGCCGTCGGCTTTTTCGATGGAGCGGACGCCGTATTCCTTACATACTTCATCGAAAATCAACCGTTCAAGCCAGTCGATTGAATCAATGACAACACTTTGGAAGTCATGTTCTTCATCACGAAGCGCGGTCAACGCCTGGACGACATCGGTGAAAAATTTCGCCAGCGGGAACTTATGACAGTCAATTTCGCCAAGCCCATCCTCTGTTTGAATAAAAACAGGCTTCGGGGCGTTTGCACCGAGGGTTGATTTGCCGATGCCTTCCGAACCGTAGACCATCAGGCGTGGCGGTTTTTGTTCCTTACCGGATTTAATGTTTGCGAGCATACTCATAGTGTGTTTCTCCTTGGGGTTATATGTTGTCGATTAAACGGATATCTTCGTAACCGGTCGGCCATGCGTTGCTGGTACAGCAGGCTTTGTAGCGATTCAGCGCGGCGCGGTTGATGGTTTCAGCCGCATCCAAAACTTCGTCGGCCAGCTTCCATACGCCAGTGGAGTACGGCTCGTTCTTCTCAACCGCAATGATGTGTACCGGGACGGTTTTGCCAGTAGCTTCGCGGATGATTGCCCGGTAAAAGGCAAGTTGAAGTACATAACCAAAGCGACGGGCGTCGGATTCAAACCAATGCAATTCGTTACAGGTTTTAAGGTCGATAAGACCAGGTCGAGGCGAGAACCAGTCCATGCGAATCTGACACAGAACTCCACAGTATTCAGCTCTGACAACGCCTTCTGCCACACCTTCGTTGAGAAATTCAGCGGCGGCAGGATGCAGCCATACGGAAGTCTGAAGCTTAATCATCAGTCCATAGTCTTTGCCGGATATGATCTCACGTTCCTGGGATTCGAGCCAGTCGGCATAAGCCTTGCTGGTCTTACCAAACGGTTGCCCGGTTCTGGGATTAACCGGTCCGTCCGCGACCAGATAATCACGGTCAAAGGCTGACCTGCCTTCGAGAATGAGGCTGTGGGTCGCTCGGCCGATGGTGAAAGCCGGGCTTTCGGTTTCGATGATCTCACCGAGTATTTTCTTGCGGTAGAGAGCCGGAGATTTCCGGAAGTCAGCCAGCAAATGGCTCGACATAAATTCTCCGCTGCGGCTACGGTCATGGTACATGTCCGCCGGTTCATGGGTGATGAAATTAATGTTGTTCATGGTGTTTATCTCCTTGTTGAAAAAACAATGTGTCTCTATCCTTTTTCTTTCCCGATTTTTGGAAATCACTCTGATGTTTTTGCAAAAAAATCAGAAAAAATCAGCATAATCAGCAAAAGCCTGTTTGATTGACGGCATTAAACGGTGATAAAAGGCATACGTGCTGAACCCCAGTTGCCTTCTTGCCTGCTCTTGCGAATATCCATCCATAATCAACTCACAAATGGATTTTTCTGTATCCGATAGTGTTAAGAGAATTTTAGCGACATCATCTTTAAGGCAGTTAGCGGTATGATAATCCTGGGCGAGAACATCACATAAGTCCTGTGATATTTTCTGCTGTTCATCTGCTTCCTGCTCCATAAGGTTTTCAAGTGAAAACATGGGAGAATCGATATTTTTTCGGATTCTGTAGCGAAACACCTTCTTTGCTGCGCGATCAATTACCAAATTGGTAAACGTGACGTATGATCCTTTGTCGACAGTGTAGTTTTCGAATGCTTGGATCACTGCAAATGATAGTTCTTGCTTCAAGTCTTCCAAATCCGACTGGTTAAGGTTTGATGTTCCAATCATTTTTTTCGCTGTGAAATGGATTGTTGCGGCTACCTCTTTGGTAATTGCAGTTTCAGGGGCTTCTGCAGGTACGTTGCCTGCGACTTCATGTGCTTGGTTTTCCATTGTGCAAAACTCCAAGTTGTGTTGTTTGGGTGATGCCGAATGCACCAGCCTTCACAGCCAGGAGTTTTTTGCACAAAAATGTCTCTGAAATTATTTCAAGAAATCGCAAGTCGTTTATTATCAATGATAAAAAATTTTATTGTTTTGTTTTTTGCATTGCATGAAAACGTGGCAAATGCAAAATCAAGGAGAGTTGCAAGTCAATTTTCAATTGCGTAAACCATGATGGTGATTACTTTTGAGCTTGATGGCAAAAAATATTGAAAAATGTAATAAAAGAGGATTGTAACATGTCTTTGTGTGAACTATATTGATTACATAAGAAAAATTTAGAATCTAAAACAGTAAGGAGCAACCATGCCTGGAAGCAAAGAATTTGGAAGTAGGATTAAAAGTTTACGGGAAGCGAAAAAGCAGACAAACCCGAACTACACCTTGCGCCAATTTGCCCTCCAATTAGGGATAAGCGCAACCTTCCTGAGCAAGGTTGAGCGGGGAGAGATTCCAGCTCCAACCGACAAAATCATTAAAATGGCTGAACTGCTCGACTGCGATTCTGACGAGTTGCTTGCCCTTGCCGACAAGGTTGACCCTGAATTGAGTGACATAATAAAAGAGAAGCCTGTTGAAATGGCTTCATTCCTGCGTTCAGCACGAGGTTTATCTTCAGAACAGCTCAAGCGTTTTCAAGGGTACATGGAAAGCGAGTCAAGAGAAGGAGGGGGCGGAGAAGATGATTAATGACGTTCCATTCCTTCATGATTCTGTAATTGAGCGTAAAAGCATTGAAGTTATAAAAGAATATGAGCAAAAATATAATCAAAAAATAAGTATTCCAGTCCCAGTGGAGAACATGCTTGATGCGTTGTATGATTTTATAGTTGAACCTCAAGATTTATGCGCAAAACACAAGGCTGACGTACTGGCAGAACTCCATATCCTTGAAGGGCGCAGAGATATTTATATCGACAAATCCATACATCCGGATTATCATCCTGAAAAGTTAGGGCGTTACAACTTTACGCTTGGCCATGAGATGGGACATTGGATATTGCATTGCCCACAGATTTTAATGATGGAGCAAACACCTGACATATTCAAGCCCGGCGAGCCAGTAGTTATTTGCCGGTCATCGTCAAAAGAAAGGCGTGAAACTCAAGCTGATATCTTTTCAGGAATGTTTCTCATGCCGCACTATTTGCTTAGCGAGGCATGGATTGAGGCTACCGGCAGTGATGCTCCGGTTAATGTTTATGATGAACTCAATCAGCTTCGTACAGCAAGAGGTTTGCCGAAAAATGACCGTAGCGTAAGTTGCGAAATAGCACGAGAACTTGCTCCATTGTTTGACGTGTCGGCTCAAGCAATGCAGATACGACTGGACAAGGCTGGTTTCATTTCAACCGAGGAAGATTTACAGCCGTCTTTATTTTAACAGATATATTTTTTTATTAATCGTGTAACCTGTTAAGGTTACATAATACACAGGCAAATTAAGGAGAACTGAAAAATGGCAAATACTTATCATGCCAAAAAAGTGTTCAGGGTTGTTGACCGGGAGCTGTTGCAGAGATTCTTTGCAAAATTCGAAACGCAACTTCCGGTTGACTGGACGTTGGACAAGCCGAAAAAATTTACAAATGAACTCTTTGAAGCCTTTTTGAGTCTGGATGATGGACTAAAAACAACAATCGAGAGCGCTTTGCACGAGATTCATTCGGTCATTCAGCGGGAACAAAATGCCAAGATGATTCACGGATTATTGAATTTCGACGGCATAATTGTCCCGAATAAGATTAAAGATGGCTGTATCCAAGACCTTGCGATGTGGCTTTATCTTGAGTCTGAATCACTATGGATACAGTGCATTCGCTATGCGCTCACCGATAAATGTGCCGAACGTTTTTGGTTTGTCCGCCAATTGCCTTGCGACTTGGACTATGAAAAAGATTACTCTGATGATCAGTTTGAAGCTATGAAACGCGAAATATGCGCATTTGTGTATAAACGCGAAGGGCGTGGCAAACATGCCTACGTTGAATATTTCGAACGCGAGGGGCGGTATGAATACTTCTTTGTTTATCTGAGCAATTATATCACCCAAACTATGCAGTGGCGGGGCGGTGAAAAATTCAACCGTGAATTTGACTACAGTTCATATGAGATGGTGTTCATTTACGACCGTAAAGAGAGGCAACTTCAAGTAAAAACCACCGGAGTTCGCGATTACAAACTTTGCTTATGTATGATTTGGGCGGAGGCCATGCGCAATACCAAGATTACCGACGATGAACGCGAAAAACCAAGCTTTAATGTTGAACCGTTAATCAACGGGGATTATGCTTTGCCGCCGGACGCTGACGGAAAAGTAAAAAGGGCTTTTGTAACTGCGCTCGGCTTGAACATCCGGGGATGTCCAGGCAGTAAGCGTGTATTTGAAGAACCCAACGGCGGCATTCATGAAAAAATTCAAAATGAATGCAGTGGCGAGATTTACAATTCGATGATGGTCTACCCATACATGGCTAAAATCAGGATCGAACTTGGAGACGAATATGGTCGCTCAAGGAATCAAACTATAACCATAACCGAGGACTCCTGCAATATACATAACAAGAATCCAAAAGTTCGGGATGTTCTGCAGGACTGCCTTAAGAGGTGGAACCTTGTCGCGGCATGAATTCCAACCAATAGCTTCAATGCTGAACCTGCCCAATCCAGTATGGACTATTCATGAGCTTGGAAACGTTGATAATCCTCTTGTTGCCAATGGATTGCTCAAGGAACTACCTCGCGACAATGTGGCGAAATGTCCATGTGAGAACGGTCATTGGGAAGAAGTCAGCCGGATAAGCAATGGTTCGGGAAACGTTGCAGATACACTGTTTTGCCCTTATAGCGGATGTTTCGTCCAGTTGCCGAAAAACGCTCTCAGGCGGTGGAGTTTTGACGGCGGCCGGTTAGCCGAAATGCTCGCGGATGAGATGCATTGTGTGCAAAAACAAATCATACCTTTATTGCCAAACCAGCTTTGGAGTCTTGGAGAAAGCCAAAGGGCAATTGCAGGGCGAAGAAGACAGGTTTTCTTGGCTTTGCGCCTTAGCGAATCGGCGGAACACTTATACAGGTTGCTTCCCACGGGCAAAACGCCTATCTTATTCTGTGCTGGAGCAAATGCCCAATATACCAATAGCTTTGACTCCAACAGGATTTTTCTATTACATGAAGTTGCTTGGTTTGAGCATAGCGTCTTGAATATTGACATGGCAATACTAAACGACAGGCTGTCAGATAAACCTGTTGAACAACCGAAAGCCAAAGTAGCTGGAAGCAAGAGCCGTAATGACGCCATTATGAAAATAAAAGAAGAGTTGCGAGCAAGGTTGCAAGGAGCGAACCGTCATTATTGGCATCATTTCGACAACGGTAATGGTGAAAAACTGCTTCCGCGCCCAACCTTAGAACAAATAGCCACTGCTATAGGACGGAGCACCAGCACCGTTTCGCGTATAATCAACTCTGAACAAGACCGGGAATTAACAATGCTCTGGCAAGGAGGCAATGACGTCAATTTTGTAAAGCAATACCGCAGATAATGATCTGAATCACCATATTTTTCTTTGATTCCACTATCGGAAGGATTTTTCCGATAGTGGATTTTTTTTGCCATTTGAGGTGAAATGAACCTTCACGTCAAAAAAAACGAAAAAAAGTTCAAAAACATCAGAGTGATTTCCAAAAATCGGGAAAGAAAAAGGATAGAGGCACATCACTTTTTGAATTTTAACCCAAAGGGAAATATATGAATTACGGAAGCGTCTGCAGCGGAGTCGAGTCCGCTACACTGGCATGGAAGCGGCTCGGCTGGACTGCCAAATTCTTTGCCGAGGTCGAGCCGTTCCCGGTGGCGGTTTTGCATCATAGATTTGATGCGACACGTCCGCTGCGTTCGCTTGACCCAGCGGAAGCGGCCAGCGAAAAAGAGCGCAAAGAGCGTGACCGCTGGCAAAGATACAACGCCGAACTGCCCGATGGCGGCAGCATCCCGAATCTCGGCGATTTCACTCGAATAAAGGAGAATGATTATAATGGAAATATTGACTTGCTCGTCGGGGGAACTCCCTGCCAGTCGTATTCAGTTGCTGGCTTGCGAAAAGGAATCGAAGACCCCAGAGGCAACCTCGCGCTTGAGTTTGTTAAACTGGCTTATCGCACAGGCTCCCGCTGGATTTGTTGGGAAAATGTGCCGGGCGTCTTGTCGAGCGGGAAAGGACAAGATTTTGCCAGCTTCTTATCGCTTTTGTGCGGATGGGAAGTCGCAGCCCCAAAGCCACGATGGAGCAAATCAGGAATCATCACGCCAGCTTCAGGATGTTTCGGGTTGGCATGGCGAATTATGGACGCTCAATATACCCGAGTGGAATCTTTTCCCCACGCCGTGCCACAACGCCGACGCCGTTTGTTCGTTATCGGATATCTTGGAGAGTGGCTCTATCCCGCACAAGTATTATTTGACGGCGAAATGCGCGTTGGGGATACTCCGCCGCGCCGCGAAAAGAGGAAAAGACTTGCCAAAAATTCTCAAGGCGGCGCTCATACGGCAAAGTCAATCCGAATGCGCGGTGATTCCGGAAATGGAGGAAAAGGCGCACTTGTAGGAACTGAATTAAGTCACACATTGGCAACCGGAAATGACCAAACCATAGTCTGTTTGCCGGAGGATGAAGATAAGACCTGTTTTGACATTCGGCAGGTGGAACTCAACGAAACCGAGCTTGCGCCTACTTTAATCGCTACCGACTATAAAGGTGGCAAGGCGATTTCAATATACCATCAGCGCAAAGCTGAAAGCATGTGTCCGCTGGAAGAATGTTCAAACACACTCACCAACGGCACGGCACCGGGGCATCAGAATGCCGTTTGTTTTGAAAATCACGGCAACGACAGCCGGGTTAAAGAGGTTGAAGTTTCACCAACTCTCACGAAACGCCTCGGGACAGGCGGCAATAACACGCCAATAGTTTTCGAGAATACAGGCAAATGCAGCCGGGCAAATCAGACAAAAGTTTCTCAAACCATCACCTCATCGGCTACCAGTTCAAATAAACTACCGTTGGTGCTGGAGAAAAATAATAAGGTCGCATCGCATGAGCAACCCAGGTGCGAAAAAGATGCACAACGCAAAGACGGCGAACCGTCAGCTCACGATGCGGCCGACCTTTTAGGTTTTATCAAAAACGACGCCGGTGGCGACCAGGATGGCTATTGGGAGGATGTTTTTCCTACAATTAGAAGTCAGGTCACGCCAGCGGTTGCAGTCGCTGAAAACATCATCGGTCGCCAAGCCCAAAACGGCGGTAATGGAGTGGGCGCTAAGGAAGAAGTCAGTTATACCCTCAACTGCACCGGCGTTCATGGAGTAGCTCATAACGCTACCGTGCGGAGGCTGCTGCCAATCGAATGCGAAAGACTGATGGGATTCCCCGACAACCATACACGCATCCCTTGGAAGGGCAAACCGGAAGAAGATTGCCCGAACGCACCACGTTACAAAGCCTGCGGAAACAGCATGTGTGTAAATGTGATGAGCTGGCTGGGCGAACGGATAAACCAAGTTGAAAACAATATACAAAAGCAAGGACGCATATGAGCGAAAACACAAATTTAGAAGAACAAATCCGCGATAATGCGGTACAGCCAAAGTCGGCGGAAGTTGATGGGCAAAAAGTCGAACAGCATCCATTGAAAGACCAAATCGCCGTTGACTCTTACCTTGAGGGAAAAAAGGCAATGCGCCGGAAGAACTCTGGGCTGAAAATCACTAAACTTCAACATTCGGGGGCGTGACTATGTTCAAACGGATAAAATCAATGTTCCGTTCGCGAACGCCTCCCAAGACTTATATGCCGGTGATGCGTGGCAGGTTCGACGCGGCACAAACCACGAGGGATAACTCGAAACACTGGGGAGCGGCAGATCACCTGTCAGCCGATATGGAGGCATCGCCGGATGTTCGCAGAACCTTGCGGATGCGATCGCGCTATGAAGTAGCGAACAACTCCTATGCTAAAGGGCTGGTTCAGATGTTGGCCAACGATTGCATCGGAACTGGGCCACGATTGCAGATGCTCTCACAAGATGAAGATTTCAACGATGAGATTGAAGCTGAATTCATGATGTGGGCAGAGGCAATCAGATTGCCATCGAAATTGCGAACCATGCGAATGACACGATGTCAGGACGGTGAGGCATTCACGGTGATGGCGACCAATCCCAAGGTGCGACATCAAGTAAAACTTGACCTTACCCCGATTGAAGCAGACCGGATTTCGGGCGAGTTGATGTGGCAATCAGATGACAAAAGCATCGACGGCATAACCTTTGATTCGTGGGGTAATCCAAGTAATTATCGAGTATTGAAATATCATCCCGGCGACATGCAGTTTGCGCCGGGCGATGAAGCAATACAGGTTCCAGCCGATTATATGTTGCACATCTTCCGTCAGGACAGACCGGGGCTTCATAGAGGAGTTCCTGAGCTGACGGCGGCATTGCCGCTCTTTGCCCAACTTCGCAGATACAACCTTGCGGTGTTGAGCGCGGCTGAAGCGGCGGCAGATTTCGCGGCAATCCTCTACACCGACGCTCCGCCAAACGGCGAAAGCGATGAAGTGGAGCCGATGGACGCAATTCCGCTTGAGCGCAACATGATGTTGACCGTTCCGGCTGGCTGGAAGCTAAGCCAGCTTGATCCGAAGCAACCGGCGGCAAATCATGCTGAGTTTGTCAAGGTAATTCTGTCTGAAATTGCCCGGTGCGTTTGCTCAACATTTGGCACGGTAGCCGGGGATTTCTCCGGTTTCAACTATGCCAGTGGGCGGCTCGATAACCAAATCTACCACAAGTCAATAATGGTAGACCGTAGCTTTTGGGAAACCGAAGTTCTGAACAGGATATTTGCCCAGTGGATGAGGGAGTATGCTTTAACGAAAACATTCATGCCGGACTCAAATAGTTATCCACGGCACACATGGTTTTGGGATGGATTCCCGCATGTCGATCCGGGCAAAGAAGCAAAAGCACAGCAACTCAGGCTTGACAACAACACAACCACGCTGGCGGCAGAATGCGCCAAAGACGGACAGGATTATATGTCGGTCTTGAGGCAACGAGCCAAAGAGTTCAATCTCATGCGTGAGATGGACATACCGTTTGACGGCGAACAAGTGCCGGAAGATATAACCGAAGAACCCGAAGAAGAGGGTTCTGAACCAAAGGAATGAAAAAATATGAGTGATTTTCTGCTGATTGAAGCAGCCGGTGGCGGCAAGCCCAAGGTAAAGGGGCTGGCGTACTCTGGCGGCAAGATGAACTTGCCGGGATGGAAACATCCGGTGGTCGTTGAGCTTGCCGGGATGGAAATCCCGGACAATGTGCCGCTATTGACCAACCATCAAAACAAAACCACTTCGCGGGTTGGGATGGTGATGGCAACGGTCAAAGACAACTCGTTGGAGATTGACGGCGAGATTATCTCTGAAAACGGCGACGCCAAAGACATCGTGGCGCAAGGTAAATCCGGCGCTGACTGGCAACTTTCCATCGGAGCGGATGTGGTCAAGTGCGAATTCGTCAAAGCCGGTAGCCGTGAGGTCAACGGCAAGATGTGCGACGCGCCGTTCTATCACGTTAAACAATCTGTCCTGCGTGAAGTGTCGGTCGTCGCAGTAGGCGCTGACTCCAGCACAAAAATGAAAGTAACAGCAAGTTTTAACCTTAACTCAAACCAAGGAGGCGACATGCCCGAAGACAACAAACAAGAAGTTCAAGACAAGGAAACTCCCGAAATGAACACAGAAGAACAAACTGAAACCACCGAGCAGGAGCAGGAAATCCAGGAACAGCCCAAGGATGAGGCTGAAGCTGTGGCTACTCCTCCGACCATTCAAGCCAGCGCACAGGAAACGGCGCAGGATGCAATCAAGGCAGAACGCAAGCGTGTTTCTGAAATTCAGGCGATTTGCGACGGCGAATATCCAGAAATCGAACGCGAAGCCATCTCCAAAGGCTGGGAGCCGGAAACCGTAACCGCCAAGGTATTGAAAATGATTCGTGCTGAACGTCCGAGCGCCGATGTGAACATTTCCATTAAGAGCAAGCCCGAGGGCAATGAAATGCGTAAAACCCTAGAGGCGGCAATGAGTCTGCGTGTCGGACTTAGTGCTGACGAGCTTGAAAAGAGCTACGGCGGCAAAGTTGTCGAAGCAGGAATGACTGAAATGGACATGCCGCTTCGCCAGATGTTGGTTGAATGCATGAAACTGGACGGCATTCCGGTACCGCGCGGTTTTGACAACGATTCGATTCGCGCCGCTTTCAGCACTGTAAGTTTGCCCGGCATTCTTTCAAACGTAGCCCATAAGAAGTTGCTGCAAAGTTTCAAGGCTCAGCCGGTCATCGCCACCAAGCTGTGTTCCAGCGGCGATTTGAACGACTTCAAGGAAAACGACCGCTTCCGCTTGACAGACGTTGGCGATTTGCTCCCGGTAGCCGCCGATGGTGAAATCAAAGACGGTGGACTTGTTGAGGAAACCGCCAAGAACCAGCTCGACACCTACGGCAAAAAGTTTTGCCTGACTCGCAAAATGATTATCAACGATGACCTCGGTGCGTTCATGAAAGTACCGACCGCAATGGGCAACCGTGCGGCACGGCTGATTGACCAGCTCTTTTTCAGCCGTTTGTTGAGCAATCCGGTTCAGAGCGATAATAAGGCTCTGTTCCATACGGCTCACAAAAACTTGATTAGCGGGGCGACTTCAGCTTTGGGTAGCGACAGCCTCAAGAAAGCAATCCAGCTTTTCCTTGACCAAGTCGATGCGGATGGGCAACCCATCAGCGTTGAGCCGAAATACTTGCTTGTGCCGACCGCACTCAAGCATTTGGCGATTGAACTTACCCAAGGTGCAACACTGGTTATGAGCGGTGGCAACGACAATACGGTTCGCCCGGCGATTAACGTAATCGCAGATGAAAACCTGCAGGTTGTCAGTTCTCCGTATCTTGGCAATGCGGCATATACCGGCTCATCTCAAACCGGATGGTATTTGTGGGGCAATCCGCAGACCGTCGACAGTTGGGAAATCGGCTATCTCAAAGGCAAACGCACTCCGACTGTTGAGCGCGGCGATACTGATTTCAACACTTTGGGCATGTGGTTCAGAGTTTATTTCGACCTTGGCGTTCGTGAGCAAGACCATCGTGGCATGGTCAAAGCCAACGGCGCAGCGTAAACAAAAACAACTTAAACAGGAGATTTATCTATGAGCGCAATATTTAAACAACGTGGTGATTCTGTCAACTATGTTCCCGACGCAGACGTTTCTGCCGGGGATGTAATCATTCAAGGCGACCTTGTCGGGGTCGCTAAACTCGACATCAATGCCGGAGACCTTGGCGCGCTGGCGCTGACCGGGGTCTACTCATTCCCGAAAGCTACCGGGGCAAGCACGGCAATCGCCGCTGGAACCAAGCTCTATTGGGACGGCACACAGGCAACCGCTGATGCCAATGACGGCGAAACCGAACCGACTGCCTATCCCTACATCGGCAAATCCATTGCCTCCGCAACCGACGATGACGCGGCAGTGGAAACGAGGCTTTGTCCGTGAGCAACATGTTGCAACAAGGCGAACAATGGCTTGAAAACCAACGCAAAAAATACCTGTCCGCTCCAGTGGTCTATGTGTTCAAGGACGGCACAGAGCTGAACCTTGAAGCCACCATCGGACGGACGGTGTTTCGCGCTGAAAACGAGTACGGGGCAACAGTCAGGACGGAGAGCCGTGATTTTTTCATCGCGGCAACCGACCTTGAATCTGACCCGGAACGCGGCGATGCGGTTTTTTATGACGATCATCGCTTCGAGGTGCTTGCGCCAAACAATGAACCAGTATGGAGATGGACTGGGTCAGGTCGGTTGACCCGCCGTATCCATACCAAAGACGTTGGGGAGGTAGGCCATGCCGAACGGGAATGATCAGCCGGGACATCAGGAGCTTTGGGAGGCTCTAAACGATGCAAGACTCGATATTGCCGAGTTGAAGGGCATGATTTCCATGCACTTTAAAGATGGCTCAGCACATCATGTTCCGCCGTGCCGGGCGGTGCAGGATGTTCAACGGTCGATTTTATCGGCTACTGGAGCGGCAGTTTTGGCGTTGATTACCGCACTTGGGGCAATGGCAATGGAACTTTTCAGGAGGTGAAACTATGCCAGAAATTCTCAAAATTGCCCAGGCGGTAGCCGATGAGTTGAGCGAGTTTGACGCAAAAGTATCGTTTGTTCCCGAGTTTGAACTCAGCGAACTTGACGAGATGCGCATTGCCGTGGTTCCGCTCTCAACGGAATACAAAACGCTCAGCCGGTCATCGCATAGCGAACTGTTGAAAGTTTCGGTAGGCATTCTCAAGCGCGGCAATGAAACGGAACTTCTGGCTCTCTTGAAGTTTGCTGAGGACGTTGGTTTGCGTTTTTTGAACTGTAAACTTGCTAGAGCAACATGTGTTTCGGTGGCTTATGATCCGATCTACAGTCCGGAGCTTCTGCGCCAGCGCAATCAATTCACCAGCGTCATCCAGCTTACTTTCAAGCAAATCCAATGAAAGTACATACCGAGTTTGACGCACGGCGGGTACTGGTTTGTGTCAGGCGCGGCAACATCACTGGATTGCGACGCGCTGGTGCGTACATCCGCAAGTCCGCAAGAAACAGGGTTCGCAAAAGCCGCAAGGCCTCGATTCCCGGTTCGCCGCCGCACACTAGGCAGGGAGTTCTCAAACGCTCTTTGCTGTTCGGCGTGGAAAAACGTCGCCAAGCGGTGGTGATTGGCCCAGCTGAAAAGTTTATCGGCACAGCAATGTATCCGCATGAGTTCGGAGCGCGTTACCACAAACGCCGTTATCCCAAGCGGCCTTTGATGAACCCGACGCTAAACAAAACAATCAACAAACTTCCCAAATTATGGAAAAATTCTGTAAAATCATAGGAGACAAAAATTATGGCAGTAGTACTTGGACTTGACGCAAAACTCTTGCGTGGGGCGGCCGGAAGCACCGGCGCGACCGAGGTGAAAAACGTCAAAGATTTGACCTTGAGCCTTGAGTCAGGCGATGCTGACGTAACCACAAGAGCCACGGAGGGGTGGCGTGCTTCCGTGGCGACTTTGAAAGAGGCGTCATTGGAGTTCGGCATGTTGTACGATACTGAGGACGCAGACTTTCAAGCATTCTCGGACGCTTACTTCAACAACACCGCAATCGCCTTGTTCATCACCGACGGCGCAGGCAATGGTTTGGACGCCGATTTCTCAATCACTGGCTTTTCCGTTGAACAGCCGTTGGAAGAAGCATTGAGCGTGTCCGTAACCGCAAAGCCAACCGCATCTGACCGCGCACCAAGCTGGACTGGAGGTGGCAGCTAATGAAAAGTTTCACTGACAACGCCGGGCGTTCATGGGTAATTGCCGTGAACGTGGGAACGGTAAAAAGGGTTCGGGCGATGTGCGAGGTTGACCTTGCCAACATCATCAGCATGGAGCCGGGCAAACCGCCGAATGTGGAGGTGCTTGAACAGCTTGCCGGCGACCCGGTTCTGCTGGTTGACGTGCTGTACGCCGTTTGCAAAGAAGAAGCCGATGCGAAGAACATATCTGATATCGACTTCGGTCAATCAATGGCTGGCGACGCTATCGAATTGGCAACGGCGGCATTACTTGATGAGGTGGTTGATTTTTTCCCCGAGGGGAAGCGGCGAATCCTGCAAAAGGTACTGAACGCCACTCGTCGCTTCCAGGAAAAAAGCAAGGCGGCGCTGAACGACCTGCTCGGCGACCCAACGCTGGACAGCAAAATCGACGGCGCATTAGAACAGTTGACCAGCTCATCAGCGAACTTGCCGGAATCTGCGGATTAAATCCCGATCCGTTCACGCTGCGCGAGCTATTGGCAATGACCGAAGCTCGCGGGCGTTTCGAATGGGAACAGACCTCCAGCTTAATGGCACTTGTAGTCAATTTGACTCGCAATCCCAAGAAAAGCAAAGCGGCAAAGGCGACGGATTTTAATCCGTATTACGTCAAACCCAAGCCAATAATCACGGCTCCGCTTTCAATGCTAAAAGACGTATTCGTCAGGCAGAAACAAACTCAACAACAGGAATCTTAATGTCAATATCCAGTAATATCCGCGCGGGAGCGGCTTATGTCGAGGTTACCGCCGAGACAAGCAAGCTCCAACGTAATTTAACCCAGGCGCAAGCTCAGCTTTACAGCTTTGGGCGTACTGCCACCGCTATCGGCCGCGATTTGATGGTCGCTGCTGGGGCGATGGCTGTGCCGCTGGCGCTGTCGGTTAAAAGTTTTGCTAATTTTGACGATCAGATGCGGTTGGTTCGGGCAGTAACGAAAGCCACGGAAGATGACTTTGAGTCGTTGACCAAGACTGCTCAAAAGCTTGGTCGTGAGACCAGTTTCACCGCTTCGCAGGTGGCACAGGGCATGACCAGCTTGGGGCGCATGGGATTTTCTCCGCAGGAAATCCAGTCATCAATTCAGCCGGTACTTGATTTGGCGAGAGCAACCGGCACGGAGCTTGGCGAGGCATCCAATATCGCGGCGAACTCCATGCGGATTTTCGGAGTGGAGGCGTCGAAGATGTCCAGCGTGGTCGATGTGCTGACGGCGGCGGCGAACGGTTCGGCGCAGACCTTGACTGATTTGTTCGAGGGACTGAAAATGACCGGGCCGCAAGCCAAAGCAGCAGGGGAGAATATCCAGGACACCGCTGCAGCATTGGGTGTTCTGGCCAACCTTGGGATTAAGGGTTCGCTGGCTGGCACAGCTTTGCGTAAATCCTACTCAAGATTTGCCAAGGTCAAGGTGCGCGAGAAGCTAAAGGAAGTCGGGGTTGAAACCGCCGACGCCAACGGCAACTTGCGTAAAATGGCCGACATTATGGCCGACTTGGGCAAGGTCATGAACGACTTGCCCACCGCTGAAAAGCTCGCCTTTGCCGAGGATATTTTCGATATTCGCGGTTCACTGGCTGGCTTGAGTTTGGGCGGTAACACCAAAGAGCTTGACGCATTTATTGCCAAGCTAAAGGACATCGATGGCACCGCCAGGCAGACCGCATCTGAAATGGATGCCGGGCTTGGCGGTTCGTTCCGCTTGTTTCGTTCTGCGGTCGAGGGCGCGATGAACGCTATTGGCAAGGCGCTTGAGGGAACGCTCCAGCCGTTTGTCGATAAGCTAACCAGCGTAACCTTGGCGGTTGTTGAATGGATTGAAGCAAATCAAAGCATGGTAACAGGCTTTGCCGTGGCGGTTGCCGGGGCGGCGGCGCTGGGGGCTGGATTGGTAGCCATCGGCATGGCGGCAAAGGCGGCTTCTGCAGGAATCAGCGTGGTTCAGGGTGTATTGCAAGGCTTTACTTTTGTACAGGGATTATTCGTTGCCAAAGGCACGGCGATGGGTTCTTCGATTTCCTTGCTGACTCAAGCGTTCGCCAATTATCGCAACGCCGCTATGCCTGCAATGGTCGGGACTTCAAAGCTGCTTGCGGCATTGAACTTGCCGATTGACTCGCGAGCTAAACAAATCGCTGCAGGTCTTATATTAATGAATAAGGCGGAAACCGCGTCGACTGCAAAATCCATGCTGGCGGCAAAATGGGCGGCGGCAACAACCTCAATGAAAAATTTCAGCTTGGCAACCGTCGCCGCGACTGCAACCACCAAAGCAAATACCGCCGCTTCAATCATCGCTACTGGAATTTCCAAGGCATTAGCTGGAGCGAAAGCATTTGCCGCCGGGGCAATCGGATTATTTAGCGCGGCGAACATCAAAGCCGCAGCAGTTGCGACGGCTGGAGGGGCAACGAATTTGTTCCTTGCGGTTACGACCAAGGCGGTTGCGGCTGGATATTTGGCAGCAAGCGCAGCGGCGGCAGCGTTCTGCGCAATTCCGGTTTCTTGGATTTTGATTGGGATTGGGGCGGCACTGGCTGGAGTGGTTATTGCCTTGAGTCAGGCTGGCAAATACACCGCTCAACTCACTGATAAAATGAGTAAGCTCCGTGAGAAAGGTGATCAGCAACGGCAGAGCGATCAGCTCCGCATGGAACGGCTTCAACAGCTTGCCGGAAAGCAAAAACTTTCCAATGCGGAGATGGCGGAAGCTGAAAAACTCTCCGGCGAATTGCAGAAAAAGTATGGTGACCTTGGCATATCCGTTGATAAAGTCGGCAACAAGCTCTCTATCGCCGCCGGGGCGCAAGGCAAGCTCAACGAGGCGATGAAAAAGGCTTCATTGGCTGAACTTGACGCTGAGATGGCTGAAATAAGAGCCAACCTTAAGGAGCTTGGCAAAGAGAACGAGGCTCTGCAATCCTATTGGAACAATAATTTGTGGAGTCAGATGTCAGGTCGTCAGCAAGAGGCGATGGACAAGCTCGAAGTCAATTCCAATAAAGCTGCGGCAATGCGTACCAAGCTTGGAGCGTTGCGTCAGCGTAAAAAAGCGATTGAGGGCGGCGACCAGAAAGCCGTCACTGGTGAAGACGGCAAATCTACTCAAGATAAGGTGGAAGAACACAAAACCCAGAGTAAAGCCGCTAAAGATGCCGCCGATGATGCGGCAAAGCGGGTAGCCGATATCGACAAACAGCTTGCTCGGGAACGTCAGACTGAATTGCAAAATGAGATTGCTGATATTATCGCACTGCGGGACGAGTACAAGCAATTGATAAAAACCATGCTCGACTTTGAAAAATCCAAAGCCGACGACAAGCAGGACAAAAAGAAAATTGCCGAGCTTGAGGGCAAGCTTGCCGAGGCAGACCGCACCGCCAATCAGCGAGTAAAAGAGGCTCAAGGCAAGGCGCGAGAGAAAATGGAAAAGGATGTTGCGGATTATCAAAACCGCTTTGCATCTAACGAAAAATCCATCAAACAACGCCGCACGGAACAAGCTCAAGACCGCAAGATTGACGAAACGCTTGAGAACGACAAAGGCGCTGGAATCGAAATGCTCCAAGGCATGATTGAACAGTACCGCCAAGCCGCTGAAGCCGCTAAAATCCAGTTCCAGGAGGAGCTTAAAAAAGCGCAGGCTGACGGTACAATTGACGATAAAGAGCGCGCCAAGCTGGACAATATCCAAGCTGGCTACAGTCAAGCAGAATCAATGCTCGACAAGTATGAGGGTAAACTCCGCGAGGCGCAGGACGGTACGCAACAGGTAGCCGAGGATGTAAAACCGCAAGGGGCTTTCCTGGCGGCGGCGCTTTCAAATATTGGCGAAAGTTCAGCGGCTGACCGTACCGCCAAGGCGACCGAATCGGTGGCAAGCAACACCAAAAAAACAAACGATTTAATCAAAAAGAACTCAGGTATGGGAGTATTTACATAATGGCAACACGCATAGAAAAAGGATTTTTCGACCTTAACCGGAGCATCAACGCCGAGGGATATCTGACCGCAATGGAAGTGCCGTACATCGTCTTTGAGGTTGATGACGAGGAAGCGGCGCTGGATGCGGTTCATTTAGAGGCTGAACAGGAGATTGGGCGGCTTCGCTTGCAGAGTATTGAAATTGACGAACGCATCAACGAGGACACTTTCAAAGTTCGGGCAACATACGAACCGCTGGTTTATGAAACCGATGGCGATACCCCGGAAATGGAGCCGAGTTTCGCTTTCGATACTGGCGGAGGTTCTCGGCATATCATGCAGAGCCTCAAAACAACCAATAAATATCCATCCAGCTCACCGGATTTTGGCGGTGCAATCGGAGTTGATAATGAGGGCAATGTCAATGGCGTGGACGTGACTATCCCGACGATGAATTTCACTGAAACCCATTACATGAGACCGTCGAAAGTTTCAACCCGATACAAGCAAACCATTGCAGATTTGACCGGGAGCGTCAATAATTCCAAATTCAAAGGCTATGATGCTGGAGAAGTTTTATTCCTTGGCGCTTCGGGTTCAAGGCGTGGTAAACGTTCTGACGATTACTGGGAAATTACCTTCAAATTTGCGGTGTCGGTCAACGTCAAAAACATGAAAGTCGGCGACCTGACCGTGAGCAAGAAAGACGGTTGGGATTATCTGTGGGTACGCTATCACAACGATGTTTCAGACGATCAGAAGAATCTAATTAAAAAGCCGGTTGGGGCTTACGTTGAGCAGGTCTACGAAGCAAAAAACTTTGGTGCTTTGGGGATTGGCCGATGACCAGAACAAGTTCTGGACTTCGAGAAAATCCTCATGGATTTTCCGTACTTTTTAGGAGAGTGAATTATCATGAATAAGGTTAAAACTGGACAGAAAGTTAATATCGCCGCTTCGACTTGGAACTCATTTATTGATGCGGCGAATCACACCAAGAATCTGCAAAGCGGAGGCATTAGCGCCGTTACTTCAAAAGGCATGTTCAAAACCGGGATTATGCTGGTTCAAAACGCCGCAGGGAATTTACTCAAGGAATTTACTCCAGTGGCATTGACTGATTTGATTATCACGCCAGAGAAGAACGAAAAGGAGTTCAAAACCCATGTCGCGGTATTGAAAGCCGAGGAGTTTGACGCAGACAACAAGGAGACCGCCACGATAGCTATTTTGCAGGAGCCAATTGATGACGGCAAACTTGGCCGCGCGATGGTCTTGGGGACGACTCCGGCAAAGGTGAATATTCAGGACAAGGAACATCTCTGTGCTACTCCAACCGATGACGGCAAACTCGAATCCAACGATAAAGGCGATTGTCGAATTGTTTGGAAAGCTGATGATACAGGCGAACAATGGACATTACTTCTGCTTGGTGGTGGAGGCAAAGCCGCATGGGAGTACGATGGGCCATTCGCAATCGAATGGGACAGTGAAACAGAGCAAATCAAAGTCAAAGCTGGATATTTGAGCCGCAATGGCGAATGGCTGGAAGTGAGCGAAACCGAGCTTGCACCGTCTGAGGGATATATCTGTGTTTGCAGCCAAATCGATGACGAGGGCAACTGGAGTGAGCCGGAAGTGGAAATCTCCACGCCGGGCAAAGAGGCATATCCGATTGGCTACTGCGAGATGAAAGACGGCAAGGCAAAACTTTCCTGCTACGGCGTGCCAGTGGTAATTCTGATAGTTTCGGAAGTTTGCGAGGCTGACACATGAGCGAGGGTTCAAATAAATTATGGCTGCATCACGAAAACAAACGGCTCATTCGCAAAGAGAAAAACGGCAAGTTGGTCATTTGTTGGGTTTGCCCGTGCTGTGAGCCGAAAGTCATTGCTTCAAAGATTACCAACAGCCGTTACGAATCGCAAAAACGCTGGAATCTGCGTCCGTATCAGGGTGATAAGGTTGGCTTGCCGGGCGCAAGATGGCGACTCCGGGATGTGGGCGAAGCTCATCACAACAACCCGGACGCAAACTGTAGTGGAACCCAGTACAACAGCGGCATAGTCGATGAAAACGGCAAGCTGGTCGGTCTGCCCGACGAGTTCGTTTCCAGCTATTCATACAACGGCTATATGCAACTTCAACAGGGGTGCATTCGTGAGGACGGCAACATCGAATGGCCGTGTCCCAATGGATAAAAACAGAGGATTTCAATGTTCAAATTTAATGAAAAAACTTACAATCACATGCCGTTTGCGGCTTACGATAAAGACGTCAATGCAAAGCAATTTTGCTGTTTGATGATTAACGGTTTGTGGAAGTTGCATCACTTCGACGGCGAAAGCTGGCAACGGATAAACACACATCTCCCGAAGGATGCAACCGAGTGTTCACCGACCGCTGAATGGGAGGACTGCATGTGGAAGATTTCATTTGTCGCTGGAGGCTTCGAGGGTGGTCGGCAGTTCAAGCTCTACCGTATGTTGGGGCTGAATGGCACACCAATGGAGCAATGCCCGGCTGATGTTGGCTTTGTGTGGAAAGACCGCATCGCCTATGCCGGACGGCGCGGGCCGCTGTTCGTCATCGATCCCGAACAGCACATGGAGATAAAATTTCACAACGTCGAATTTCTCTACCGGGTTTCCTATGATGCAAGCAATCCGCGAATGCTGCTGATTTCAGGTCAGTTGCATGGCGGCGAGATTTTCTCTTGGGCGTATCATCCGGAGATGAACCGGCTCTTTGAAGTCATTGCCGATGGTCGAGTCGCCTACAAAGCCGCGAGTTGGAATAGCGACTGTTACTACGCTGAACGTCGGGGTGGCGACGATTTCGAGGAACGCCATATCCGTAAAGCTCAACATCTGCAACTCAAACCTTTTATTGTGGATGAATATGTCTCGCTGAATATCGAAAATACAGCAAGCGACATAGCACCGGAGTTTGAATAATGAGTTGTAATTGTCATGGCAAAAACGGTGTCAGCGTCGGCAGAACTTCTCCCTATGACCAATGTAGTAGTTGTGCAAAGAAGCACATTGTCAAGGCGTGGAGTCTGTGGAATGAATTTACTTACCTTGATGACAACCGCGATACGATATCGGGGCAACTCCGGCTGGCGGTGGATCATCTGATGTACGATCACCGCGATACTGCGCTCAAGGCTCGTAATTTAGCAATGCTCATTGAGGAAAACCGAGATAAAGAAATTGGCAGTCAATGGCAAGAGCTACTTGAGGCGGTTCGGGGACATTTTTATGCCGATAATCCGCGAATGGCAAAACGGCTAAACAAACTTAAAGAGGAAAGATAATATGCAACAGGTGCAAATGTATTTAAGGGCGAATTCGACCTTGGCTACGCTGGTTGATGAGTTCAATCAGACGCTGTCGTCGTCGAGCGTCCCGGCGATTGTGCGGGGGATGCAGGTTGAATTGATTTTGACTTTGCTTGATCGTGACGGCGAACCTTATTCACCACTGGATTTCGATTCATGGGAGTTCGTACTGGCAACCGACTGGGATGCTGGAACACCACCGCAAATCTTGGTAAATTCAGGTATTACTATTGACGGTAGCAACGTCCATGTGCCGATTCTGAACACCAACACCGCTGAACTTGCGGCGGCATTGTCGACAAAGGAATCAATCAAAATTGGCGCTGAACTCTGTGGATTTAATGCAGGAGAAACCACTCCAGCATTTGTTTTACAGTTCAATCTTGGCATCCGCAACCGGCGCAGTTCGTCAGGCACCGGCACGGCTGAACCTGTCGGCGACGGAACTTACAGCGCGGCGCAGGTTGATGCGTTGTTCGCCGCCGGATACGATGTTCAATTCTCAATCGACGGCGAAACTCTCTGGCATGAAGAACAGCTCTTTGGCGACCAGTATTTTCGCATCCGCAATGCGGCATATGAAAACAGCGCCTATTCTGACGCAATCCAGCTTCTACCCGGAGCCATCGGCGAACCCGGCGAGAGTTCTTACATCTACGTTGCCTGGGCAACCGCCGATGACGGGACTGGATTTGTCACTGAACCGGGCAACCTGACCAACGCACACAAATACATCGCGTTCCTGGTCAGCGAGGTTGAAACCGCAGAGCTTTCCGCATCGGATTTTGCCGGACTATGGACAAAATATCGCGGTGAAGATGGCCAAGGCGTGGGTGATATGACCAAGGCGGTCTATGATTCAGATGACGACGGCAAGGTAAACGCCGCCGTCCATGCCGACAGCGCTGGAGCCGTTGACTGGTCTAACGTCGGCAACAAACCATCGGAGTTTACGCCTGAAGTTCACAATCACAGCATAGCGACATTGTCCGACCCGGTGAGGCAGAAAGCCGTCACCGAAAGCAACCCGGCAACGCTGTATGTCGATACGCCGATTATCCGCAAAAGTTCGCATAGCAGTTCAACGCTGAATATTGATTTTACCGCGATAAAAGACACGTTCGACGGTGAAGCTTATTCCGTGGTCAATGGAGATTTTTTCACTTGGGAATATCACGTTCCGGCGTCTGTGAATATTACCGGGATAATCGTTGGTTCGCTCAATTCGACCATGACTGGCATCAGCATCCCGGAGGCAATTGATCTGATTGGTGGCAATAACACCGTCCATGTCTTTGCGGTGCGCGGAGTCTATAAATCCGGGGCAGTAAACAATCTTGCTTTGCAGGTCAACTATGCCTACAGTTATGAGGGGTGAGCATGGCAAAAATTCCATTTAAATTCAACCCGCTTGGCTGTAAAAATCTGACGGTCAACTCTGCTCGATACGGTACGGCTGGAGTGTTCAACTACCTTTCAAACGGACGTTGCAATCAGAGCGCGATGCAGATTTCAGGGACGGTTTTGCTGTCTCATCGGGTCTATTCGCAGTATCTGTTTTCAGGCGGCACGGCGACTCAAACCGAGATTAACTATGGCGCAAGACAGTACGTCAGCGGCGGCACGGCGATCAGCGCGGCGGTCAATTCAAACGGATATCAATATGTTTATTCAGGCGGCGCGACGCAGGAAGCCAAGGTCAATTACAGCGGACGCAAGATTGTCAGCAACGGCGGCACGGCGGTAAGTGCGCAGGTTGCTTCGCGTGGTTACATGAGCGTTTGTTCAGGCGGTCAAGCCCACGGCGCAGTAGTCAGTTACGGCGGTTATATCTATTTGAGCAACGGCGCTTACGCGAGCGGAGTTGAGATTAAATCCAACGGTAGCGTGTACCTCAACGGCGATTGTGAAGCGATCGACACCATAATTTCAAGCGGTGCGCAGTTTATCGTCAACAACAGCCAGCGGGCAAATGGCGTAAATGTTCAGAGCCAAGGCAGATTTTATGTATCGTCGGGCGGTACTGCTTTGAATGTCAGTGCGCAACCCAACTCCTACATTATCGCCGGAATTTACGGCTATGATGAACGGACGGTAGTCGATGGTTCGCACGAATCCGGCGCATTCAGCTTGAGCGATGGGGTTGCAAATAACTGGCTGATTTACGGCGACCGCCAGTATGTCTATTACGGTGGGACGGCAATTTCAACCACGCTTCATTCGGGCGGCTCGCAGGTGGTTTCATTCGGCGGCGTTGCCAGCGATACCATCGCCAATTCCTACGGCAGATTATATGTCTACAGCTCGGGAACGGCGAAAAATCCAATCGTTAGTTCGGGCGGTTACATGGAACTTCAGCAAGGCGGCATCGGCGAAAATATCACGCTTGAAAGCTATGCGTCGATGGGAGTTTATCAATTTTCGTTCGCTTCCGGCACGGTGATGTCCAGCCGCTCGTATCAGTATGTTTCGCTTGGAGCGTCATCGGTTGATGCAGTGATTATGTCGGGTGCGACCCAGTTTATTTCACAGGCATCTTATGCCAGCGGCACGGTGATTTCAAGCGGCGGTTATCAGGTGCTGTCTTACGGTGGGCAAGCCTACGACACAGTAATCTCGCCGGGCGGTCAGCAACGGATTTCGCACTACTGCACCGCAGGAGGATTGTCGGTATGTTCAGGCGGTCGCGGCTATTGCTACAGCCAAAGCGTCGCCAACTCCGTGACCATCGACGAGGGCGGCTACTATGACCTTGGTGCACACTGCAAAGGCTCGATTTATCACGTCGCTTTGGGAGGGACATTGAACGTCGGCAACAATGCCAGTGCTTTGGCGGTGACATCCGAAGCTGGAGCAGTAGTCAACAGCGGAACAAGTTCATTTATCGAATACACAACATAAGGACAAAAATGCAAAATCTAACCATAAAATGCGGTGCGCAGCCAAGCGCACCAGAGGTACGACAGCCTCCAGTCTTTGCGCCGCCGCCTGAACAGCTCACGCAAGAAGCGGTTGAGGAAATCAGATTTGATTATAATGACGGCGTGAGGGTTTCGTTTCCCAAATCGGGCAAGTACCGCTGTATGCTGACTGATATGGACAGCGGGGCGGTAGTCTATAACATGGACGTTGAACCGGGGGTAACCGTTGCGAGTGTGAAGAAGTTTTTTGTGCCGTACAGAATCGATATTTTTGGAACTAAATCCAAGAAAAACGTGTTTTTTCACGACTTTAATCCGAAAAACAGAGATGTGCTGGTGCAAATCCCAATCGGGACGCTCGGCGACACTATTGCCTGGTTTTCCTACGTCGAGCGTTTTCAGCAAAAACATCAATGCCGATTACATGTGTCGATGGCTCCTTGGATTGCGGAGATTTTCAAGACTCAATATCCCGATATTCACTTCATTACGATGGATGAGGCTGCAAAACTCAAGCCGTATGCAACCATCAATCTCGGGCTGTTTTTTCAGGACAACACAGATAATCAGCCGGTTGATTTTCGTCAGGCAGGCTTGCATAAAACCGCCGGGTGCATTCTCGGGCTGGATGACCTATCAGAAGTACCACCAAGGGTGGATTTGTCAGCGCTACGCTCAATCAAAGAGCCGTATGTGGTGATAGCGACGCAAGCAAGCAGTCAGGCAAAATACTGGAACAACCCCAACGGCTGGCACGAGGTCATCGCTTATCTGAAATCTAAAGGCTACCGGGTGCTGTGCATCGACAAAAATCGAGTCTGCGGCGCCGGTGTGGTGTGGAATCATATTCCGCATGGGGCTGAGGACTTTACAGGCGATTTGCCGTTGCAGAAGCGCATTAATCTTATCAAAGATGCCGACATGTTCATCGGCTTGAGTTCGGGATTGAGCTGGTTGGCGTGGTGCTGCAAAGTTCCGGTACTGCTCATCAGCGGATTTACCGCCGAAAACAACGAATTTCACACGCCGTACCGGGTAATAAACCATCGTGTCTGCCATTCCTGCTGGAACGATATGCGCTGCGATTTCGACCACTTCGACTTTCTGTGGTGTCCGCGCCACAAGAACACCGAACGGCAATTCGAATGCACAAAATTCATCACGCCGAAAATGGTAATCGATAAAATTAAAATCATCAAACACGGAGGCAAATCATGCAAATAGATCAGTACGGCTTTGAGGCGAGAAGCATGTTTTTTCAACGCAAACAACTCCAGCCTTACCGGGTTGTGGAGACCGCGTCGGCAACTTTTATGTGTTTCGGCGACGAACCGCAACGCCCGATTCACCGCATCACGAAAAACGGCACGGAGACCGTTGTTGAGTGGGCGTTCGGGGCGTGGAACGACAAAGAAACCCTTGCTTATGTGCCAATCAATCAAACCTTGGAGGTGTAGAATATGGACACAAAATTCGATTCTTTGCTTGGGCAGATGCGCGAATCCGACGGTTCAGGCGGCGAAATTAACTACACCATCAACGGTCAGGAGCCAGACGAAAGCGGTAATTTTGCCGTTACGGCCGCCGGGGTCGGTGCGGCTGAGGATGTTCATGCTCACATTATCGCTGACGTTACCGGTCTGCAAAGTGCTTTGGACGACAAATCTGATGCCGAACACAGTCACGAGCTTGTTGGCTCGGTGGCGGTTGGCGGCGAAACCGTCAGCGGCGAGATTACTTTGGAGGCGTCGGACAATATTCTGTTATCCGCTTCCGGTCAGGAAATAACCATCACCGGCGAACCATATGCCGTCACCGTCGCCGCATCGATTCCCGATTCCAATACCAGTAATACCGAACCGGTCAAAATCTTTTCAGGCACGCAGGCTGACTGGGATGCTTTCACGCCCGAAAGCAACGTCCGTTATGTGGTTTTCATTCATGAATAGGGAGGCGTGATGCTTTACACAATAAACAATATTTACCCGGATATGAATTTCGCCTTTACCTTGACCGCGGGGACTTTGGGACTGGCTCCGCTGGCGCATACTCACGGCATTGGCGATATAAGCCAGCTTGCCGACGAACTTAACGGTAAAGCTGATGGCGGGCATCAGCACGAGGCGGTTCCGGCAGTAATCGTCGACCGGGATCGGTTGACTGGGAATATAACTCTAACCGGCGCTGGTTCAGTCGCCGCAAATAAATCGGGTTCAATTATAACCATCGCTTCAGCCCCGGCTCAATCCGGCAATGTCGCGGCGTTCCGCAACGCCAATCCGGCAAGACGGCACACCATGCTCAAACTCTTTTTCGGCGACTGCCGCAGCATCGACAGCGATTCAGAAAACTTAATTTTTACGGAGGACAGCAATGCTCCAGCATCTTGACAAACAGCGGGGAACAGGTATAAAAAATCTCTTGCTCGCTAACGACGCCAATGAAACCACGGTAAAAAAAGTGCTTTCATACACTTCTGCCGAAGGCGAAAAACAGCTCTGGCCAAACGCGCCGACGCATCTGCGTATTGAGTCAAATTACGATGACTCGACCGCCGTCAGAATCGAAAACGGCAAAATCTATGGTCATCCGGTAATTGATCCGGGCAGCGACCTTTACAAGCCGTTGGAAATCACCGTCACGCCGTTCCCCATAAATTCCGCATGGACGCTGGAAGCGGAGAATTTCGACCTTGGGCAACACGCCGGTAAAATGTTCCACGGTAAACAAACCGTCACTTTTGATGTGTCTGTACCGTCCGTCGTCGGGCATTTTCTGCACCGGATCAGCGCCGTGCCGAACGCCGGTGAAGCAGAACGAGCCGTTTTCAGTTTCTGGAGCGTGAAGTTTTCCGAATCCGCACTGATCCCTAAACACTGGTGGAGTTTTGATGACGAAACCCTTGCAGACCAGGTTGGAAACATGCCGCTGGTCAAGGAGACCACCGAGGGGACGACCACCTACACCGACGGAGTAAGGCGCAAGGCGTTGCAGGCTATTTACGTCAACGGCGCGACTGAACCAAACACCTACCGGGCTACAGTCAATCCATCCATGGCAAACGGCTTGAGCCTCAGCATGTTCGGGCAAATCAACCGGGGCGGCAGTTTTGGTTTTGTTGATTTAAATGATTACAACGCCACCAACGGCAATCATTTCGCCTTTAACTGGTATTATCGGCAACCGATTAATCTGCTTCTGGACGGATACGGCACCACGACACCGGAATCAACCGCATATGACCGCCTTGAACAAGGCGAATGGCATCATCTGGCGTTGACCATGTCGCCGCAAATTGATTTGGCTAATCATCCCGATATTGAGGTTGACTACAGCGAAAACCAGTACGGCACAATTCGCTATGCCTCGCCGCATGTTGACTACAGCACAGAATGGGTCTGTGATTATTACAACAATTATTTAACACAGGAGTTTTACCTGGCGAAGTTCTATATTGACGGCGTGCTTCATTCCGAAAAGCTCATGAGCTTTTGGCCTGGAGGTTTCAATACTCCCGGCAACGGCGTGATAACATTAGATTTCAACAATTCTAATGAACAGGACGGTTATTATCCTGACCGAGTCGATGAACTTAAAGTCTTTGAACATGAGTTGTCGTTAGCGGAAATCCGCGGCGAATGTTCGTTGATTGGCTTGCAGTTTGAGAGCGACAACCCGACCGAGGGCGGCGGTGTAACTGTAGAGCCAATCGAACGCTCCGGGCGCAGTCGCGACGGCGAACCACCGGACATTGCCGCCGTGCCGCTGGACTGTCGACTCAAGGCGTTTGTGATTGACAATCAGACCATCGCCGTCGGCGGCAACTTCCGCGATTTTTTCCTTGAGCGGCTGGAGACGGAGTTTCCTAACCTTGACGCGACCGAGTTCAATTTTCGCAATGGTTTTTCGCACCGCTGGAGCCGGGACTTCAACTACCTCTATAATATGTGGGAGCTGTACCGCGACTATCAGCCGTTAATTGTTGCGGCGATGGACGATGCAAGCAACTGGTCGGTTGACAACTCACCGGTGACGATGCTCGGGCGCTGGCAGAACTCCACCGGGCTGATGCGCTTCGGCGACGCTTACGACGGCACGGACGTTGTCACCACCGATTGCGCCGATATTGTTCATTTTGCCTACTTGCGTTTGCCGCAGCCAATGACCGAGGAGAGTTCACATGCAGTGGATTGGAACGGCAATCAGCTTGATTTTAGCTATTCGCGCGATAAAGCGGCAAGCAGCATCAAGGTGAATCAGGAGGGCTATCTACCCGAGGCCAGGCGCAAGTACGCCTACTTTGGCACATGGCTCGGAACCGGAGGCGCGTATCAACATTCGTTGAACGATCTGACCTTTCATTTAGTTCCGGTCGGCTCGACAATTCCGGCGTTCACCGGAACGATGACCAGGCGTAACACCGCTGAAACCCACACGCAGGGCGACGTGACTTTCCAGCTTACCGGCGAGGAAACTTACGTCTGCGATTTTTCCGCATTTCAAACCGAGGGTGATTATCAAATCCATATCCCGTCGGTCGGCTACAGCCATGTGTTCAAAGTCGGCAAAGCCGCTCTCGGCAAGGCGTTCTGGACGCATTGCCGGGGCATGTTCCATCAGCGTTCGGGCTGTGATTCGGTGGTCAATCCGTACACAAACTGGGAGTTTCCTGGAGCGGCACACTACTGGACGTGGGAGTCGAATTTCATCTGCGACGACCAGAGTTACAACAACTGCGCCACGGTCGACGGCACGACCTACGGCGAAATATTCCCGCAACGGCATTTTTCAATGATTCCGAATAACGTCACCGGCAAACTTTACCGCGATTTGCGCGGCGGCTGGTTCGACGCGGCCGACTTTGACCGCAGGCCCTACCACTTCTACTGCGTCCGGGATTTGGTTGAGGCGTATTTGCGCTTTCCGCAGAATTTCACCGACAGCCAGCTTGACCTGCCCGAAAGCGGCGACGGCATACCCGACGTCCTTTCGGAAGCTGAATGGGGCTTGGACGTCTGGCGTCGGGCGCAGAAAACCAACGGTGGCGTGGCCTGCTGGATTGAGGCAGACGGACACGAATCAGGCTGGCCGTGGGAGTCGGATAGAAAGTATTACATCGGCATGCCGAACCGTAAGGACTCGTTGGAGTACGCTCAATGCGCTGCCAAGTTTGCCCGCGCTTTGCGGCTTGCCGGTACTCCGTCGGCATTGGCCAAGGCCGACGTTTACACCGAATCGGCCGTCAGGGCGTTTAACTTCGGTATTAATCCGGTCAACGCCGCCACGCTGGAGTTTACTCAAACCAACAGCTCAAACAGTCAGTTTGACTTCAGCTACACCGAAGCGGCGGAGCGCGCCGACTGGCATATCGTTCCCGCCGCTGCGGCATTGCTGGCGCTGACCCGCGAGCCGAGGTTCGCCAAACATGTCACCGAATCGGCATGGGACAATTATTTCAGCTCATTGCAAGGCGATGAGAATAATTTTGCTCAGCGATGCTGTACGGAACTGCTGTTTGATTTGACGGCGAATTTCCCGGACTATTCAAAGGCTCTGCGTGAGTTTATCATCGCCAAGGCCGACCAGTGGCAAGGCTATCAGGAGCAGCAACCGTATTTCGAGATGAACTGGCCGCCGAACCATCAATTTTACCAGTATGTAAGTTGGGGCGTGGGACATCCTGAAAAGCGCGGCAAAGCCTTTATCTACGCATGGCTGGTGACCGGCGACGACTCGTACCGGGACTCGGCGTTGCTGGCGATGGACAACTTTGCTGGGTGCAACCCGATGGGCAGGAGTTTGACCACCGGGCTTGGGAAAGTGTCGCCGATTCATTTCCTCAACAGTTGGTTGCCTCGGGCTGAAATTGAACTCGGATTGCACGAACCGGTGCCGGGCATTACGCCGTATACCTATATCGGCGACGGCGCAGGCAAAAGCACATCGCACGGGTTCTGTTTGTGGAAAGGCGCGAGGACGGATTTTGGTTTCGACGAAATGACCCAAAACATCCTGCCCGGTGGCTACAGCCAAACGGTCGCGCCGTCGCGCGGCAACGTCGCCCAGTGGTTGCAAATCAACTGGCCGTTGTGGCGGCACGTGTTCGAGCTTGAGGCGTACAATGTCGCCCAAAGCGAATTCACAGTCAGTGAGACCGTCAGCGGTAAAGCCTTTATGGCCGGATGCCTGATGGGCAGCGGCGTTACGCCCGATCCGGCATGGAAAACCGCCAGCCCGGCAACCGAAAGATACGAGCCGGAAGGCTTGGTCTATTTACCATAATAACCAACAAAATGGAGGATTTATGAATCGTTTCCAAGAAATCAAACGGCTCATCGTATTTGCGGATGAACTCCGGCTTGACAACCGTGTGATTGTCCGCAAGTATCGCAATTATGAGCTTGCGTCAATCTACAACGGCATCGGGCCGGACGCATTCCCCGATTGGCTTCGGGGGTTGATAACCGGACTGCATCCAACGCTGGCAGTCGTAGCGTTCATCCACGATATAGAGTGGCACGAATCAGACGGATCGGAGGAGAAGTTCACCGAATCCAACCGCCGTTTCAAGGCCAACGGCTACAAGGCTGCCAAAGCCTTGCATGGCTGGTGGAACCCGCGGCGCTACCTGGTCATGAATCAGGCACGAAAGTTCGGCAATCTCTGCCAATGGTTCGGCTGGTTCGGCTGGCTTGAAGCACAAAACAAAACCAATGGAGGAAAGTAAACATGTTCAAAATCATCATCACACTTAGTCTTATCATAGTTATCACGGGATGTTCCCACAATGTTTCAACTTATTCGGACGGTGTCGGGCTTGAAACCACATTCCGGCCGGATTCGGGCAACTTCGGGATAATCCTGCGCTACGGCAAAATTTGGAACCTTGTCGCCCGCGAAAACACCGAAGCCGAAATGACAGGTTCAAATGAACTCGATGCCAAGGGCAATCCGGTAAGTGGCAAAACCGACGGCAACGTAAAAATCAAAATCGGCACGCAGACCACCGGCTACGAGCGCGACGTTATCAAACTGCTCAAGGACAACCCCGAGGCAATCAAGGCATTTTACGATTCAAAGAATCAGGTAAATTCAAAGCCCTAAATCCCCAGTCCCGTCGTGAGCAAATCCAGTCATTGCGGGACTATTTTTTGCCCTCAGCCGTGAAATTAAAGATACTAAAATTTATATGCAAGAAATAGCGATAATAGATGCTGTTTGAGCTTGAAACGAGTGGCTATTACCCTTGTTCACGCTAATGTAGCTACAGTACAAGGTACGATAAGCGAACCTCAAAAAAAACAAAAACGGAGAACAGCATGAGCAAGCAAAAAGCAACCTTTAACGACCTGACCATCGGCGTGGAAATCGAACTGGTAGGCATCGAACGCGACACGGCCGCAGAAGCCATTAAATCGGTAGTAGGCGGCAACGTCCGCTACCTCGGCGGAGCCTACAACGCATGGAGCGTTACCGACGAAAGCAACAGAGTTTGGAAAATAGTTAGCGACTCAAGCCTCGACGCACCGCGCCACCTGCAAGTCGAGGTCGTCAGCCCGATTTTAAAGTATGACGACATCGAAACCTTGCAGGAAGTTTTAAGAGCGTTACGCAGAGCCGGAAGTCGCACCTCACCATCGGCCGGAGTTCATATACACATTGGCCAAGAACCATTTAACGTTAAACAACTTGCGAATCTAGCCAAGATGGTCTACAAGAACGAAGAGCTTTACATCCACGCACTCGGCATCCACCGCCAGCGCATGCAGTACACCCAACGGATGAATCAACGGCTGATAGACGAAATCACTGCCAAGCCACCGAAAACCATCGAAGACCTCAACAAAGCAATTTACGGCTACTACAACGACTGCCCAGAGCATTACAACAGCGCAAGGTACTCTATCCTCAACCTCCATGCCGCCATTACCGGCCCCACGATAGAATTTAGAGCTGCGAATTCAACCTTGCACAGCGGTAAATTACGCTCATATATATTACTAGTTATGAGCCTCGCACTAAAAGCCTTAAATTCTAAATGCGCCTCCAGCAAGAAAAAGGCATTTAACGAGGAGAGTGCCCGATATGACATGAGAGTTATACTACTCAACCTTGGCTGGAAAAATTCACCTATTTTCAAGAATCCGCGCAAACATCTTTTAGCCAACATGCCCGGTAGCTCAGCCTTTAAAACTCAAGCCCAAGCCGATAAACACGCCGCCAAGTACGCCGCCAAGCGTCGGGCTGAAAAACAGTAGGAGGTAGCCAATGTTTTACTACTTCGCCTACGGCTCAAATCAAGACCCGAAAAGGGCGGCACGCCGGATGCCCGGCGCGATCGCCCTTGGCGTGGCGACTCTCCACAATTACCGCTTAGCCGAACGGCTCTATGCCGATGTTGATTTCGGTGAGGGAGCCAGCGTCCAAGGCGTTTTATATCTGATTAACTCGGCGCAATTATTCAATCTCGACATCTGCGAGGGCTACCCACTGGTTTACAAACGGCAATGGCTGGAGGTGGAGTTTCGTGGCGAAAAGCTACTGGCAATCACCTACGAAATGACCGCCGTCACCAAAGCCCAACGCGAGGGTAAGCCATACCCAGAAAAATATCGAAAAATCTGTCACGCCGGAGCGCGGCACTACAAAATCAAAAGCCAATTTACCAAGAAAAGGAGTAAGAAACCATGTCCGAAAACAAAATCATAGCCGTGTACGGAACTTTAAGAACTGATTGCAAAAATCACCACTTCGCCGCCGGAGCAATCAGTAACCAGCCATGCACAATCACCGGAACGCTCTACGATACCGGCTACGGCTTTCCGGCATTTGAACTGGAAGGCAACACCGAAATTGTCGCTGAACTCATCGAAGTAACCGCTCAAGATTTCGCCAATATAGAAAAACTGGAAGGTTACCCGAACCTTTACCGCCACCAACAGATCCCGGCAACGCTCCCCGACGGCTCAAATGTTCAAGCATGGGTTTACATCATGAACCGTTTACCCGAACATGCCACCGTAATCAAATCCGGCGACTGGAAAAAGAGATAACCGCAACCACAGCCCTACAGAAATAACGCCACACACCGCCAACGTTCGCCTCAACGTGCGATTATATCCACGGCTCGGCATCGGCCTATAGCCGACCAAAATAATAACGCGACAAATCGCCACAGCTCTGCGAATCTCGGCAAGGTCAACAATCTCCCAATAACTTTGTAATAAAGTGGTTGCTATAATCTAAACCCACGCCATTGTACGCACATCGAGACCCGCCAGCAGCCCGCAACACCGACAGCGGAGCAACCCCGTGCCGGCCGGGGGATATAAATTGTCGGCCCTTTCTATTGTTGAACTTTCTCCTCGACCACTGGTCGGCGGTTCGTTGTGTTAATTTAAGAAAGCAGTTTTATTATATACGAACTGCAACATCCCTTGGATTTGAGGCTGATTTTGATAAATAGAGAAAATTCGATGCTTTAAAAATATCGAGTAAAGATCGGATTTATTTATCGACCTTTGCTTTTTCAAAGAGATTTATTGAAATTTTAGTCTGTTTCGCACATGTTCTTTCTTAAGTACTTATTCTCTAAGTAGTTAGCTGTAAATGTAAAAGTAAAGGACGGCGACCTTTACTCAACGGAGAATTTGCGGGGATTTGGCTTGCGGATGGCAGATGAACACGGATTTGGAGATTCTCTGCTGGCTTGATTGCGAGAGAATGAAACTTCGCTAAGTCTTTACTGTCAGGCAGATATGTGACTTGTTTGCCTGTGTCGATTCCAATGGACTGGACGGCAGAGAATGAAAAAAATGGTCGGGATGAGAAGATTCGAACTTCCGACCTTTTGACCCCCAGTCTATAGCATCAAGCAAAGAATACTGAAAATGTTCTGAAAATGTTCTGATTATACCCTAATGAAGCGCTTGTAATGGCGAGACTGAGCGTATATATTCCAGACAGTATAGCAAACAAAAATAACCAGTAAATCTATGTCTGTTTTTAAAAGAAAAACCACAAAGGGCGAAACCAAAGAATACCACTACAAGTTTATATGTGGTGGAAAAACATTTTACGGCGTATGCAAGGAATGCTATGACATCAAAGCAGCCCGTGAGTTTGAAGCCAATCAAAAAAACCTCGTTAAAGAATTGGCATCACAGAAAAGCGTTAAAGCTCTTGTTGAAAACTTCCGTAATGAACTGTCTGGCGGCGTTAAAATTCCTTTAACGAAAGCATTTGATTTATCTCTAAAAAAGCCAAGGCGCTTTAACGCGTCAGAAAAGCACATTGATGTAAAACGTTCTCAATTCGATGATTTTGTACAGTATATGAAGGCTAAGCATAAAGATGTTATAAATATATCGGACGTGCAGAAAATGCACTCAGAGGGCTATATACATTATTTACGGACAAACGGAAAATTCAATAAAAAAGTATCATTCAAGAATAGAATGAAGGGAGGCAAAAAGAGCTCATATCAGCGCACAGAAAAAAGCTTGTCTCCAAGAACAATTAACGCTTACCATAAAACTATCACTGAAGTTTTTAATTTACTTTTTGAGGATGCTGGATTACATGAAAACTATTTTTCAAAAATCCATTTGCTACAAGAAAACAGTGAAACCAGAGAAGCCTTTTCTGAGGAAGAATTGGAACTCATTATAAAAGAAGCCAACCCGTTCATAAAAGCGATCTTCACCATAGGCTTTTTTACCGCTTTTCGTGAGGGAGATATATCAACTCTTCGCTGGCAAGAAGTAAACTTTAAAACTCACATCATACGGCGCAAGCTTATTAAAACAGGAAAGATTGTTGAAGTTCCAATTATGCCACCATTGATGGAATTTCTCAAGAATCAATACAAGGTAACAGGTGAAGATGAGTATGTCCTACCGGAACATGCAGAAATGTACAAAAAGAACCCTTCTGGCATAAGCTACCGAGTGAAAAAATTTCTGGAAAGCCTTGGAATCCAAACGACAAAAAAAGTTGCTGGTAGAGACCGTGCTATCTCTGTCAAAGATGTCCATAGCCTACGGCATACTTTTTGCTACTTTGCCGGAATCGCCGGAATTCCTCTGGTCGTGGTTCAATCTATCGTAGGTCATATGACCCCAGAAATGACAGCTCATTATACTGCACATGCTGACCGCAAAGCTAAACATGAAAAAATGTTACTGCTTCCCAATCTATTAAAGAGCCTACCAGAGCCAGAACCCGCAAATCCTGAAATTGATTCAAACGTTGAAGCAAAAAGAAAGCGTCTGCTTGAGCACTTAGCCCTTGCAGACGCAGGAGAGATAAATAAATTTCACGCTCTATTAGAAGCGTAAATTAACTTCATAAGAAACTACAGGATATATCCAAAGCAAAGTCTGCCTTGCCTGAGTCTTCTTGAATTCTAGTTTTGCTTTTAAGTTTTGACTATTTGGTATTGTGTTTAGGACAATAGACTTGCCCTTATCGTTATATATTGCAAAAATTACCTGTTCATCAACGGTTTTGAGAAAAACCATATCGCCATCCTGAGGATAATCTTTGCCTGCAATGAATACTGTAGCATTTTCAGGAAGAGAAGGCAGCCAATCCTTAGTATCCATTTTGATTGCAAGCATGCCGCCAGGAATAGCTTTCTTGGCATGAAACTCTACTTTCTCGTTTGACATATTCTTTGCAAATTTGTCAAATGCATCTAGCATCCCAGGATATTGAGAGGCTGTCTCAAGATTTATTACTGGCAACATCGCCGGAATATATTTAGGGTCTAAATATTTTTCAGGGATATCATCTAAAGTGCTAGCATACTGCTCCTTGCCTGCATCATCAACATAAATACTATCAGCAGGAAGATATTTTTTAATGTATGAAAATAGTATCTGCCACTTAGGTTCTGTGATTCCATTACCCTTTTTTCGCCATTTGATAAGTGCGGCCTCGGAAATACCGAGCTTAGCGGCAAAATCTTTTGCAGGTTTTCCACTGTCCGAAATGTACTTATTTATTGCGCTGGCAATATTGCTGTCTACTTTCATAGTCTTGTGCTCCTGTGGTTTTCGCATAAAATAATTATGCGTCTTTTGCAGCCCATCAAAAACTTCATTTACTACTCGTTATACTCCTCTGTGGTTTTTTAGGTAACTGTACTTGGTTAAAAAAAATAATTATATAACGTAATAATTATTTAATTATATATTGTAATAATAGAATATTGCATATTTCACCTCATTGCAAGTTTTTCCATTTAGCTGAGCTTAAAATATTTCACTATTTTTTTAATTTACTACTTTAATTTACTAAATTAACCATTATAATAAACTTTATAATCTTTAAAAACCACAACAAAAGGAAACCACATGCATAAAAAAAGAGAATATCCTGAAGGGCTAATGGTTAAGATCAAACATCAATTAATCATTGGCTTCCTCGAAAAACAACGACTGAAAGGTAAATCAAACACTGAGATTGTTGAACACGCCTTGGCGAGCTTTCTCGGCATTTCTTTGCCGGACAAGAAATATGGAACAAGGGCAAGAAAAAGCGGAGCTGACTACACAAAAGGGCTTCCGGTAAAAATCAGCGAGAACAGCCTGATCAAAGAAATACTTTATAGAAGAACAGCCAAAGGCATCCCGCATTGTTTCACTGTTGAGAAAGCAATGCTCGCCTACATGGAGGGATGAAATGAATAGTGTAGCAAAGATACCTGAAAGCATTGTGACTTCAGTCTCAGTACTACTCCATCCATATGGCATAGATTTCAAGGAGCTTTTGAATAAGGCAAAAGATAATTTCGGCAAAACAGAAACAAAATACATGACCCCTTCACAGGCAGCACAGTATTGCGGTTTTTCTCCAAAAACAATTAGAGACAAAGCTCTTGCTGGAGAAATAGACTCTACGAGAATTGGGCATTCCGAAAAAAGCCGAGTTCTAATCTTAAAAAGCAGTTTGGACGCATGGCTTGAAAGTTTCAAGTCATAACATAAAAAACCACAAAAGAAAGAAAAGGAGCTTATCATGAGCAACCTCGTAATCGCAAACGAAACAATCACGGCACTGGACAATGCGGCAAAAGCTGGATTGATTGCCCAGAAAGAAGCAAGCCAGTTTAAGAAAATGGCTTTAGTTGCCGGAGCAATTCAGGAATTAAGGGCTTTGCTTACTCCTAAAGTCATGGCTCCCGTTATGGCTTTGCAAGGCACGGCTATTGGATTCAGAACCGACAAAGACGGCAAAGGAGGATATGACGTTGATACCGTAAAAGATTGCCTCATTGAAGCTACTCTTCAGGGCGTTTTTCCGGTAGGGAACGAATTCAATATCATCGCCAGCAGGTGCTATATCACCAAGGAAGGTTTCGGGCATAAACTTCGTGATATTCCTGGGCTTTCCTACATGATTACTCCATCCGTGCCGGTAATGAGAAACGGTGGTGCTGTTGTAAAAATGCTTGTTGAATGGACTTACAACGGCAAGTCTAACTCCAGAGAGCTAGAGATTGCCGTCAGGGTGAATAACGGCATGGGAACCGATGCTATCATTGGAAAAGCTGAACGCAAAGCCCGTGCATGGCTGTACAAAGCAGTTACGGGACAGGAAATCGGCGAAGGCGATGTCGAAGACTTGGACGCTATTGACGTTACGGTTACTGATGTTGAAGCAACCTCCCCATTTGAGGAAGAAGCAACAACTGAACCGCCACCGGAAGAAGCGCAAGACGAACTCCCAATGTAAATACACAGGCGGCTGAAATATGCCGCCTTTAAACTTAAAAAAAACCACAGCGAGGATATACCACAAAATGAGCAGCCAACAACATCACGAACATAGCCCAAGTAAATTAGAACAAATGCGGCTTTGTCCAGCAAGCAACCCAATGCAAAAGGGCATTCCAGATGCGCACGGAGAAGAGTGGACAGAGGAAGGGGGGCTTCTTCACGCAAGGGTTGTAACAAGAGATACAACAGACCTGAATGATGAACAGATAGAAACTCTAAATAAGTGCTGGAGATTCTTTAAAGGCATCTTTGAAAAAGGAGATACCGTTTTCTACGAAGAAAAAGTACAAATACATGACCACGAAGGCAACCTGCTTACCGAGGGTACAGCGGATGTAATCATCTTGAAACTTGATGGGTCTATGAAAATAATAGACTGGAAATTCGGTTGGATTCCTGTTGATAATGCAAATAAAAATATTCAGCTTGCCAGCTATGCGGTTGGAGCTATGCAAAAATACAAAAAGAAAGAATGCGAAGTACATGTTTTTCAGCCTCGCATCAGGCACCAGACAAAATTCACGTTCACAAACGAAAATGCAATAATTAAAAACATTAAAAAGATTATTACCCGTTCCACAATGGACACGTTGGTCTTCATGGCTAGCGAAAAAGCCTGTAGATATTGCAAGGCACGTTTGAACTGTCCGGCATTCCGTATCAAATTTCAAAAACTAGCTGCGTCACGCAACATTTATGATCTCTCTAACCCAGATATCGTCTCCAAGCTTTACGAAGTCTCAAAGGACATCAAAGTCTTCATACGGGAAATTGAAGACATCCTCAAAAAGATCATTGCACGGGACGGTGTTTGCGGTAAATGGAAAATCCAGAAAAAAGATGGCAGCAGACAGATCAAAAAACTTAACGACCTTTATGACCGCCTGGGCGTTTGGCTCACGCCAAAAGAATTTAACTCCGTATGCAGCGTTACTCTCGGTAAACTGGAAAAACTGTGCGTAGAAAAGATTGTAGCAGAGGCTAAATCCAGAGGAGAGGAAATGTCAAAAGAAGAAGCAAGACGGCAATTGTACGTAGTCATAGGAGATTTAATCATACGGGGAAACCCGACTAAAAATATTGTAGAGGTGGCATGATGCCTAATAGAATTATCAGAGAAGGGATTTTGGACAGCGATGAAGTGGACAAACTGGATGTTCACGCAGAACTTTTTTACCGCAGATTGATGTCTGTAGTCGATGACTACGGAAGGTTTGACGCAAGACCGGCAATTCTCAGAGCCAGATGCTATCCGCTCCGGCTCGACAAAGTGACAGAAGAGGACATAAAAAATTATCTCAAAGCTTGCCATAAACTGATTACTATTTACACGGCAAAAGGGAAACCATATCTCCAGATTAATAACTGGAAACAGCAGGTTCGAGCAAAATACAGCAAATATCCAGCACCCGAAGAACAAACGTCTACCCCATGCGAAGCATATGATATACAACCGCAAACAGATGAACAGCATATGGACACTATAGACGAAGACGAAGTCGGAGTCGATATTAGACCTAACGGTCTTGTTGACGTAACGCCAACAGAGCCCCCTGCTCCGAAAGCAAAACCTGTCAATTTTAAGGAAATTGTCGACAGGTGGAATACCTTTGCCAAGGAAAATGGCTTGTCGCAAGTGGAAATAATCACAGACAAGCGCAAGAACAAGATTAAAACACGACTTGCGGAGAACATAAATTTTCCAGCAATCGAACAGAAAATAAAGGACAGCCCGTTTCTCAGGGGTGATAACAATAAGCAGTGGAAGATAACTTTTGATTGGCTGATTGAAAATGATTCCAACTGGGTCAAGGTCGCAGAAGGGCAGTACGACAAAAAGAAACCAGGCGGTTCAAGGCAAAATAAGCAAATCCAGAAGCAAGACTACCAAGAGGCATTCTGATGATAATAAACCTTGAAAAAATACGTCCCAAAACACGACGTGAACCGTCTGCCCAAGCTCTGGATAAACTAAAAAAGCACTATGCTGGAGTTATGCAGAAATACGGTTACGATACCCGTTCATCCAAGGCATTTGATAAGCTTGCTGAATATTTTGCCAGATACTACGCAGGAACAAAATACCTGCATGAAGGAGCAGAGGACAGTGCGCAAAGTAATGAAATATTCGACTTGCCGGAAAGAGGCTTGCTGCTTTTTGGTCCATGTGGCACCGGCAAAACTTACGCAATGCAAATTTTTTCCGGCTTGTTTTCCATAGAGATTATCTATGCTGATGAACTGGCTCAAGCGTACGGAATTGGAGGCGAAAAGCAATTCTGGGATTATGTTGCGCTTTTTGATAATAAGCCTCTTATCGTTGATGATATTGCGAGTGAGCGTGAAATTAAGAGCTACGGCAACGAAAGCATAATGATAGACTTCATTTATCGCAGGGAGCGCCGGTTTAAATACGCCGGAGTATTAACTTTTTTCACCAGCAATGTCATAAACCGCAAGGGACTAGTAGAGCGTTATGGAGACAGGGCTGTAAGTCGGATGCTCGGCATGACTGATCAAATTCTACTGACCGGTACTGATGGTCGTTTGATTCGTAAAAGTTGAATAAAAGGCAAATAAATTTTATCTTAAATATTTTGTGTTTGCTCGGAGTAATAAAAGTTCAGGGCACAATTTAGTAACTTATTTCCAAAGGAGAAGGACAAGATGAAGTCCCAAACAGCGACTAACGAAGGTAAGAGACAAGAAGTAATTGCAGTTCCATGCTCGAAGATAGGAGTTCAAGCCTATCATGGTGAAGTAAAAAATCCTGAAAAGCTTCGTTTTAAGCCCCTCAAGGAAATTAGCAACAAGTAGTAAATTTCACCTCACAGGCCAAAAAAAAGGATATTTTTATAAAATAATTTACTAAATTAACTTGCTTTTAGTAAATAAAGTTATAGTTTAATATTACAGTTCACAAAAAACCACAAACCCCGTAAGGGAAAAAACCACAGGAGAGTAACATGAGTACGGAAGTACAGCCCATCGAAGAAGTGAAAGTAACTGAACTGAGAAAAGCAGCACGTCACTTCGCACCGGAAACCAGAGGCGTTGGTGGACTTGCCCACGCTGGAACCCGTGAACAATTAATTCAGCTTCTTCTTCAAGACAAGGGCGTAATGGCAAGCGAAATTCAAGAGTTTCTGGCTGGCGGTGATGTCCAAGCTCCCCAAGATACTCCAGAACCCTACTGGCACGGTTTTGATGCAGGGGCTGGAGCAGGTGAAGGAGAAGAGCCAGAACAACAGCCGGAGCAAAAGCAGGAACAGCCACAAGAAAAAGAAGCTTCAAAAGGCGAAAATGATGAACTCGAAATTATCCGCAAAATCATCAATAAGGGCAAAGGCGTAGACGAAGAGGCTGTCAAAAAGATCGTAAGGGAAGAGCTGAAAAAGAAAGTAAAAGTTATCGAAGTCAAGCGCCAAGACCTCCCTCCGAAAGAAATCGGCATGTGCCATCATCTTACAGAGCAAATTGCAAAGGTCTGTAATCTAGGCATCAATCAGATGCTTGTTGGTCCAGCAGGTGGCGGTAAAACTACCACAGGCGAAAAGGTTGCAGAAATTCTCGATATTCCGTTCTATCCTATGAGTGTCGGCCCACAAACAACTAAAAGCGACTTGCTCGGCTTTATTGATGCTCACGGCAACTATCACGCTACACCGCTCCGCAATGCTTTCGAGAATGGCGGTTTACTTCTTCTCGATGAAATGGATGCGGCAAACGCTGGAGTTCTCACCATCATCAACGCCCTGCTTGCGAATGGCTACTGCTCATTCCCAGACGGCATTAAGAAACGCCATGATGATTTTCGTTGCATCTGCGCATGTAACACTTTCGGGAGAGGAGCTGACCGCCAGTATGTGGGACGTAACCAACTGGACGCGGCAACCCTTGACCGTTTCGCTGTAGTTGATTTTGATTATGATGAAGACCTTGAGCGCCAGCTTGCCGGACATGATGAATGGGTCAGCAAAATTCAGCGTTACCGCAAGCGTGTTTTTCAGACTAAGCAGCGGGTGGTAATTTCTCCACGTGCTAGCATTTACGGAGCTCAACTTCTAGCATCCGGCATGAAAGAAAAAGATGTCGAAGAGCTCGTTGTCTGGAAAGGCGTAAGCGCTGAAATCCGTAGCAAAATCCAAGGCTAGTAAGAGCTGAGAGGTGTAGTCATGAATATTGAAAAACGTCCAAGTGAAATGTTCGTTGATTTCGAGAACATTCTGGAATTTGCTAATTTTGCCAATGAAATACCAGACACAAACTATTCTAAAGACAGAGATGACGAAGAATGGTGCGGAGGAACTTTTGAAGATGCAATGACTCAGGCAAAAACTGGAAATCCAGAGCTTTGCAATAAACTCTTTGATGACGTAAGAGTTCTTGAAGCTCTTATTGAGGAAGACAAGATTGGAGAAATTCGGGACGTTACCGGAGAATATTTCGATGTTGGAGACGTTATTTCAGGAGAGCCGGAATGTTGGAGGAGAGACGAATACGGAGAGCAGAAACCAGTAATTCCCATATATGCTAGTTTCGGAATGAATGCCGGTATTTCTCCAGAAACTATTTTTCATCGAGGAGCAGCAATAGTTGCAATGATTGACGAATTAGAATCAAATGGATTTACTGTAGACTTATATCTTGAAAAAGGCACAACATACAGAAATGTTACTTATCATTATTTCATAAAAGTAAAAACTGACCCTATTGATTTGGATACTGTTGCATTTATTCTTGCAAATCCTTTATGTCAAAGACGATTGTCCTTTGCAGTTCTTGAAAAGCTTACAGAAGAGGATTATTGCTCAGGTTATGGCGTTTCCAAGAACTTGCCTTCTGAACGTATTTTGCAGGATACTGATTTGTCCGGCTTTTACTTCTGTTGTTCAAATGCGATTCAGTTTAGGGAAAAAAATTACAGCACCCTCGAAGCAGCGAAAGATCACATCCTTAAAATGCTTGAAGACTTCAAGAATAACGCGGCACAAGTAATAATCGGGTAGCTTTTTTTTAATCCTGAAATTAACTAAATTAACCACAAGAGAAGTAAATCATGCAACACGAGTTCACAATATGGGCAGAAGGCGAAAGCGGAAGCGAACACGAATTCTTTGTTATTGCTGACTGCGATGTTGTAGACAACGGAATTGGCGCAACTGAATTCTGGGGCATCAGAAGCTATCACGTCCAACTGCAAAATGAATGCGAACTCGTTGAAGCCTACCTCGTAGGCAGAAACGAGCGCAAGCGCAAGCTCGACCTCAACAAACTGTCGTGCTACATGCCGATACTGAACGGCGTAAAGGAAAAGTTTGAGGAACTTGTAGAAGACGCAAAGCTTGAAGCGCAACTGAATAAAGCCAGTTGAAATAAATAACCACAAAAAGGAGTAACCACAAAATGAGTACCAACTCGGAACTTAAAAAGGGAGTCGTCAGATGGTTCAGTCCCAGCAGGGGCTACGGATTCATTGACAGCAAGCAAGGTGACGTTTTCGTCCACTATTCAGCAATCAGCACAAAGGGCTATAGAGAGTTGCAGAGCGGCGATGTTGTACAATACACCTCTCAACCCACGGAAAAGGGCTTGATGGCTTTAACGGTCTTCCCTGCCCCTTCACGCAAGGCATCCTCCGCTAAATACTCACGCCGTAGACAATGGAGACGTAAAAATGCCTAATCCAAGAATTGAAATTGATGTTCCTGATGGAGTCTCTGGAAACTGGCAGGTCAGCAGCTTTGAAGTTTCTGAAAAAGACGCTTCTTGGTTTAATCTGGGGCAAGCGATCAAAGGGACACGCAGAAATATTGTAGCTGGCAAATACAAGAGAATTTGCAGAAACGGCAGGGTGATAATGTCTAATACTCCTGCCGAAATAGCCGACCATATGAAGTTCATTCTTACCGCCAAACAGGAAGGCGGTCACATCTTGATAAATGGGCTCGGTCTTGGTGTAGCACTCAAAGAAATATTGACCAGCGAAAAGGTGAAATCCGTTACTGTCGTAGAAAAGTCAAAGGACGTGATCGCTCTGGTTGCCTCAACATACCTGAAAGATAGCAGGGTAAAAATCATCGAAGCAGATGCTTATGATTACACGCCACCGGCTGAAATTAAATACAGTGCGGTATGGCATGACATTTGGGACGATATTAGCTCGCAGAATCTTCCAGAAATGGCAAAATTGCGGAGAAAATACTCCAAGTTCGCAGACTGGCAGGGTTCCTGGGCTGAGAATGAATGCCGTAGACAAAAGAGACGTGGCTATTAGGAGAATACATCATGTCTTCCAGCTATGAAACCAGAGAGAATTTGCGGGATGCTAACCGTGCTCTACGAAAAACCATCAACGAAAAAAACATTGAAATACTTAAACTTAGAAAGGAGCTTGAGATTTATATGCAGGAGCAATTAAAACAACTGGATTCATTCAAACAGGTATTCAATTCCTTCCAAATGAAAATCCATGAAAACGCCAAGGATAAAGGCTGGCACGAACAGGAACCAAGAAACAACGGGGAGCTTATCGCTCTCTGCCACAGTGAGCTTTCCGAAGCCTTGGAATACCTGCGTCACGACAATCCGAAAAGTGACCATATTCCAGAATTCACTGGAGTAGAGGAAGAACTTGCAGATGTCATTATCCGTATCATGGATATGGCGCAATTGAGAGGTTGGGATATCGCAGGCGCGATGATTGCCAAGCACGAGTTTAACCGCATAAGATCACACCGGCACGGCGGTAAGCAGTTTTAACAAGTCAGCAGAAAGGAAAATAAAGCTATGACTCCTACAAACTTCCCAGAAAGTAATAGAACCTTAGTGAAACCTGCAAACCTGACCGAAGAAGAATGTGGCAGCCTTCCGATATTCACAGATGGGCAAATCTGCGTAAGCTGTTGGGAATTGTCAGAAGAAGAAAAACAGAAAATACTCAAGACCGGAAAGATATGGCTGATGGTTTGGTCTGGAACGACTCAACCGCCAGTATGTATTACCGCTGAAAGTCCAATTATTACGAATGAAACTGAGGAAAAATAAAAGGATTTGAACAATGAAAAACGAAATTAAACTAGACATCAACAAGGTCATTTCGCCACTAGCATTGAAAGTAAAAGTCAAAGGCGTTTCTCGGTTTAAGATAAGGACAAAAATAACTTATTTCCTGCTTAGGATCGTAGGCATGGTTTGCCCTGTCGATACCAAGCTGGAGATAGAGATGCTGGATAAAGAAAAGAAGAATCTTAACAGCCTGTATCCAGATAAATGCCCGATTACCCAGAGACCGTTTTTTATGACTATCGAGCACCCAGAAAAAGGCATAGTTCCGACTTATGGAGGTCCATTCGACTCGTACACAATCCCTGAAATGTACGGTCACCCTGAGCAACCTTGGCATGAGCGTGAATTATGCTACGAGCGTTATGATCATGACGAAGGTTGTTGGACAGATGAATTGACAATATCAACGCTCCGCATAGTGGATGAAAACTATCTATTTGAGGCAGAAGATAAAGTTAAAAATATGATGGGGACGTTGAAAGAATTCTTGGCTTATTATGAAGCGGACGAAAATCTATCTTGGGGCAGTTTATCACAGGATGCAAGAGCCATAATAGCCAAAGTGGAAGGAGTGGAATGATGAATAGTCAAGAAATCATTGAGAAGCTGAAGGCTCATTACAAAACCTTTAATGAAATTCCTGAACATTTTGACCTTGCGGAGTTTGTAAAAAAGGATTTAACAGAAGACGAGAAAACGGCGCGTGATGCCAAGCTGTCAATCAGGAATCTGAAACATATTATAAACGATATTATTTTCTTGGTTAAAGCTTCTGAATTGAAAGAAACTGAGTTTTCAAGTGATAAGCCATTGAGAACCGAAAAGGCGTTGTTTTCAGATACAAAAACCGGTGATTTTGTCGCAGTCCGCCCATGCGGGGACGAATACGATAATAAAACATTTCTTGGAGTGTATTTAGGTGAAGCCGCTTTGTCGCAGATTATAAAGATTGAAGACAATAAAATAAAAACTGAGCTTGGTTTTTATAATCCGGCGATCTTCGTACCTGATTTGAATGAAATTATATACGGGTGTGCCAGTTGGTGGGGCAAAATCAAATCTCCTGACGACCTTAAACAGATATCCGATGTAGATATTAATAATGTTTGGTATGTCAAGGTAATGAAAACTATTGCCCAAGCGGAGAAAGAATAATCATGGAAATCACTAAAACCACTACACACAAGTACGAAGTTGCCAATGTTGCCTTGAACTTGTTCGTGTTCAATGAAAATTTCAGGAAGATAAGAGGCAGATTCAAGTATAAAGGCTTTGCTTGCTTCCGCTGTCACCACAAGTTTAAAGATGGCGAAAAAATAAGCTTGCTGCAATTCAAAAACTACCCGAACCGCCTGGTGTGTCACGAGTGCGCAAAGGCGTGTGATGATGCTCTGAAAGCTGAAAAAAAGAGTAATAAACTGAAAATAAAAAATATTCTTCAAACATGTTCCTCTTGCCCGTCTCAGTGGGAGGCAAAGTTGGATGATGGCAGAATGGCTTACTTTCGATACAGGCACGGGTACTTGGCTGTAAGTGTGAGCAAAGAAATAACCAATGACATTTATGATGCTATTGGCGATACTGCTGATTATGTATATGAAAAAGAAATAGGTGGAGAATATGATGGCGATATGGAAACAGAAGAAATGATGAAGCTTACTTCACATATTTTTGAATATCCAGAGGTCGAGCTAACAAGTTTATTAATACAGGAAGGTGAATAATGAAAGAAACTATCAAATACACAATACCTAAAGTGCTGTTTTCCTTAGTTACATTTTTTATTGTTATGTACGGAGTAATTGGAATCAGTTACACTTGGGATTATAGCAAAGGAATCTGGAATATAGCTCAGGTCTACATGTGGTTTCATGTTTGTGCTGAATGCTTTGTCATACCATGTGCATTCTCTCTGCTCACTGATAAAAAAGCTCTCAAGAAAGCCAGAAAGAATTACCAAAAAACTCACCCTACTCCTATTTCTGAAGTAATTGGTATATTTACACATATAATTGAAATTGCGACATTGGCGTACTTCGGTCATTTCTTCTATGCTGCAATATGGATACTTTCATTTATACTTTGCTTCTTTGTAAGTTTAATTCTTAAAAATAAATAATGCAGGAGGAGATAAATAATGAAACTTTTTATAAACAAGAATAGTTCCTCGGAGCTTATAGAATGGCTCAAGGCAGTTTGTGAGTACATAGAGGATGATGCAAATAACCTTACGGCAGGAAACTTGTCGCATCATCGTCCATCTATCAGATGGAAAGCAACCAGGATGAAGCAAGTCTTAGATGCCTTGCCTGATAAAATTAAGCAGGAAAAAGAAAAGGAAGATAAATAATGCTATACGAAAAATCTACTTGGTGGGATGAAGCCTGGAACCCAGTCTGGGGATGCACTCCAGTCAGTGAAGAGTGCGAACACTGTTATGCGAAGTCTCTTGTTGAGACTCGATTTGCAAATAATCCTCTTGCGCCGGTGCATGATTTCAACGTAAAAATTGTTGAGAAGCAGTTCAATAAGCGTTTCAAGAAGAGTTCTAAGCGGATTTTTATCTGCAACATGAGTGACCTTTTTCATGAGCAAGTGCCGTTTGAAGTAGTTGACCGAGTGCTAGCACGAGTAGCCCAAGACCAAGAACGGCAGTATTTTATTCTGACCAAGCGTGAAAAGCGAATGGCTGAGTATTTCAGCTACCATGACACTTGCTTGAGAGTGGCGAACGAAGCAAAAATCAGACCTCACAAATTACTCGAACGCTGGCCATTAAAAAATCTTTGGCTTGGGGTAACTGCCGGTAATCAAAAGAATCTGGATTTAAGAGTTCCATACCTCCTAAAAACTGGCTGGTCTAATTTGTTTGTAAGTATTGAGCCAATGCTTGAAGATGCAAATCTAAAATATGAATGGTTTGAAACTGACAACGAGAAAGAGTGTCCAAACAAAAACCTTACTCTCCACAGAAAAATACATCTATGTCCTAAGTGTGCACCGAAAACGTCCGGTGGAATTGGCTGGATTATTTTTGGAGCTGAATCCGGTTCAGATCGGAGACGTTGTGAAAATCAATGGATAACCAACGGAGTAAAGATGTGCAAATCAGCAAACATTCCCGTATTCGTCAAGCAGTTAGACATTAATGGTAAACTTGTTAAGGATATTTACAAGTTCCCTGAGCTCTTGAGAATAAGAGAATTTCCCGAAATGTCGTAAAAGAATTTTTTGCAGCTTGCAATTTACTATATTTATCATTATTTTTTACTTTATAAACTAAAAATAACCAAAAGAGAGAGTAGATAATAATGAACGATTGCCCAAGCTGCTTTGCGACACAGGAGTGCGGCAGGATTCCCGAATGCACCATGTGCGAGTTTACAGAATCCTGTCGCTATTGTTTTGAAAATGATGGAGATAAATGTGATCGAACTTCAGGTCACGTGTCTTTTGAAAACTACGACTACAGCGAAGAAACTGCGGAAACAGCTGAGGGCGTATATTCGTTTGATAACAGCAGTCGAAAGACTGACCCAAGATACACCGATGAAGACCTCTTGAAGCTAATGGAATTCATGTTGAGAATAGATGATTATTCCCTCGGCATTGTAGAAAGCGTCATAAACGGCAATCTCATGACCGTCAGTGATGCGGCAAGGGTCTTCAAGGTATCCAGACAGGCTATGCATAGAAAAATTCTTGATTCTGTCCGCAAGCATCCAGAACTTAAAAACCTTTTCCGTGCGAACCTGTACCGATGCAAGAAACTGCGCAATGAGCATTTGAATCATGGCGAAAACCAGAGAAACAAAGAACGAGAACAAATGGAGTTATTCTAATGGCATGTATCAATAAAGTTATTATAATGGGTAATCTTACCAGAGAGCCGGAACTTCGCTACACCCAAGGCGGTTCGCCGGTATGCGAAATGAGCCTTGCACTGAACCGTAAATCCAGAGGCAGAGAAGATGTGTGCTACGTTGAAGTTGTAGCATGGGGAAAGATCGGAGAGAATGCCAACCGTTATCTTGGCAAAGGCTCCAGCGCTCTCGTTGAAGGCTATCTGAAATTTGAGCAGTGGCAAGACCAGTTCGGCAACAATCGCTCAAAGCTCAAAATAACGGCTGAAAACGTTCAGTTCATATCTTCACCCCAAGAACCCTATAACAGAGCTCAAAACTCCGCTTATGATGAAAATAGAGGTACTCCAACGCCTCCACCACAGCAACGCTTTACTACGGAAGATCGCCCAGACACACCGCCCCCTGCCCCAGAGCCGAAACCAAGTGATTACGCAGAACCTCCAGCAGAAGATGATATCCCGTTTTAGTCATGAAAAAGCGAAGGAATTTGTTCAATGCCGAAAAGCTCAACCTCTGGAATTGCTGCGGAGAATATTACCCTGGAGGAATTACCCACTGCCGGAAATGCGGAAAGCCCAGACTTGACGCTAGTAGTTCTGAACGAAGTACCCCCAAGCCTCAACAAAGTCAACCAGATGCATTGGACGCAAAAAGCCAGGTTACGGAAGCACTGGGAAACTATTCTGGACGGCTCCGTATCGTTATCGAGCGACACTCCAACCGCATGCTTGACGATGATAATGCCATAGGTGGAGCCAAGCAGCTCAGGGATGCTATAGCACATCTTCTCGATCGCAAAGGTGACAGCGAGCAAGACGGATTGACATTCGAATACATTCAGGTAAAGAGCAAGGCAAAAAAGACGGTAATAAAATTCTATAAAATATAGAGGGATATTAATTATGGCGACCAGAAAAACAAGTGCTCGGGCTAAAAACAAAAAAGCCACAGAAAAGACGGTCAAGAAAGCTGTGCTTCAAATCAAAGAATATGACATTGAGTATCTTCTTGCCTGTAAGGCTAAGTACAATCCGAGAAAAATCTCTGGAGAACAGCAGGCTGGCTTACGCCTTTCCATGACCAAGTTTGGCTATGTCCAGAACATTATCTTCAACGAAAAGACCGAAACTGTAGTATCGGGTCATCAAAGGCTTGATATTCTTCATGCGGAAGGTTATGAGCGCGTTGAAGTGCATGTCGTTAATCTTTCCGAAGAGCAGGAGAAGCAGCTTAATGTTGCAATGAATGCCTCGACGATTTCCGGGGATTTTACTGCCGGAATTAACGAAATGATCGAAGACATTCTCAAGGAAGACCCGGAGCTTTATGACTTGGCAAACCTTGGGTCGCTTATGGTGCTTGATGAAGACGAAGAAAAGCCTGAAAAGAAAAATGATGACAAGGAAGGCGTACCGGGGATGGACCTGCTGCCATACGAACACTATGACTGCATGCTGGTGGTGTTCAAAAACGTTGACGACTATCTATACCTCAGCAGCGCGCTCGGACTGGATGAAAAGCGGGTCATATCAGCCCCGATGGTCAAAAACAAACGTCTCGGGAAAGTGCGAGCCGTAGCAGCGGATAAACTGCTTGCGCTGATCGAAGGCGGCAATGAGGGCGCGATCGACATCATACTTGACGATCTTGAAGATATTAAGGGGTTGTGATATGGCTGGTGAAGTAAAAACATTCGATGATTATTCCGGCAGGGATTATCTCACCATTATCCCATCCAAGGGCAGACCCGACAGAGTGGCTAAGGTGCAGAAGGTGTTTCCTAATGCCGTCATGTACATAAACGCCAGTGAGCTCGAAAGCTATGCCCCGAACTGCGACATTCCTATCATACTCCATAATGAGACCATGGGCTATGGTAGTGTCATGAATAGCATCTTCCGTGAATGCACCAAGGCGAATATCAGGTACAGTGTTGTGTTTGACGACGATGTTGAATCATTCGATTCTCTTGTCGGCAACCGCCCTCGCAAACTAACCGTCGAACAGACGGAAGAGGCGATTGTTAATGCTTGCCAGATACTGGAAGACTTGGACGCTTACATCTATCTGTTCAGTACATGTTCTTCGTGCGTAAAATACCAGCAGTCGGAGCCGTTTAAGATTGGGTTCAGTTTATCACAAGGGGCTTGGGTGTTGAGAAACGATAAGATGGGCAGGTTCAAACTCGGAATGCACCACTACGAAGATTTTGATTTCTGTATGGATTACGTCTTGAAGCACCGGTACATGGTTATAGAAAACCGGTTTCAGGCAGTATCAAAAGGCGCATACGAAGCCGGTGGCTGCAATTCGTTCAGAACCTCGGAAAACGAAAAATCTAGCATGGAATACATCAGGAAAAAGTGGAAGGGCAATGTCGCCTTCGTGGTGAATCAGGGTGGCACGATTCGCCCTACTGCCAAAATAAACAGGCAGCAAAGAAGGAAATAATAAAAAAAGATTTTTTTTTATTTTAAGATTGGAAATACAAAATCATAAGATTATGATAACGCTATAGTAATCAACAACTTACATAAAGTTGTTAAACAAAAAAACCACAAGGGAGCACGAGAAAGATGAGTAACATGAGCTATTGCAGATTTAGGAACACCGAAACTGACCTCGAAGACTGCTACGCAAGTATGGAAAATGGAGACGAACTGTCACACGAAGAAGCCGAGGCAAGGAAAAGACTTATTGAGCGATGTGTTGATATCGCTCTTGACTATGGGCATGAAGTTGGCAGAGCAGTTGAGGAAGTATAAAAATAACCATTGTAAACTAAAAGCAAGACTAACCACAAACCGAAAGGAAAAAACCACATGAGCAACCCGATGAAACAACCGACCCCAAGAGGGTACAATCCGTATGAACTGATGTCCGCTATGCAGAAGTTTGTTCGCCGCAGTATGGAGCGCGAAGCCCTGTTTTGCTTCTATGAGCTTGAAGCAGCCGGACTTTACTATGCAGCCGCATCCCGTCTCACAGTCATTGTTTACGAAGACTGCGGCATGGCGAACCCGGCCTTGCTTAACTCCATTCAGGGGCATATGGAGCAGATGGCTAAATGGTGGAAGGCTAACAACGGCGCATGGCGGCTTGTGCTAGGCAACATTATCCTGCAAGCCTGTCGCGGCAAGAAGACCAGAATTGCCGACCACTTCGTTTGCTCCATGATGGGAGCTATGGTGAACGGCTACAAGGTTGACCTTGAGCAGTACAGCGAGTTCGTCTTTGATATGCATACTCGACAGGGCAAGCAAATGGGGCGCGGGCTAGACCACTTCTTTGAGCACGGCATGACGATTATCGAAAGCACAGAAACCACTGATTATGCCAATGATGAAATGCGCGAACTTCTCAAGGCTGAAAAGATCAGTGATGACATTTCCGAAGATTATAAAAAAGACCCGCGAAACCTCGCAAAACAAGGAGACCTTTTTTGAACTCGAAAACTGTTCATATATCACAACCAAGGATTTATCCGCATTTGTCTTATTTGGAGAAAATAGCAAGTGCGGATTTATTTGTCGTTCTGGATGATTTAATGCTTAAGCCGGAGCTTTTCGAGCGGCGCAATCGCTACTACTGCTTCAACGCCGGAGAACCGCGCTTTCTTACCATTCCTACCGAAAAAAAAAGGCAGCACCGGCATTTGAAAATCACCGACTTGGATTTTGCCAAGAAGCACCGGCGCATACTTAAAGACAACTACTGGAAACGCACAGCCCGCTTTGATGAAGACATTCTCAATGAAATTGTTTTCGACCCGGCTAATGAATCCTTTCTCGAATACTACACCGAATCATTAGCCCGTACAATGAAGCTCCTTGGCTTTCACACTGAAATCGCTTTATCATCCCAAGTTGCCAGCCCAAACGTCAAAACAGAGCGCCTTAATGATATTCTACGCTATCATCAGGCAGATACCTACCTGTCGGGCGCATGTGGAGCCGAATACATGGGCGAAGACTGCTGTGTGCCGGTTGTCTTCCGTAGGCACGAGGAAGAAGTGAGCCGCTTCCACTCCAACAGCAATACTGACATGATGCTTATGTTTATCGACACACTTTTTGATAAAGGACTGGAATTCACAAAAGGACTGTTGCATAAAAATGATTGATACTTTGATTATAGCTGCTCACGACGACGATGAGGCCTTGATGGCTGGTGGATACATTGCGAAGTATGCCAGCCAAAAGGAAATCGTTGTATGTGTTGTTATCGGCTGCACCGATGACCAGAAAGCAGCTTCCGCAAAAAACGCAGAAGCATTCGGCTACACGATTGAGCCCATTTATGAAAAGCAATTCGCAACCCCGCTTCACGTCCTTGCGGCAAAGATTAATCAGGTCATTTTAAAGCACCGTCCTCAGACCATTATCACACACACTTATTTCGATACCCATCAGGAACACAAGCTGGTTCACGATGCCGTTGAGATTGCCACGCGGGCTATTGATATGAGAGAGGCAGGGGGTGGGCACTTTGTCCCGAATATTTTACTTGGGCTCGGCACCGGCTTGTATGAAAACTCTATAACTTTAACCAGACCGCAGTGCTTTGTCGGGCTCTCCCGGAAAGAAGTCAATCGTAAGGTGGATATGATGAATCGCTACGGTCTTGAAATGAAGGGAATCAGAAGCAGGATCGGTGCTATCACCGATGCTAGGTTTTGGGGCAAGATGAACGGGACGCAATTCGCCGAGGCGTTTATTGCTAAAAGGATAGCCGTGTAGCCCGGCATAATAAGGTTATTATTAATTATATATATTATATAAATATATTATATAAGAGAGGATATTATTTATAATGAGCAAATCTGACGAAAAAAAGCCAGAGGAAAAAAATCCAGGCGGTAGACCCAAAAAAGAAATCAACTATGATACCGTTGAAAAGCTCGCACGGATTATGTGCACTCAGGAAGAGATTGCTGCCGTTCTTGACATAAGCGTGAGGACATTACAGAGAGATGAGGAGTTTTGTCGCATATATAAAAAGGGACAGGAACTTGGCAAGGCAAGCCTTCGCCGCTCTCAATATAATCTTGCCATGAGCGGCAATGCCACGATGCTGGTCTGGCTTGGCAAACAACTCCTTGACCAATCGGACAAACAAACCCACGAAGTTGACGTTACTCAGCCCATTGTGCTAAAAGTAGACGAAGATGACGCAAAAGCCTAAATTCAAAAAGACCCAAGACCAGATTCAGGCGGTAAAACTCATGATTGGCAGTGCGGTGCATGTGCTACTGTTCGGCGGCTCCCGCTCTGGCAAAACATTTATTATTATCCGGCAGATTCTTTTAAGGGCGATAAAAGCCCCCGGCTCCAGACACTGTATCCTGCGCAAAACCCAAACTGATATTAGAAAAAGTATCTGGCTTGATACCTTGCCAAAAGTGCTTGAATTGTGCTTTCCCGGCGTTCCGATCAAGAAGAACGAAGCGTATCTGAGGATTATCCTGCCGAACAAGTCCGAAATATGGCTCGGGGGCTTGGATAAAACAGATAAAATCCTCGGTAACGAGTACGCCACGATGTACTTTAATGAAATCTCTGAAATCTCATACGAGCAGGTTGAAACGGCACATTCCCGACTTGCCCAAAAGTGCCCGGAACTCGTGAACAAGTTCTTCTACGACTGCAACCCGCCGAGCAAGTCACACTGGAGCTATAAGGTTTTCAATCAGAAAGTGAATCCGGTGGAGAACACGCCTCTCCCAAGACCGGAGCTCTATACTTATATGCGCCTGAACCCAGACGGCAACAAGGAAAACCTTGCAGACGGATACATTGAAACAACCCTTGAGGGTATGTCCGAACGCAAAAAGAAACGTTTCCTGCGTGGCGAATGGGCAGACGACAACGAAAATGCTCTCTGGAAACGTGATAGCATGATTAATCCGTTCAGGGTAAAAAGCCTGCCTCCAGATTTGGAACGTATCGTGGTAGCTGTAGACCCTGCCGTCACGAGCAAGGAAACTTCCGACCATACCGGCATTGTGATAGCTGGCTCCAAGCGTTTCAACGGCGAAAAGCATTACTATGTGCTAGATGATCGCTCCCTGATAGGCACTCCGAAAGAATGGGCAAGCACAACGGTAAACGCCTATCGTGAATATTTTGCTGATCGTGTCGTTGCTGAGGTGAATCAAGGTGGTGATCTGGTTGAAGCCACGTTAAGGAACATTGATAAGAGTATCAGTTACCGTGGTGTCCGTGCTTCAAGAGGAAAAATCCTGCGAGCGGAGCCGATTGCTGAACTTTACGAACGTGGTTTAGTTCACCATGTCGGCTCGTTTCCGCTGCTGGAAGATGAAATGTGCTCGTATTGTGGTTTCGATAACGAGCAGTCCCCCGACAGGCTTGACGCTCTGGTTTGGGCTCTCACAGAACTCTCGCACCGTGCCGGAGGCTTTAGGGCTATACTGGCTTAATATTGACTTGGAAATATAACTTGCTGATATATTTCATATTGCCTCAGCCATTCCATCTCTTTAGGACTAAAGTCTAAATCATCATAATTTTCAATAGCAATGGATTCGCATTTTGATATAATACGTTCCAAGTCATGAACCATTTTTTTATATTTTATTTGAGTTTCAACCTGTTCGAACTTATCACCGTCGAGCATACAATTAATGTTTGCCATTAAAGACTTAGCATCAACATAAATCTCTTCCACATCATCAAAATGATCTACAATGCTAATAGCTGCATCTACATTTTCTTTTGCGCGACGCAATTCAGACGCTTTTGCTACTATCTGATTGTATTCTTGTATGTATTTCTTGTATTTTCCCTGATTTACTCTTGGCATTTTTATATCCTCTAGGTTATTTTGAGTATATTATTCTAAATTATGAAGGAATACCATAATAAAAAGAGATTGCTTTTGTAAGTAATGCCCCTGCAGTGTCAATTCCGATATTCCAAATGCCGGAAGCAGATTTACCAACCATTTCCCCAATCCATCTGCCAACTTTCGAGCCGAAATGCTCAGTACTTACTGGTTTTGGGTCTTCCTCAATACACTGCTTCAGATTTGCAATATCGTCGTTGGAAATACCATTTGATTTCAGATAATTTGATAACGATTCAAAGTTATTCTTCTTGATATCCATAGTCAAATTCTGATTGACAGTACTGTTTTTTATATCTCCGAGATTACCTTGAAAATTCCCGCCAATATTAATATTAGTAGTCATATGTGTTGCTAGCTCTTTTTCTTCTTGCGAAAACGACATTCCTTCTCCAGTTATTCCTTGCTCTTCTAATTCTAGAGACCAATTTAAAATTTTATTTCGTACAGTGCTAACAATGCACATCAGTACATTCGGAGCCACTGAAAACCGAACTTTCATTGGATATGTTTGCTGGCTAATCAAATATTTTTCCATTTCTGCAGGAAATGTCATTTGTAAACAACCATCTTTATATTTTGATAACTCATCAAGATTCTCAATGGGATCGTGAACTTTTCTTATTTTGAAAATATTTGCAGACTCTTCATCTTCAAAAAAAAATGGAATCCAACCATTATATGGGTTAAAGGCTTCGACTTGTCCGTGAACAGTACGATATTCTGGAATAAGCGATATATCGCTATATCCATTAAGCTCATTGTTTATCCATTCTCGATAAGAATCAATTTTAAGTTTACGAGAAATAACAAGAGCTTTTTTTAGTAAGTTCCCAGCCGTGACATTATTATCAAGTGCATCCCGTTGTAATTCTGAAACTAGACCTTCCATGCAACTCTCCAATGTTCGTTTATTATTGGTTAAGCTATCACTAACGTTTATTGTTATCAACTCAAAATGAAGCGGGAAGTATAAATTTTTAAATAATTTACTAAATTAACTTGACAACGGTAAATATAAAAGTAGGTTCTAATTATAAACTAAATTTACTAACACCAAGTAAACAAAAAACACAAGGAGCTGTAAGATGAGTACAAAGAGTGAAAAAATTGAAGTCGTAGCAAAACAAATCAAGAGAGCGGAGTTTCGCTTGAATGAAATAAGTGAATGGGCAGCGGAAAATTTTGGAAATGCCATTAATGCCTATGCAAGTTCCTATTTTGAATTACAAAGGTACTTAAAGCATCTCAAAAGCTTGCATTCAGTCCTGGATACAGAAGTTGAAGAACCAAACACAAATGAAATTCTAACTGGCATGATTGACAGTGAAATATCTTACATAACTTCCGAAATATTCAGCGTGAGAACCGATCCATGCGGTCAACTTGAATCAAAAGGATACGTTCAGTTGGTTCGCAAAGGCGGCACTCTCGAAACCTTAAAAGACCTTTTAGAACTCAATTAATCATAAAAACCACAACAGAAAGGGAACCAAGATGGAACACCGGCACGAAGTAGCATTCAAAATCGACAAAAGCACAATCTTAGGCGAAGACTTCAAAGCCACCGTACGTGAAATGGTGCGCATGACGACAATCAACGATTTTATGAGCAAGCGGCATGGCAAAAAAGTAGAAATGCAGTACACCCCAACGGTTAACTTCCTCTATGATATCGCAAGAGAAGCAATACACGACCAGATAGGTGACGTTCTGGCAGAAATGGAAGAAGAAGACCCTGTCGAAATCTACAAATCAATGGTCGCAGAATTCGAAAACAAACCACAATAACCCAAATAACCACAATTCAAATCCACAGAAACAAGGAGTATTCCAAATGTCTACTAGATCAACTATTGCAATCCATGAGAATGATAAAATCAGAGCAATCTATTGCCACTTTGACGGCTATCTTCATGGGGTCGGCTCAACTCTTCATAATCATTATAACACCGAAGAGAAAGTAAAAGAACTCATAGAGCTTGGAGACCTGAGCTCTCTTTCTGAAAATGTAAAACCCCGAGAAGGCACACCCCACTCATTCGACAAGCCACAAAAGGGCGTAACAGTTGCTTATATGAGAGATCGCGGAGAGAGCGAAGTAGAACCAAATGAATACTCTAGCCGAGAAGAATTGTTTGAAGCAGCAAATAGCTGTTATGGAGCCGAATTTGTTTATCTCTTTGAGAACGGGGAGTGGATTTATAGACAGGTTTACGACGAACAGGAAGAAGGCTGGCAAGTTGTCGCAGAAGAACTTTAAGTAAAAAAAATAACCACACAATAGCCACAAAAGGAGCAACCACAATGACCACAATCAAAGGACTGCTGATTGACCCCGCAAAAAGGACGATCAACGAAGTAGAACTAGAAGAGAAAAATGACAGCTACCTGAGCGACATGCGCCGTCTTTTGGGCTGCAGCACTGTTGATGTAGCTAGAGAACAAATTGCCGGAATCAACCTTGATATATGGGTTGATGACGAAGGGGCTTTCAAGAGCCCTGAGTATTTCTTCCATCTTCCAAATTATCCAGAATGGCTGTGCGGAAAAGGCTTGGTGCTAGGCAATGACGACTTGGGCAACTGCATTTCCCACGGTCTGACCCAGGAGCAAATCGAAGCCTTCGCCCAAAGCGTAAAGCTCGGAACCAGAAGAAAGGATATATGATCATGAATTTGAATGATATGAACGAAAAGCAGTTAAGACAATACAAGACTCCTGTCGTTGAAAGCATAGAGGAGCTTGCAACAATAATTAATTCGCTTGCGAACAGAAAACACGATTATGGAACCTGTGTCTATGCCATGAGCATTGCTGCACATGCTACATTCAGGTATATCGCAAATCATCTTGGCGTAACTGGTTTTCAGGCAAGCTGTGCAGACCTTGATTTTCTTCGCAGAACGAGAAATATAGATGCTTTCAAAATCGTTGACTACAGCAAGGTTCTATACCCGCAGTATCATGATGAAATCAATAACATCTGCGTTGATAAAATCATTGCTGAAAATAAAGATTATTTTCGTGCAGAATGCAAGAGACTCCTGAAAAACCCAGAACATGCGTCTGCAAACGTGATCGCCAACTGGAAAGCAGTACTAAAAAAATGCGGAGACTGAAAGATGCAAACCAAAACCTTAGCAGAACTTAGAGCTGAATTTGAAAAAATGGCTATTGAAAAAATGTATATGCTTGGAAGAGAAGTATGCGGTGTATATGACTCTCCTGTAACACAACAGTTCTGGTGTGGCTATTGGCAATGCGCTAAGAAATACGGAGTAATTGTTGGAAAAGATGCAAACGTGCAAAATATGAATAAATGGGAGGAATAACCATGCCTATCTGTAACCGCAACCATTCCCCTATAGTCCACAACAAAATGATCTGTCCACTTTGCAGGGCTATCAACGATTGCCTAGAGGCTAACAAACAGATAATTGCTATTGCCGTTGAAGCTGTCCACTGGAGACGGGAATTTAAAGATGCTTGCCCAGATGTTGGATGGGGAGAGTCCTTGGAAACGTCAATTGATAAAGTCACAGAAGCAGCAGGAGCTTTCATTGACACAAATAAGCTCGTTGAAGCGTATAAACTTAAATACGGGAAAAGATGATCATGATATACAAAGGGACACGAGGAAAGCCAGTCAAAACGCTTGAGCACTTGCAGGAGCTTGCTGAAAACCGCAAGTCGATTATTATAAACCATTGGGTCAAATCGAGCGTCCTTCCAGCCAAGTCTATTCTCTATCGCCAGTGTGCGGATGTCATAAGCCTTTTAAAGAGCGATAGGTTGTTTGAATACATCAAGCCTACTCCACACCCCAAACAGAAAACAACGAGGTTGTACGGGCGTAAAAAGGGCAAAAAAGAAGACCCCCGTATCGAACTCAGCCAGCAGGACATAAAAGACATGCTACAATTGCTTAATGACATCCCGAACAGTTCCCCCGGCCACAACGATTATCGGTTCAAGAACACATATGCGATCTGCTCTTTTTTGAGAGGAAAGCTTAGAGAGCTGGAGGGCTAGCACAATGCTTTGCAACGTTTGCGGCGAGGACAAGCCAAAGAGCAAGTTCTACAAGCACTATCACAAGTGCAAAACCGGCACCTGCATCCTGTGTTTTCGGGAAAAGCAAAACAAGACTTACAATAGAGCCAGTACTCCCCCTATGTCTCATGAAGACATACGTGACTGGAACAGGCAGCACCCGTTCGACAAGGCAATACTCCGAGGCATGGTCTACAGCCTCAGAAACATGCGTATGAATTCCCCTGAAGGTAGAGCATCTAAGTTATTTTGAATTTCAGGATATAGTTGGAAACACCAATTTAATATTGAAATTTTGCTCCTGCTTAATTATATTAACGCAAATATAAAGCAGGAGTTTTATTATGTCTAAAGAGAAACCAAAAGATGTACGTGAAGATATGGGCGTACCTCATTATTGTGAAGAATTCGACAAAGAATTAAACTACAAACTTTGGTCTACAGCAGGCGCTAGATATAATGCTAGCAAAAGGTTAGAAAAAAAAGCGCGCTGGTCTTGTTGGGCAATAAATTTTTGCTCTGGTTATGTTATACTATTTTCTATATTCAGTGTTTTATTTTCAAAATATATGTTCGTCCACAATACCGAAATTGTAAATTTGATAATAATCTTTTTTAGCATTACGCTGTCTCTTTTTATTATAATTTTCAGTTTGGCTGAATCGAATTCACGCTATGACCTTAGAGCATCAAGACATCATTCATGTGCTCTTGAAGTAGCTAGTTTATACAAAAGATTACGTTATCTAAAAAGTTGCTACAAAAATAAAACCAAAGATGATTCTTTCCTGGATAAAGCATATCAGATATCTCTCGAATATGATAAAATTCTTGCTCAACATGAAAACCACGAAGAAATTGATTTTTTTAAATTCAAACTACAAAAGCCTGATTACGTTAGTCATAAAATGTCATGGTGTGAGAAAAAATCAATCAGATGGATTACATACCCTAAAGAGTTTATTGTGTATTGGCTTGTGATAGTAGTTCCACTTGTTTTATTCTCAATCATGTGTTACGTATTGAGTTAATCCTAAACTTCGAAATTAAACATATATTGACAAACTCCGCACGTGTAAAAAACAGCGGAGTTTTTTTATGCCTGATTTCAACTTCATCTTCACCCGTAAACACGCTTTTTACGCAAGTAATGAAACAATATGGCGCAGAAGCCTACTTGCATACAGTGGAGGAGCTAAATACCTCTCAACGGCTCTCATAAAGCATATTTCAGAAATTGAGCTTGAGTTCCAGGAGCGCCAGAATCGGGCGTACTATTTCAACTATCCCAGAAAAATAGCCAGAATGATTACGCAGTATGTTCTGAGCCAGCAGCCGAACCGAGAAGGAGCGGATGACGAACTCGTTGAAGACTGGAGCCGGACAGGACTGCGGACTAACGAAGTTATGCGCCAGTTCTCGACCATGCTCAATGTTTACGGCACTGCCTGGCTGCTTGTTGATATGCCAAGTTTCACCGGAGAAAAGACCAAAGAGCAGGAACAAAGGGAAAGACTGCGTCCTTATGCGCTGGCATTATCTCCATTGAATGTTGTTGACTGGAGCTATGGCGCTGACGGAAAATTCGATTGGGTGCTAACGGAAGAATTTAGCATCGACAGCTCAGACCCCTACTCTGCTTCGACTAAAACGTTACGCCGAAAACTCTGGACAAGGGATAAAGTTTCATCTTTTTGCAGACGGGAAACCGAAGAGGTTAAGCTTGAAAGTGAAATCTCGCACGGCCTGGGGGTAGTTCCCTTTGTTCGCCACGAGGAAGTTGATGGTTACGGCATAGCTACAAACCACTGGTTCGAGGACGTAGTCAGAATTTCCGATGCTATCCTCAATAACGAGTCGGAAGCCCAAATGAACACCGTTAAGCAGATGTTCGGACTCCTCGTGGTCTCGGAAGATTTTGCAACATCAGCCCCCAAGAAACCAACTCCTGTACTTGACGAAGAAACCGGAGAAGTCATAAACTCCCCAGATTCTCTTTCACAGGTAATTGCAAGGTCGGCGGCAGTCTGGGAATCCAGCGAAGAAAAAGGAACAACAAGGTATGTCTCTCCTTCCGGCGCTTCCACTGCCACAATACGCACGGAAAATCAAAGCTTGCGCAAGGAACTCTTTGATGTGATAGGGCTGGCGGTTCAAAAAGATTCCAAAATGGTAGAATCTGCCGAAGCCAAAATGTGGGACTTCCAGAATATCGAGCAATTCATGAGAACCCGTGCGGACGCTCTTGAACAATGCGAGTTTCAGGCTTGGAATTTCATGAAACTCTGGAAGCCTTCAGTGCGAGTTCCTGGGGTCAGCTATAACAGGAATTTCGCGGTTCTTGAGTTGAAGGAAAGCATTGCAGCCCTGCTTGATCTTTCCAGCATAAATCTCGACAGTCAGGAATACCAGAAAGAAGTGGCAAAAACCGCTGTCTCTCTGCTGAACCGTCTCCGGCAGTTACCGCAGGATATTCAGGACTCTATCAACAAGGATATAGAAAATTCAGACCCAAGCCTTGCGCTTGATTTTGGAAAAGCAATAACCGAAGCGGAAACTAAAGATTAATCTTCAAGAATATCTCTGAATTTACTATTGTAAAAATTCAGTCCGGCTTGGGTTACTTTGTAAAAATCCCTGTCGGTATTTCCTTTTGGGGGGATAAGTGGTTTTAAAAAGTTTTCTTCGATAAGTACAGCAAGTGTTCCATCAAATATTTCAAAGTCTTCTGTGGTAATGCTTGCTGAATCTTTACTTCTTATTATATCAATACTCCTAAAGCCAACTCCCCTCATGACTTCAATTTGGGTTGATGGGGACGAAAGAATCTTACTTAACATATCTTTCTTTAAATCATAAGAGTCACTTGAACACATAATATCATATCCTCTTGTTGTATGGCTTTTCTATATTTTACCCCATTTTACCATAATTGCAAAACTGTACAGCAAATAGAGTAAAAACACTGTTGACAATAACCACTACATGTGAAATCTCGTGTGCGAACACGTTAAAAACCGTTTTTAACCCCAAAAAAAAGTCATCCCCAGACTAAAAAAGGAGTAAAGGATGAACCTAACCGAAATTCTAAAAAAGGTCGCTAATGGCGAAGAGTTGACTGCAGCGGAAAAAGATTTTCTCAGCAAGTACAAGTCTGATGATGAAAATCGTATTCCGAAATCACGCCTTGACGCTGAAATCCAGAAACGGAAAGATGCGGAACAGAAAGCTTCCGATATGGAAGACAGAATTTCCAATCTTGAAGAGCAGCTTGAGGAAAAAAACAACGGCGATTTGTCCGAAGTTGAAAAACTCAAGAAAGCTCACGAAAAGGAACTGGCTAAGCGTGACACACAGATTGCAACCCTTACCGGAGAGCGGGACTCTGCTAGCAAAGAACTTGGTTCTTTAAAGTTCAGTTCTGCCGTCAGCAAAGTAGCCGGAAAACACAAGTTTTCTGACCCTGAATATCTCGGTTATCTGGTGCAATCCAAAGACCTTAACTTGGAAGACGAGGAAGCTGTTTCAGCCTTCATGAAGGAACTGGAAGGAAATAGCCCAAATCTTTTCAAGTCAGAAGTGAAGCCAGGCGGCGGTACTCCTCCGGCAACACCGCCGAACCAAGGTGGAAACAAGCAGGACCGTGTAAACGAACTGCTGAAAAAAGACGATCTGACTATTCAGGAAGCGGCAGAAGTTGCAGACCTGCAAGAGCAGATTAACTCTGAAAAATCTTAAACAAGGAGCTGAATTATGGCTTTTGATTTTGGACAATTCAATGAATTTTCTGATGACGTAACTAAGGGTGATCCGGTAGTAATGGCGGTTGCCAAGGCGATCGAGCTCGGTCCTTTTAAAGGCGCGTTCTATCAGGCTATGAGTGCGCCTCGCATAGGCATCACCCAGAAGCAGTTTGATGTATATTCTCGCAGTAAAACCAGCCGTGACGGCGTTATCGGTGACGGTGCCGCTGGTGGTTGGGACGACAGTGCGACTACTGGTCTGAAAATGCCAGCCGACGTTCTGAAGGGCTTGACCATCGGTCACGTTCTGAAGATTGAGAACGAAGTCGTGAACATTAAAGCGGTTGACAGAGCTGCAAACACTATTGATGTTTATGCTCGTGGCGATGCTGGAACCACTGCGGCAGCTCATGCTGACCAGACCGCATTCATCGTTATTGGTTATGCCGGTTCTGATACTGACCTCAAGAATGTTGAGAGCATGTCTGAAACCACTAACCTGTACAGCAATTACGTGCAGACCATCTTTGAGGTAATGGACTGGACTAAACACGCAGAGCTTACCCGTAAGGGCTTGAGTTCAGCCAATGCTACCATTATCCTGGTGCAGGAAGCTGAAATCCGTGTTGCGGAAATACTCTCTCGCATGGCAATCCACGGCTACAAGCAGAAGCCGGTTGACGGCTCAAAGCGTTACATGTCTGCCGGACTGTATCACCAGCTTGCGGATTCTAATAGTGGCAACAGGGCACCGCTCAGCTATAACGCCAATGGAGCTCTGACCGAAGCCAAAGTTAATTCCGCTATTAAAGAAGTCTTTAATAACGGTGGTGTTGTGGATACTATCTGGGCATCCCCAACCAACAAGGGTATTATCAATACCTTCAACATGGCAAACAGCCAGCTCGCGGTACAGACCAGCAAAGCCGATCACGTTGCCGGTGTATACATTGATTATATCAATTACGAAGGAAAGCTTATCGGTGTCCGTGTTGACTCTGACCTTGGCGATGACAAGCTTCCAATCGTCAAACAGGCTGACTGTAAAAAAGGTTGGCTTGAGGGAGACGGCTTGCGCAAGCAGGACGAACCTACCCAGTCCAGCCGTGAGTTCAAGAAATCTCTTCAGGGGTCTGTCGGATTCCAGATTGAGAACGTAGGTGTAAACCATACCTACCTCTACGGAATCACCGGCTAAGCCTAACCACATGGGCGGCTGAAATATGCCGCCCAGACTTACCACAAAAGAAGGAAACCGGAACCATGACAAAAACCGAACAGAAACAAATAATTTATGACCAGCTTGTAGAACTTGGCAGTAGACCGCCGAAAATAGCCAGACTGTGCAGACTCGAAGACCTTCAGGCAGCTTTGAAAAAAGCCCAGAAAGAAGCTGAAAAGGCTGAAAAACAGGAAAAGCCGTCAAATGAGGAAGCTGCACAAAAATCCTCAGAAGAAACAGAGAAGAAAACGGTTTCTACCTCAAAAACTCCTGAACAACAAGACTTGGCTGGCACTGGTATAGCAGATGCTCAGCATGTGCAAACGCCCCAAAACACGGAAAAAGACGAAAAACCTGCACAGCAAGTGCCTGGCAATAGTGAAACAGATGTCGAACAAGTGCCGGAAAAGACTGAAAAGTCTGAAAAACCGGAGGTTTCACCTCAAACTCCCGAAAATGCACAGCATATGCATAGCACAAGTAATACGTCTGCACACTTAGACGGAGTCGAAGACGAAGACGATAATATTATTATTCCTAACGGAATAGATAACCGCACGGTTATCCCAACTCTGACATTTAAATCATCAGGCTGGTGTGAAGAGCTCAAGAAAAGCTATTTCCGTGGTTCATATAAGCCACAGAGCATAGCGGAATACGACGCTCTGAAACCCTACGCCAAAAAATAAGGACTTCCCAAGATGACTGATTTAGAGCTGTTGCAATATGTTGATGGATACTTCAACACCCATCTCGATAAAACCTTCTGGACTGGATTGACTGAAGAAATGCGCATGTCGAGTATTGCGATGGCTCAATCAGATATCTTGGCTGAACTCAATGCGGATGAACTTGATTCAACCAATATTCCGTCTCTCAAGGCAGTAGCGGAACAAGCCGTTTATCTGGCACGCAACTACGAGAATCTCAATGAGAACAAGATTGCGACCAGCGAAAACATTGAGGGCATTTCCACCGGCTACACCCTGATTGGAAACAAGCCTGGTATCTCTCATCGGGCTGTTTCATTCATTAAACAGGCTAAAAAAGCCAATTTAAGCCGTTTTACGAGCTTCTCACGTGGATAAATACAATTTACCATACAAACCACACAAAAGTTAATAAAGTCCACCACAGGGCTTTAAAATGGATTTTAGACTAGCATGACAAAACGCAATTCCAGAACATCGCCGGAAGTTACCTACGTTAACGGGGCGATCAAGACTTTTGATGAGATTTACGAGGAAGCAAAAGCCCGTATTATGTCAAAGGCTCTTGCCCATGCGCAGAAATATCCCAATTCTCCGTATTCCGGTCGTGGACTAGTTGAGCTCGAAAAGGCGTTAAAAGCCGAGTATGCAAAGCTCGGAGTTGATATAAAAGACGAGTTTAAAAATTCGATTCCAATTGTCATGCGAAAATTTTATGATCGGGCAAAAGAGGATATTTCCAAGCATTCCGTAAATAAAATTATCGGCGATATCGACACAAAGCGCATTGATTATTTCATGAGCAATACTTTTGATTCGGTTGCCGGTGCTACGACTCGCATGGCGCAGACCCATGTCCGGGAACTCAGGAAAATAGCCGCTGACGTTATGCGCCAGACTTCTCTCACTGGAGCGACCCGCAAAGAAGTATCCAGAATGATGCTTGAACGGGCAATGAACGTCCCGAATTTCCAGTTTATAGACAACATCGGCAGCAAGTGGAACGCCAAAAGCTATTTTGAGATGCTAGCCCGAACTGAACTTATGAGCGCAGGGCGGTACAGTTACCAGTGTCGGTGCGAAGAAGACGGCTATGACGCTGTCCGATTAACTGTATCAGGTCACTCCTGTCCGAAGTGCGCCAGATATGAAAACAGGCTCTTTTCTTTGTCCGGCAATACTCCTGGTTTGCCCTCTTATGATAAACTGAAAGCAGATGGTGTATTTCATCCGAATTGCACCCATTCTTTTACAGCCGTGCCGGACTTTATCCGCAACCGTGATTTCAATCCTGACGGAACCCCGAAAAAAGGCTTTAACTCGCCGGAGAATAAAGACGAACTGCACAGCGGAGCCGGATACGGGTCTAAAGATGACGGCAACTCTCGTAGTTCTTCGGATTCTGGGCGTTTCCGTTCTGCCTTTGCGTCGAATGATAAGAAATTCAATGAGGCTATGGCTGCTGAAATTGCTGCTGCGCCGGAAGAATTGCAGCAAGCAGTGCTAGCATTGCCGCCTGTGAAAAATATCGAGCGTACACATCATTGCTCATATGTCCCCAGTCGTGACACGATCAGACTGACCCCTAACGTAGCTCCGGCTGAAATGCTTCACGAATATGGTCATTATATCGATATTCATTCAAGCAAAAAAGCTGGAAAGTTGCGATCTCTCAACTTTGAGGTTATAGTTGAATATTACGAGGAAACTCTCGTAAAAGATGGAATGCGGCAGAAGCTGTTTACTGTTCTTGACAGTGTCCCTGCTTCGGCTGAAAAAGGACGTTTGCTTGATTACTTTGGTTCGATCACGAAAAATGCGATAGGCTACGGTCACGACAAAGGGTATTTAAGCAATAAAAAGAACCAGCAGTATGAAGTTTTCGCCAATATGATAGCTCTATATGCAAGGCAAGGTGCAACATGGGAAATAATAGAAGAACACACACCGAAGATGGCAACGGTTCTAAGGCAGATATTACGGCGAATACGCTGACGGAAGCCGTTGATATTTACAAAGCGCATTTTGATGATTCTCCTCCGCTGACATGCTATTATGGCAATGACAGAAGCGAAGAAGATTTGATCAAGCTTGTACTTGATGCCGTAAAGCGTAATAAGAAAGTTCCACTCCCGTTTAAGCCGGAAAAAGGTGAGCTGTATTAAGTGGATATTTACAAACTATCCCGATAGTAGCAGGATGGACAATGGGAAAAGTTGTCTGGCTCATAACCAGAAGATCGCCGGTTCAAATCCGGCTCCTGCTACCAAATGCGCGGATAGCTCAACGGCAGAGCGGGAGATTTCCAATCTTCTTATGGTGGTTCAATTCCACCTCCGCGCTCCAAGTCTTTCTCTTGACTTTTAAAATTCCCTCGCATATATTACTCTCTTGAAGAAAATTAACGCAGGAGAAGAGAGTGAAGATTAGTTATATTTTAGGATCAAATCCCAAAGTTATTCAGCAATTAGATCAAACATCAAAGCTTTCAAAGCAAGTTACTACTCTAAAAAAAAACAGTCCTGATAAAGCCATAGCACTTCTTGATAGATTAGTAAAACTTGAAACAAATGAGCAACTCAAATTAAAGCATAATCTTAGGAAAGTAACTATTTTAAGTGATCATCAGCGCTATGAAGAAGCTGTCAAGATTATTCAGGAATGTTTGGAATACAAACTTAAACTAAAAGAATTTGATAAGAATTTGTACTTTAAAGAAATATACTTAAAGGCTAAACTTGTATATCAAAAAGTAAAAATGTTCGATCAAGCTGCTGTATTTGCAGCTATGGAGTTCTATAGCAAATGCGAGAATGATTTTCATAATCAGTACTCTAGTATTCACGATATGTCAAATACTGAATATATTGATACACTTACACCAGTGAACTCAATTAGTTCCAATCTCAAAAAATGTGGAAAATTAAACCTTGAACCTGAATTTATGAAATTAATAAAATGCCACTTTCAAGAAAAACCAACTCAAAATAAATGCACGAAGCTTTTTCATAAATTAAATAATATACTAGAAAAATAGCAAAAAGGACATCCATTGACATTTAGCGCCTTCTGTAAAAAGGAGGCGTTTTTTTATGGCTGGAATGATAGAAAAAAAAGCCAAAACCCCCATAACGATTAAGCAGCCTACGGGCTCTTTTACGGATGGCAAACCGGAATATTCAGAGGTTCCAGGTATGGCAATGTTCTTCGATTTCTCTCAACGTGATCTCAATTATTTTGGCTCGATCAAAAACGGAAAAATATTTCTCGTTGCTCCACTTGCCACAGACCCAATTCTGCCTGGCAAAATTATCTTCAATAACAAAGAGTATGACCTGAAAGCCATCAAAACCTACCGCAATACCAAAAGCGAAGTATTGGGCTACAGGTGCGCTGTAGCGGGTGCGTAGCATGAAGCCGGTAATAAAATTCAACTCATCTCAATTCGATGCAAGAGTGCGCAAGCTTATAAAGCTGCAGCCACAGAAAAAAAGAGCTGCATTACAAGACATTGCTGTTTTTCTTGAAGGCGAAGTAAAAGACCACACGGCAGTTGATGAAGGTCATCTTACAGAAAACGTGAGAGGAGAAGTGCAGGAAGACGGAAATAGAATGGCGGCAGTGATTAAGATTCCGGCTAATTCTCAGGCCAGTCAATATGCTATTCCAATGCACGAGAACAATTACAAACTCGGCAAAAAATCCCTTGACAAACGCTCTAAAACCGGTAAGCCGGTGGGCAAAAAATATATCAGCAACCCGATTGATAACAACCATGACACAATCCGTGAAATAGCAATACACAAACTAAAGGTTTAATATGGACGATATTATTCAACTGGAGCGGGATATAACCGCTTGGGTGGCAGGTAAACTTAATCTTGTTATAGATACAAATATTTTCCGTGGCGGTATACCTGCCGGAGTAGATTCCGGCGTTGGTGTTATGCTTAATTCTCAGTCTCAAGGCAATTATCCTTCAACCCTGAATTTCAATGTTCAAGTGCTAGGAAAATACGATAACAGGGATGATGCCTGGAGAATGCTGAATAAACTTTCCTCAGCTGTCCCGTGCTACGGTGACAAAATCAACGAAACCATTTTTGTCTCCATTCTCCCAAGAGGTAACGGTGAACCATATCAGGCAGATGACGACGGAAAAGTAAAAACCTTCGCCAGTTTCAATATGATCGTTTCTGTCTGTTGACAATGGATATCATTGCTAGATAAAACCTTAACCTTGTAAACAAAAGGGAGATGCTGTATGCCTGACCTGACTAAAATCAAACGATATGCGGTTGCTGCTGTTTTCGGCACCGACGATCTCGGACCATCTGCCGAGCCTCCAAACATGAATGTCGAAAATACCCTCTATGAATCAGTTATTCAGGAAGAGGGAAATGCCGTAGAGCCAATTGCCAGTATTATCACCGCCAAATCTGCGACTATCACTATTCAGACTAAAAATGTTGATTTGGCAATGACGCTTGCCAACAGTTTGGATGTTGGGGCTAACGTTTTGGATGATACTCTTGCCAAAGCTCTCACGCTGACTCCGATTGTGGAAGATGGAGTAACAGAAAAAACCATCACTTTCACAAGAGCGTTTTTTATGCCGGATATGTCTTATGTGCCTTCAGCTGGCGAAGACCACGTTGCCAGCCTGACGTTTAAGGCTCTGCCGGATAAAACAACCAAGAAACTCTATACCTGGACTTGAGGTGAATAATGGCTATCATGTTTCCAACCCTCGGTAAAAAGAAAGTTCATATCGGCATTGGCGATGGTAATTGGATTGAAGTATCAATGCTTCCGGTAGCCGACTACGACAGGTTTCGTGAAATCCAGTTGGATATCAGTAACTTGCCGGAAGGCGATACACAGGAAGAAAAAACAAAAAGAGTTGAAACCGTCAACTCTGCCAGAAATGAACTTCTTGCCCTTGCTGAAAAGGTCATGCCGGAAGAACTTCACGACCATGTGCGACGGCTCGATTACATGAAACTGACCGCTCTTGTGCTAGCACTCTGCACTGGAGACGATGACTCGGAAGAAGATGATCCTGAAAAAAAAATTACCCTGCCGAGCCAGATGGAGAACAAGTCAGCGTAGAAGTTGACTGGGAGTACGCCGCACTCTCGATTGCCAAAACTTTTGGCTGGTCGCTTGAGTATGTTCTCTCCTTGCCATATCCGGTTTTTGAATCCGTGACGCTAAGGCTTGGAGAACTTCAAGCGGAACGTGCTAAAAACGAGGTATTCATGGGAGTTGTGGCGGCTCTCAACGGCAAAGACACAATAAAGCTGCTGATGGACAGCAGTGGAAATATCATCAAGCAAACCAAGTACAAATACACCGAAGAACAACTGAAAAAAGCAACCCAGAGAGCAATGGAGGTTGCTAAGCAATTCAGCAAAGGAAGTGAATAATGGCATTTGAACTTGGTACAATTGGTGCGGCTGTTACGCTTGATGATACCCAGTATGTAAAAAAAATGCATGGTATCCAGAACCAGACCATTTCAATGATGAAAAAGGTCGCTGGAATGGCTGCCATGTATCTATCCGCTCGTTCGATATTCAATTTTATCTATGATTCTGTAAGCCTGTATTCAGACCTTGAAGAAACTTCCAGTAAATTTGGAGTAGTTTTCAGTAAGGTAGCGAAAAAAGCCCAAAAAGCAGCCGATGAACTACAACGTTATTATGGACAGTCAGAGCAAAGCGCAAAACAAATGTTGGGCGATACTGGAGACTTGCTCACTGGTTTTGGTTTTGACCCTAAGACTGCGCTTGAATTATCAGAGCAAGTCACTAAGCTTGGTGTTGATCTTGCCTCTTTTACTAATTATGCTGGAGGAGCAAAGGGAGCGTCTTTTGCACTGACCAAAGCTATGCTTGGAGAAACCGAACAGGCTAAAATGCTCGGCATTGCAATCAAGGCCGATACCCAAGAATACAAAACACGCTTGAAAGAAATCATGCGTACCAAGCAAATCACCGAGTTACAGGCAAAGGCATTTCTTGCTCTTGAAATTGCGGTGCAACAATCCAAGAATGCGATTGGAGACTACGCCAGGACTCAGGATAGCATTGCTAATCAGGGACGGCTTTTGGGAGAACGCTGGAAAGAACTTAAAGCCGCTGTTGGAGCATTTATTGATGAATTATTCGGAGTTGGAACCGGATTAAAGTCGGTCAACAACTGGATTCTAGAAGCAACTTGCGTCATTAAAGAGCGAACCAATGAATGGGTGTTTGCGATAAAATCCGTATGGTATGAAATTGAAGCTGGAGCAAAAATAATCTGGGCTTTAATAGAGCCTGTTGCATCTCATCTTGGGGAAGTAATCAGGAGAAACTTTGAAAACATAGCCATCGGTTTCAAGAACACCATGAAAGTTGCAAAATGGTTTGCCGAAAACCTTGGGAAATTTGCGGATAACATTATTACTGTTTTTATAGCGGTTGGAAAAGATATCTTGCATTGCATGACTTTACCACAAACGCTGATCGTTGATTCTTTTATTGAACTCGGAAAAAACATCTTCCAAATACTTTCCAATGTAGGGAAAAACATCTGGAAGGTGCTCAAGGGCGAAATGTCCCTTGAGGATGCAATGAAAGACAGCTGGTCTGGCATAAAGAATAATTTCTCTAAAGCAATTGACGGCATTAAAGACAAAGCCGCCAAAAGTTTTTCAGAAATTGGACGCAATACTGGTAAAATGCTTGACGATATTGGCGCAACAAAGTTCCCGGAACTTGAGATGCCAATAAATCCGGTTGTAGACCCGAAAACAATGATCGACAAATATTCTCAGATAGGCAAGACCATTGATGATATTAACCGTGACAAGCTGAAAAAGATACAAGACCTCGAAAAAAGACTCAAGGACAAGCTGGATAAAAAAGGAGCAGATAAAGATAAAAATGGGACTTCAAATGCTGCCGAAGCCGCTGGCAAGATGAATGTTTTTGGCAACTTCCAGGCGGCTCTTCTTGAGGTAATGGGTGGCAGTAATTCTCCCCAGAAGCGCACTGCTGACGCAGCTGAAAAACAGTTGAAAGTTCTCAGAAAGGTTGAGAGGAATACCAAAGATAACAAACTTACGTATTAATTAACTTGACAAACGCTAATAGAAGTTTTATGTTTTTATATAGGTTAATTATAGAATTTGAGGATATTCCCATAATGAAGAGAATACTTTTACTTGTTGCTGTTTTTACTTTTTTTACTGCTAATATCTTTGCCGAGCAACGAGCTCGTTACAGCGCAGGTTGCCACTTTGATGAAAACGACATGTGTAAAGAATGTCAAGGAAAAGGAAAACTAAAAAATCCTGACTACAGCCGTAAGAAAATGGGGTCAAAAAAGATTCTCATGTGTCGTTTCTGCAATGGAACTGGCAAAAAGCCTCGTAAAATTGACGGAAAACTACTGGTTACCAGAAATTACCAGCGCTATAAGAATTACACCATCAAGAGCATAGATTCCAAAGGAATTACGATCATTTTTAGCGTTTATGGGAACAAGGAAAAAGAAGCTCTCATAAAGCCTCAGCTCTGGCCCAAGCATTTGCAAAAAAGTTTAGCTGAAAAATTGTATCTTGATTCAAACGAAAAAATGTATATCCTAGAAAAGCTTCCTAATAATATTAAACTTGATGTAGGCGATGCTTTTTTATGTACCGGCACTCCAAGCAAGAATACAATGGGCTGCTGGATGAGTCTTCCTAGATCACAGTCTCTAGTTTTTGTAAATCAAGATAAGGTCAAATTATTGAAAGCTGGTTATCAGCAAAAAATGGCTGTTTTAATTGTAGGTAAAAAAAGTAGTTATAGCTTTAATGCAGAAATCCTCTCAAAACCAACCAACAAGCAACTAGTCGCATATTTCAACGGCAATAAAATAAAATAATAGCTCATTCATAACTGATAAGTTGACATCTAACGTCTCTGGTAAAAAGGAGACGTTTTTTTATGGCTGCTGAAATAAAGAAAGAACAGGAGTTCACCACCAGCCGTGATTACCAAGGTAATCCAACAGCGCAGACTGCTCAATATCTTGTTCATGGAGCGACAAGTGAAGAAGAAGCTTTTGCTTTGTTGAGAACTACAGCCCCTTCCTTTATAGGTAATCTCGCACTCAGTTCTTATGAAATTAACGAGGTGAAAGGTGGTGGAGCGTTCACATATGACGTTAATTATGTTCAAAGCGCCTCCTCTGGTCTTGATGGCAATGGCACCGCTCAGGAACCGCAATATGGTTTTAATACAGGCAGTGCATCTGCCAAAATGACTACTCCGCTGTCGCATCAGGGAAAATATCCTTCAGACACAGCCACACAATACGAAGGTATCGGTTGGAATGGAGAAAAATACGAAGGAGTTGAAATTGCAAAGGCTAATCCGACAGAAAGCTACACGATTACTATCAGCAAAAGTAAAGTAACAACAGACTATAAGAAAAAACTGGTAGAACTTGCGTTTACGGTAAATAATGAAAAATTCAAAGGTTGGGAAGCTGGAGAGTGTCTTTTTATAGGAGCAAATATCAGTCAGTCAGGCGATAATGACTGCACGATTGTTTTTAATTTTGCGATTTCTCTGAATAAGACTGAAAACTTCACGATTCTTGGAATAGAAATAGATAAGAAAGACGGATGGGATTATGCCTGGGGATTGCCTAGTAAAGGAGATCATAAAGACAAAACCATCATATTAACCGGTAAGGCTGCATATGTTGACCGTGTTTACGAGCGCAAAGACTTTAAAGAGCTGGGGATAGGTACATAATGAAATTCAACGAAGTAAAACCAGGCGATCCTTTTATTCCCAATGCCAATATGACTAATGCAATAGTCGGTATACTAAACCATGATCCTCAAATATTCAATGAAAATAGCCAGGGATTGTATCTTAAAGCTGGCGAAGTGCTGATAATTAATGACAGTGAGGTACCTCTTGATCTTTTTACTCCGGTAGCTATCACGGAGCTAGCATCTGACCCTCTAGAGCCAGCTTCTATGCTTGAAAATCAAGTCTATAAAGTACAAAAAATTACAGAAGACAATAAGAACAACCCCATCGGGATAATAACCTGTGAGCTTGAGGCCAAAGAAGCAGGCAAAGCGCCTTTGGGAAAAGCTATAATAAATGGGATTACTCCAGTTAAAGTTGTTGTTTCTGATGTGAAGCATCGATATATAGACTTTGACAATTCTGGCTGTTTCATTTCGTCAGAATCTGGCAGATTTCAATTACTTTATCCTGCCATAGCAACTGCTCCTGAAGCTCAATTTTTAAAAATCAACATTGGAGCAAGTGGTGGCGGCTCGGACTACAACGGGTATTTTAAGGTGGTGAAAACTGCTGCAAGTAAAATAAAAATCGTAGATGGACTAAATGCAGAAGCACAAAATTGTGCAGAGATACAAGTAAATAAATTCAAGGTTAGCGTTGCGTCTCAAGAATTAACAGTTACATCTAGCGCACCTAACATATATTTAGAATCTAAATTAAATGGCACCCCTGCCACAAGTGCAACATCTGTATTTGTAGCATTATCTCAATTACCAGATTTTAACCCAAGTAAAACATATTCTCTAGTAAGTAGAGTTACTTTTAATAACGATGAAATATCAGATTTTACCCGTGAAAATGTACCTCTTCATGTTTATGTAATTGGAGATTGCGAATGAGTAAATTATGGTATACATCAGCAGGAAAACTTGCATTGTGCAGTAATGGTAGAGTTGCCCTTTCTGACAATTGCCCTTGTGAAATTCCGTATTTCTCCATGAAATTTAATATAGAGCAATCTCTGTTTCGCATAGGTTTTAGCACTACACAACAATATGCAATTATAGACTGGGGTGATGGAGAAACACAATCATTGTATGAATCTGGCTGGAAATCATATTCACATGTATATGCTACCGCAGGAGAATATTTAGTAACTGTTTATGGTAATATTAGAGAGTTTACACTTGGAGATATCTGTAGATATCAACTGACAGAAATTGATGTCGGTAATATGCCTTTCGAAAAATTTAATTTTAACAGACCAGGCAACCTGACAACTCTAACAGGAAAATTAAATGGAACTAGATTAACAAACATAGAATCGGCATTCTGGCAAGCGTATTCTTTACAAGCAATACCAGCAGGTTTTTTTGATAATTGTAACCTTTTAAAAGATTGTCATGGGGCATTTAGTAATTGCACCTCTTTACAAGCAATACCAGCAGGGCTTTTTGACAATTGCGTGCTTTTGGAAGATTGCAACGTAACGTTTAGCAGTTGCACATCTTTGCAAGCAATTCCTAATGCTATATTTAATAACTGCCCTAATATAAAAAACTTAAGTTTAACCTTCTCGCAATGCACCTCTCTACAAGGAGCTAGTGGACAATTATGGTTGAACAATTCTAGTTCTCCAATTTATACTTTACAGCCTCCAGATTATGATGCAGGAACTCCGCTAGGATGGCTTTGTTATGCTGGGTGTACGGGATTGTCTGACTACAATACAATTCCTGATTCCTGGAAAATATCATAATGAAAAAAGAAATAGAAAAGTTAGATTGTTTAATATCTAAAGAAAAGAATAAAGAAAAAATATTATTCTATAAAAAAATAAGAAGTTTTTTGATTAAAAAAATTCCATGCAAATACGGCGAATATACAAATGAACCATTTAACACGCATGGTTGCATAACATGCGGAATCCCTAACACTGTCATTTGCTCGAATACTAACGTTATAGGAAAACGGCGAAACGGCAATTTGTGTAACCCTCAAAACTGCAAATATTTTGAACATCCAGATTTGACATAATCCCCCTATTGACAAAAGCCATTTCTTATAAAAGGGATGGTTTTTATGTTACAGAAGATTATATGTTATGTAAACGCCGATGGTCCAGTAGGGAAAGTAACCGATTCCAGTGGACAAACCATTACAGGGGCAGCAAATCCGGTCATAGTGCGAGGAATTGATGCGTTACTTTGTGTTCGTCTCTTGCGTGAAGGCAAAGCTTATCCTGCGTCTGAATTGGCGTTTGAAACTTGGGGTTGTTATTTTTGCGACGACTGGAATGACGCAACCCCTCCCCTGATGGTAGCTGATAATGATAATATAGTTCTCGTAGAAGAGGCTGAATATACTGAACTGCAAATTCCTCTTCTCGCATCAAACACCAGTGCTATCATTGAAAGAATCACAGGAAATTCAGAAATTACCCTTGGCTTGGAACTATGCGCTTATATTGCAGGAGATGCCAAGGCTAAGTTTGCCTTGCAATTTAATCTTGATATCCGCAATCGCCGTAATATGAACGGAGAAATTCCAGCGGAACAGGCTGATCTATATTATAATGCCGATCAGATTGACGCGCTGCTGAAAGCTGGTTACGAGCTGCAATTCAGCGTTGACGGCTCTACGTCTTGGCATGATACGCAAGTTACGGAAGATCATTACTGGCGTTATCGTTATCCGGGCGGCGTCTGGTCTGACGGAATAAAGATGATCGATAGCAGTGATTTTTCCGGTTACGGAACAAAAGAAGCCTTCGTTGACGCTGATACTCTGCTGGCAAATGATTCTGCAAATTCCGGCAACCCGATCACAATGACTCTACTAAAAGCATGGAACTACGTCAAGAGCAAAGCCGATACAGTTTATGCGGCGATAACTCATTCACACGCCATATCAGACGTTACCGATCTGCAAACAAGCCTGGACGCAAAACAGGCAGTCAGCGAAAAAGGGCAAGCCAACGGCTATGCGGAATTAGATGCTGCCGGTAAAGTGCCGAGTGCACAGCTTCCGGCGTATGTTGATGATGTACTGGAATATCCCGATTTTGCCAGCCTTCCGGCAACCGGCGAATCCGGTAAAATTTATGTCACTTTGGACAATAACCTAACTTACCGCTGGAGTGGCTCAGCTTACGTTGAAATATCAGCCAGCCTTGCGCTTGGGGAAACAGAATCAACCGCCCATCGCGGAGATCACGGCAAGGCGGCTTATGATCACTCACAATTAACCAGCGGAAATCCGCATGTCGTCACAAAAACAGATG